TACAAGGTAGAAGAATTTATGGACGACATGATTTCAGACTTTGTCAACGAACGTGAAGATGACGAAGACTACATCAACGAATTTATAGAAAATGAAGGAATAGAAGAAACAGATTGGGATAGTTACAGAGAAGATGTTTTAAGAACAGAATATGGTGACGATAGATTTGAAGAAGAAGGTGTTGATGAACTGTCGGAAATATATGGATACGAAGATGAAAATTGGGCAAGAGAGTATGTTGAAGCAGAACGAGGTCAGGACCTTAGAGATTATCTAAGAGAACTTGCAGAAGAAGACGACGATATAAAACAAGCGGCATACGAAGAAGCCAGTGAGAACTATGATTATGACGACTGGATCAGTGACCAATGGTACAGTATGAGTTCTTTCTGTGATGACATGGGTATAGATTACAGTTATGGAAACAACTTAGATGAAGTTGCTAGCCTTGTATCAAAATTTGTTAGAGAGAGTAGTGCTTTTTCAAGTGATGAAGTAGAAAGTGGTGACTATGGTAACACCAGTGGTAGTACAGTAAATTATGCAGTAGAGTCAGACAGCAGTATTGACGGATATGGAACAGGTGCAGAAATTATATCACCAGTGTTTAGTACTCCAAGAAGAATGTTAGCAGAAATGAAAAAGTTTTTTGAGTTCTTAAAAAGCGAAGGAGCATCAACAAACAACAGTACTGGATTACACATCACAATGAGTTACAATCCACAAGATGGTGAAACTGTAAACCATGAAGGTGGAAAAATAAAAGCAAACAGAGTAAAAATGGCTGTGTTGCTAGGAGACCAATACTTATTAAATGAATTTTTAAGAAGCAGTAACACTTACACCAAAAGTCAATACAAAGAATTACAAGATGCAGTTGGGTCACTAAAACAAGTATCAGGCACTGAAGGCATTAAAAAAGCAGAAGCATTTTTAGACAAGGCTATCAGTGATGACAAATTCCGTGCTATACATTTTAAAGGTCAAAAAGATTCTGAAACCAACACAAACTTAATAGAGTTTAGAATAGGCGGTGGAGAAGATTACGAAACAGACTTTGACAAAGTATTCAAAGCAACAGTAAGATATGCTACCACAATGGTTGCTGGACACACAGACCAATATGAAGGTGATTATGTAAAAGCATTGTCCAAACTATTGCGTAAAGCAACTGATGTTGCACAAGGCGATGAACAAGAAGTTGGTGAACTCAAAGGCAGATATGAAGATGTTGCCAGCGATCCTGTACTAGACACATCTAAAGCAATAATTAGTTCTAAAAAATATTTAGAATTTACAAAACTTATGCTTAGAGGAATGGAAACATTAAAACAGGCTAGACTAAAATCAGAACCAGAAGCAGATGTTAAATGGAAAAAACAATGGATGGAATATCTTGAAGGTACAGGTAGTAGTTTAGATGAGTATGATAGTTCTTTAAGAAGAGCATTAGACAAAATTAAATACTCTAAAAGAGGTGGCGTTAAAGAAGCAGAAAAAAGAGATGGGCTTAAAGCATACCTCAGACCATCTTTGAATCCACCTAGCAAAGAAGTTGATGAAATGAGACAAGAGGGTATTAAGCATGTCAGTGAAGCACTTGGAATGTTAGCAGTTGATGTTGGTAAAGGAACTGCAAGACAACAACCAAATGCAAAAAGCATTGGTGCTTTAAGAACCTTTTTGAAAAAAGAAAACATCTCTGACAAACAATTAGACAACAACGTAAAACTGATATTAGATGATTTGAAAATAGACTCAGGTCTCACAGTTCAAAATAGAATACAACTTGTAAGTGATGGTATGAACAAGATGTTGCAGAGAGAAGTAGTTACTAGACCAGACTTTGTAACTGCACCACAAGTTGAATCTGCTATTAAAGGCATGTGGAATGTGATGAACAGTAAAGAGTTTAATCCTACTGTTTTAAAAGAACTTACCACACTTGGTATAGATGTTCGTGTAGGCAAAGATTCACAAGCCAATAAAACAGAAATAATAGAAGATTTAAAAAGATTGTTTAAAGATGCAAGTGATAAAAGACAATTCAATGATTTTTATAATCATTTAACAAGTGCTGGATACAACAGTAGACCTTTCTTTTTAACACCAGGAATGATTTACAACAAACAAGGTTTTAATGATTTTGTACAATTTGTAAAACAGTTTGATTCTTACAGTGAACCAGTAAATAGAAATCACAATCCAAACTTATATGATGATGACGGTTATGAAGATGTTGCATTAAGCAAATACACCATGTTATTGAGAAGAAGATTTGATTTTCTTGAACAACAATTTGAAACAGACCAATCAAAAGCAATTGAAAGTATGAAAAAGATGGTTCCTTTAATTACCAATTTTGCTAATACTAACCAATCAGAAGATACAGAATGGTCAAACATATTAGGAATTGACGCAGATGAAGTAAAAGATTTACCTAACATGTCAGATGAAGAAAAAGAAAACTTTATGGATTTACTTGGTAACAGAGATGCTGAAGAATATCTTGGTCTTAGAAGATACAGATATGAAAATGTCCAAAATGTACTAGATGATATTGTAAACGGTTCAAGTGACCGTAGAACTCTAATAAATTTACAAGATTTTGTTACTGACACAATTAGAGAAATGTTGGGTAGTTATTACAGAAACAAAGAACGTTATCCAATGTATTATAAGTTTGATGAAGTTAAAAATGTTATCAAAAGCAGATTTAAAGGTTTAAGTGAGTTTATGAAAGGAATAGACAAAATCTTTGTTGATAACGGATTTGATAGTCAAGACAGTTCAATTAAACGTAAGCAACAACTGACCAAAGACAGAGATAACTTTAAGAAAACAATTCGTAACAGTTCGTATGCTACTATAAACATACCTGCACATTCTTTTACATATATGAAAAAAAGTGATTATGAAAAAGTAAATGCATTTTATGACAACGCGGATTCAGATGAACAACCTGGTCGATACTTCTTGCAAGATATGATAAATGGGGCATCAAATGTAAACAAAGGTTCTAGACCTGGAATGTTCTTTGTTATACCATCAGCACATTGGGGACCACTTAATGATGCTGTAAATGGTAGTGAAATTATACAAATTATGCAAAAAGTTGGCAATATGAGTCAAAACTGGAGATTAGTAAACTACGGTAAGTTGTTTGAAAAATTTGCTTCTCTGTATGGAATAGATTATAAAACTTTGCAAAACGATGACAAATATGTAACAATAGATGGAGAAGATAGAAGAAAAATATCAAAATTATTTAGAATTGAGTTTACTGGAAAAACAGATGGTAGAGCAGGCATGGGAGATGTTGAAGAACTTATTTCTAGTGAAGAACTTAAAAATCAATCTTCAGGTGAACCTTTAGACAGAAGTAGTGCCGCCAGTTGGAATATACAGAACGACCAAAAACTTTCTGCGGCATATGACTGGCAAAAATACCACGGTAAAGATGCAGACAAAATTAAAAATAAAGTTAATGATTTAGTCATAAACAAAGGTATGGGTTTTTACAAAGCAATTCAAACCGTAATGGAACAAACACCAAAAGGCATAAGAGTTATAGAAGACAAAAAAATTATAGACGCCGGTGAAGTTGAACACATGGACGGTGAAGCATCTAATACTATTCAAGACCAAGCAAATTGGACTAAGTTAGCAGACTTCTTTAAAATAGAAAAAGGTGTAGACAATCAAGGACCAAACATATTAGAAAAAAGTGCAAGAACATTTGATGGTGACCACGAATGGAGACCAGAACCAGAACCAGATGTTGTTGGGTTGAAAAGATGGGTGGCAAGTGTAAAAGCCGCCGCAGAATATATTAAATTAAATTATACAGTAAGTGGTGGTAATTACTTTAGAAAAAATCCAGACGGCAGTCTTGGTGATGATGTAGGTTCACTTTACGGTGATGGTGGTAGAGGCGAACCTCGTGGTGCTCAAGCAAGAATGCAAAGAGGAGAAGTTACAAGAGGTGCAGGTATTACAAGTGACGAAGTAACTGAACAAGATTACGATAGAATGCGTAGCAAATATTTTAATTTTAATGCCATGATGATGAATGGTATGCAAAACTATATAAGACAATCAGATGTAAACAAACTGGTAGATTTTCTTAAAAACCCAGACAACGATGAAGAATTTAAAGAGGCTGTTTTACAAAGCATGATGAGAGAAAGAGAATCAGGTGCTAGACCTGGATCATTCCAAGGTCATTTAGCCTTAGGTAGACAATACCTAGCTCAGAATGAAAGTGTGTTTGACAAGTTTGACCAATTACCTTTAGAAGAGCAGTTGCGTATAGTTACAGAATCAAAAGTATTAGAAAGACCTTTATCAAAAGATGAAAAGAAAGACAAAGAAAAATATGTAAAAGGCATGAAGAAGTCCAAAGGTGATTTTGAGAAACGTTATGGCAAAGATGCCAAAGCAGTTATGTATGCTACTGCAACTAAAATGGCTAAAGAAGATATAGATGAATCCACAAATGACTTTGATAGAATAGATATTATAAACAATATTTTAGCAGACCATTTTCCTGTAAGTGACCTTAAAAAGCAAATGCTGGCTTTCCAGGCTATTCCAATGCCTGAAATGTTAAATGCATTTAGAGAACTTAGAGCTCAAGGTGGCGATGATGCATGTGCTAGAGGTATTGTAAGACATTTTGTAAATGCTTTACCAGAACACATGAAAGAAAAAGTTAATTTACATGAGTGGAGCAAACAGCACCTTTCAAGACTGTTAAATGAATACACAGATTTAAGTGCAGAAAAAGACAATATTATTAAAACAATCAGTGGATTAGATGCTACAAACGAACAACATGCAGAATTATTAGATAGAATATTTAAGTTGTTAAACAGTGAACATATTGGTAAAACATTAGATAAAGCATTTAGTTATCCGTTAATGGACGAACCTTTTTCAGACAAGCAAAAAGAAAAAGTAATAAGTGATGTCACAAAAATTATAGGTGCATTAGATAGCGATTATGGTACTATGAGTAGATTCATAGAAAGATTAGAAAAAACAGGAACTGTCGTTAATATAAGTGAATTGGATAAACCACTTAACACATTTGCAAATGTGTTTGGTGACGATATAAGTACAAAAGCCTTTAGAGCATTAACGTCATATGGTGTTGGTGTAAATCAAAAAGGACCAGGTGAATACGGATTAGCATGTCTTAGTAATAAAATTAAATTGGCATCTGGCGAAGGTGATTTAGAAATTGAAGGCATAGGAAAAGTAGAACTTAAAGCGGCTACTAGTAGCACTGGTGGAAGAATAGGTTATGGTGGCGGAAGTCAAAAGGCTAAACAGGCAGTCATTGACAAATATGCAGAACAAATTCCAACAGTAGCAAGTAGTGTATCTGGCTCTGGATATCTAGGATTTACAAAATTTATATCAGCACTAAATGAAGATTTACCAGTTACTGATATAAACAATCAAAAACTAAGAAGACAAATTGCAGAAGATTTATTTAAAATGGATATGGAAGAGTTTGCAGGTCCTATATGTGATGTAATAGCCAAAGATGCAAATGCAGTAAATATTGAAACGGCATATTTGAGACAAAACTTTTTATGGTATAAAGACAGAGATGACTTTGATGCATTGTTATTAGTTAGCATACCTAATATGAAAACTGCAATGATTAAAAATGAAAACGATTTAATTGAATTTAGACGTAGTGGACACTCAATGTCAACTTCTATTAGTATTGTGCCTACACAGGCTGGTGCTGGTAGAGAACAATGGGCACAATTAAGTCTTAACAAAGGCATGGTTAAATGAGAGCAAATGATTTAAACAAATGCCCTAGAACAAAAGAAACACAATGTCAATGTGAATCTTTGCATACAATCAATGAAGCAGAAGAAACTGTAAAGGCACTTGTAAAGTTTGAACATACTGAAGGTGATGTGCAAGGCATTATCAAAATGAAACAAGACCCAGGCAAGCCTACAATTATAAGAGGACTTATAAAAGGACTAGAACCAGGAGAGCATGGATTCCACATACATGAGTTTGGCGATTTGAGTGATGGGTGTGCTAGTGCAGGCGGACATTATAATCCAGACGGTGTTGACCATGGTGACATAGATGGTGGACATGTTGGAGACTTAGGAAATATCACAGCAAATGAAGAAGGCGAAGCAAGATTTAAAATTGTTGCTAGACGTGTAGATTTAAGTGGTGATAGAAGTATAGTTGGCAGAGCAGTTGTTGTACATGCTGACAGAGATGACTTGGGCAAAGGCGGAGATGAGGAAAGTCTTAAAACAGGTAATGCTGGAGATAGATTAGGTTGTGGTGTAATTAGACTTAGACAAGGCATTGAAGAAGATTATCAACGACATGTAAGCGACAAACATTTTAATAGAAATGAATTACCACAAATTAGAAAAAGAGACATTAAAGATTCACCATTTAGTTTTAAACAAGGCACTATTACATTAGACAAAATTAAACCTGTACAAAGTCAAAGAGTAGATGGATTAAGCAAAAGTGCAGAAAATATGTTTTTTGATGGAGATTATAGACCGTTTATATTGGACAAAAAAGGTTATCTTGTAAATGGTCATCACAGATTTGATGCCGCAAACATATTAGGCATAGACAAAGTTAAAGCAATTATTGTAGATGCTGACATTGAACAATTAATGAAACATTTTTCACACAAAGTAAGTGACCAAGCAGTAATGGACAGTTTACAAAATAAACTTACAACAATGCTTACATCAGAAGATGCTAGTAATTGTAAACACGGAAAGTATTTTTGTAGCACAGACAAAGTTTGGAAATGCAGAAAGAAACCTAAAAAAACAAGAATGTCAGAAGCATTAGCAGAAGCAGAAGTTATTAACTTTCCAGGAACTTATGTAAAAAAAGAATATGTTGATATAAATGGTGTAAAGATGCTAAAAGATGTTTGGGAATATATGAGCCAAGACAGAGAAGAAGAGCATGGGTACGATGACAATATGAATACTGTTAAAAAAGGTATTAGTAATTTTACAGGCAACGAAGATCCCAAAATCTTAAAAAAAGCATACCAAATAGAATTGAGAAATTTTATAGATGAGTTTGAAAACCAAGATATGGACCCACAACCATTTATAGATGAACTAGAACAAATAGACGAAAACTTTGCTGACGGTAAAAAAAAGGGCAAAAGTAGACCTGGTAGAGTAAAAAAAGCAGGTGCAAGTTGCAAAGGCTCGGTTACAAGTTTAAGAAAAAAAGCAAAAAACAGCAGTGGTGAAAAGTCAAAAATGTATCACTGGTGTGCAAATATGAAGTCCGGAAAAAAATAATGCGTCTATACGAAATATTTCAACAATTAAACGAATACAGTCAGAGTGCTACACTAAACAAGTGGGGAGAACGTATTGTTCAAGCCGCCACTTTCAATGAACAGCACTTGTCCGACAATTGGTTTTACCAAGACAGTTCTATAGAAAACGAACAACAAATGGCTACAGCAGTACTAAAAGAACTGGAAAGCATAGACCCTACTGAAAACAAACAGTATGTGATGACATTGGTGCGTTGGTATACAGCAGTAGTAAAGGTACACGAAAAAAATAAAAAATTATATGCCAAGTTAAGAAAAGCAGAACTAGAAGGTGGAACGGCAGATGATTGGGAACCAGGCTATAATGAAATCTGGCCCGAAGATTACACAGATCTGGGCAAGGGAGATGACAATCAGGGTCCTGGTTATGTAACAGCCAGAGCAACAGAAGATTGGAACATCGATGATGCTGAGTTTGATTTGGATAAGATAGGAACGCAGAGTTCATTCAAATTAGAAGATGCTGAACAAATACGTGACGCATTAGTAAGATTTGAAAGCATTAAGCAACAACTTCCAGCCAACGAACGCGACATAGGCAGGTACAAGAATTTTTATCGTTTTGAAGACTTTGTAGATAGTGCTTACGATGAAAACTATGTTCCACCTGAAACAGACAACGAAACACTAAAACGCAAAGATGTAGAAGTTTTATACAACGGACCATTAGGCACAGTCACAGTACCTAAAAGCCATGAAGCCAGTTGTGAATTAGGCAGTGGCACTAAATGGTGTACCACAGGCAAAAACACTTACTGGTATGACAGTTACAGTAGCAGAGGTGATTTAATCATCTACAACGAAAAGCCAGGCAATGCCAAGTATCAATTACATGTCACATTGGATGGTTTAGAAGCCAGAGATTCTCGTGACAGACGCATAGACCATGCCAAAGAAGTTGAGTTTACACAAAAACATCCTGTGATAAGCAGAATCATACGGGCACAACACGACAAAATATTCTCACAAATGGCACAAGTACCATGGAGCAGTGATGCTATACCAAATGACAGTGAACTCAGATTTGGAGTAGACAATAGTGAAGAGAACGAGATAGTGAGAAAGTTTGTAGAGTTCAATAACAAACATCAAGGTGGCGTAATGCGTTATGTAGATGAATACTATACAAAGAATACATTGCCCTCTTTTCTAAATAGAGCAGGCACAATACCTAGTCAATCCTTTGTAGAGTTGATGCTCACATACGCACAACAACGTGGCAAGCCATGGCCAGAAATGATGGACTTTATGATAAAGATATTACACAATGCGGCTGAAGGGATGGATGTTTCCAGTAACGTAGAATTAAAAGCCATTAATCGACTGGTTGCTCAATTAGAAACACTGGGCACAAATCCTGAACTAGAAAAGTTTAAGAAAAACGCAATAAAGAAATTAAAAGCAGGCAAGAAAAAAGGATAAATACTAGTATGAAGATTTATGAAATTATTCAAGAAACAGCATCAGTAGGAGGCATGAGTGCAGGTGCAGTTGCCACAGTTGTAAAACCAATTGCAAATGATGTGCAACGTGTTGTACAAAAACCTAAAAAGCCTAAGAAAACAAAACATGCACACAAAAAGCCAGGTCCTAAAAAGAAACTAAAAAGTTCTATTATAAGACGATGAAAGTTCTAAAAAATAAACATGGCTCTACCTTTGTCAGCAGTAAAGAGTTTCACTTCTTTGACAAATTGCGACACGAAAAAGGTATATATGAGTATGAACTTTCAGAAAATGAAGTACATACAGCAAAGGAATTGAGAAAGAGAGGATTAGTTCTCAGAATAAATGATAATGGTCAACCGAAATACAAAACATACCCGCAAAAAGAAATTATCTAAAAAGAAACAGCAAGAACTAGCACAAAAGTTAGAGTCTAGTGTTGCTAATATTTCCAAAAAAGGTATATTTTTTAAAAGCAGAAATAAAAATGGCAGTTACAGTATTGTAGACGGTACAAAAAAAGAAGTACTTATTGAAAATATTTTACTACCAGAATCTGCAAATATAATCATACAAACACTTAAATCAGCAAATAAACAAAAAATTACTAGAATTGTTGAAAATTTTGAATCTACATTGAGAAGATATCAACCTAACATAGAAAAGCATCTAAATGATATTTTCTTTTACAGACATACAATGAAAACCACTAAAGATAGTATAAAATTCTTTTCTACAGAGGCAAGAATAGACATGTCTGTATCTAAATTACGTTATGAAAGAGACTGTTTACAGGATAAACTAGGCATTAACGTATTACATGCTACCCACCTGGACTAACAAACTTACATATTTTTTCCTATTATTGATAAATACAATTAACAAATTTATTTTATCGGGAATTAAAAATGAAAATTGCAAACTTTAATCAAACACCTTTGGATAGAATCAAAAAAATGAATAACTATCTTAAGGAAAATCATGGTGTTAAAGTTACTGGCTTTCATACAAAAAGCAAACTAGAAACAGTTCGTGAAAAAGCAGAAATGCATGTAGTCAGACTTAGAAACACTAACAAAAAATTTAATATTGATCCTGAATACGCAAAGTATTTAGGTGTCAGAGATGTCATAGACACAATGCTTGAAGAAGGCGTATATGCTGATAGTCCAGCATTGGAAGGCATGAGACAAGAACTTAATGCAGAAGTACAAGGCTTAATGGACAGTGGATATACTGTTGAAGAAGCATGTTCAGAATGCATGAATAGATACAGACAAGACTCCCGATTTGCATATGATGATGAATTTGTTTTACCGATAGTGATTAAAGCCGCAAAAGCATACGAGTCAAGTTGCAATAGAGAATCTATTGAATCTGATATTAATGAACCTGTGTTAAGAGAACTTGCAAAAGAAGTTGGCATAGATTTAGAAACTGTTGAAAACTATGATGCTATTGAAGAAAAACTTGGAACATTCGCAGACATAACTGGAAAAAGTAGAGATGCAGTTGTAGGTTTCTTAAATGGTTTAGAATTAGACAGCATTACTCCAGGTATCCAAATGTTTGGTGCAAAAATTGGTGAGCAAAACAAGTTCACAGGTGCTAGACAAGATGCTATTGAAAAAGGCGACAAAGAGTTTGAAGTAGATGGCAAAACTTTTAAAGTATCAGGCGATACAAAAGATGAAAAAGAACAAGCAAAAGAAAGTATGTTTGATGACATAGTAGATGACATGATTGCAGAAGAAGTTGAAGTTGAACAAGCAGAAGTTGTTATGGCAATTAGAGCATTAGCAGACGATGTACAAAATCACATTGAAAGAATTGGTCGTATGGTAAATGAAGACATTCCTGCAATAGCAGACCAAATGGTTGCTGAGTTTGGAGTTGACCAAGCATCACAAATTAAAGACCAAATGGAACAGGCTCTTCAAATACTATTAGATGCTAACAAAGTTGGTAAAGATGGTGTTGATGCAGTTGTTGGACAATTAACAGGAATGGGTTCACTAGCAGACGCAGGTGCCCCAATGGATGCTCCAGTTGATGCTGAAGTACCAGTTGATGCTCCAGTTGATAATGTACCAGCCGCGGCAGGACCTGAAGAAGAACCACTAGGTAGAGCGGAAGTAGAACCAGCAGGTGAAGTTCCAGCAGATCCAGTAGTCGACGCAGGAGTTTAAACATGAAAATAGCCGAAGTATTTCTACTGGAGGCATATTTTGATGAACTTGAACTAGCAGTCAAAGATAGGTTTGCACAATTTTTAGGATCAGACGTAAACGAAATCCCCACAGAAGAATTTAGAAAGTCTTTAGCACTTGATGGTTTTCTGTTGAGTTTTGAAGAACTAAAATCTGCATTAGAAAAAATGGATGTAGTAAATGCTATAGACAAAGACTCTATTACACCAAAAGGTAAAATACCAAACGATATGGCAGAACCTGAGGACGCAGGTCCAGAAGGCGAAGAAGAAACAGGTACTGATGTGACCGCAATGGCACAAGACCAGGCATTAGATGCCGTAAAAGAACCTGGACTAGTATAACCCACAAATAAATACTTGCATGGAAATAGAATCCTTAATGGAGAATATTGTTAATCGTGCCACAGTATATGAAAGACATGTTCCACACAAAGAGTTTTTTACTGATACTTCAGGTACAGTAGAATACACACTTAACAGTCTTTGGCACCGAGATGTTGAATTAGACAGTTTTAATAACGGTTTTAATTTAGCAGTTGGTTGCAGTCATACATTTGGACTAGGCGTAAATAATCCTTGGCCCTCTTATTTTGAAAACACATACAATGCTGGAGTACCTGGTGCTACTGTATATGATATGATAGATATAGCATTTTCAATATATGAACAAAAAAGATTTAATAGACTATTGTTCTTTGCACCTCATGGTGAAAGAATGATTATTTTTAAAAATGGCAAACAAGATGCACTTATGCCTTATAGTAAACATTTTGAAGAATTTAAAAGTATTGACTTAGATACAAAAATGTACTATAATAGTAGGTCAGTTAATCATTTATTAGCATTTTGCAAATCTGAAAACATTGACCTGCAAATTTTTAATAATAACAGTATAGGATTTTTAAAAGAGCATAAAGATTTAATCGTAGACAAAGGCGCAGACGGCGTTCATTATGGCGAAGAAACTCATAAAAATTTTGCAGGAATATTTGATGTTAAAAGAAAAGATACAATATAAAAAGTTAGAAAGAGTTACGACTGCGGCAGGCAGAAAGTACGTTGGAGATGACGGAATACCAGTTCCAAGTGTAACAACTGTATTGGATAAAACTTCTGATAAAACTGCCTTAATTGCATGGCGTAAAAGAGTTGGTGAACAAGAAGCAAATCGTGTAAGTAAAGAAAGTGCAGGACTTGGCACAAAAGTTCACAATGCAATAGAAAAATATATACTTGGAGAAGAAGTTACTTTTGGTAATAACATGGTTAGTGTTATGGCTAAAGATATGAGTGAACTCATGATTAACGAAGGCTTTACAAATATAGATGAAGTATGGGGTACAGAAGTTGGACTAATTGCACCAGGACTTTATGCAGGTACTACTGATTGTGTTGGAATGCATAATGGTGAAGAAGCAATCATAGATTTTAAAACAAGTAAAAAGATTAAAAAAGAAGAGTGGATTGAAGATTATTATTTACAATGTTGTGCTTATGCATTAGCACATAATGAAATGTACAATACCAATATTAAAAAAGGTGTTATACTTATGGTGAGTAGAGATGTTAAACTAAAAGAGTTTGTTATAGAAGGAGCAAGATTTGAAATGTATTGCGACCTTTGGACACAACGATTAGAAGAGTACTATGCAAGTCTATGAATCTAAGCAATGGAATCTTAAAAATTATCCTGTTGCAAAAATAGGATTAGAACATTTCGAATTGGTCACTGAAAACATTAGTGGCGGTACAATTATTAAAAACAAATTTTTAACTGTAGATCCATCTACAAAAGCATTAATGGCTCCTGGTCAACTAGTACAAAAAGGTGGACCACTTACAAGTGATGCTTTAGGTGAAGTAATTGAAACAGATAGAGATGATTTAGATGTTGGTGACATTATTGTACACAAAGGCGGGTGGAGAGAATATCATGCATTAGGAAAAGATGAGTGGTGTTTAAAAGTTCCAGATACTTCTATTGATTTAACATATTATTTGAGTGTGTTAGGTTCAACTGCCAGAACTGCATTTGTAGGTGCTACAGAAGTTTTAAAATTAAAAGAAGGAATGAATGTAGGCATAAGTGGTGTATCAGGTGCAGTAGGATTATCTATTGCTCAAATGGCAAAACTAGAAGGCTGTAATGTATTAGGATATACTAGTTCTTTGGAAAAAGCAAATTGGATAAAAGACAACATTGGTATAGAAGTGATAGTTTCTAAAGGCTTATCTCATGCACAATTATCAGAAGAAACATTCAAAGTTTTTCCAGATGGGTTAGATGCCTATCAAGAGCATGTAGATAATACTCATTTGTTTAATGCTATTATGTGTTTAAAGCCAAACAGTACAATAGCACTATGTGGACTTATGAGAACGTATAATGGCCCAATTGCACCAGGTCCAAATTTAACAATGTCTATATGGAAAAACATTAATATACAAGGATTTTTCATTGCAAATTATCCTAAAGAACTAACACAAGACAAATTTTTTCAATATATGAGTCAAAAATTACCTCATTTTAAATGGAAACAAAGCACAATAGACGGTATAGAAAACATGGATAGTGCTTTTGTGGACATGTTTCAAAATTTTGACAAAGGTAAAATCATAATAAACTTGCAAAAGTGATAAATACAATTAACAAAGATATCGGAGTTAGTTGTGGCAACATCAGATGATGCAAATTTAAAAGTAATAATAAGCAGAATACAACAAAGGAGAGGACTTAAACAAGACTTACCTCAGCCTTTGCGACCTGGCGAAATCGGTTTTGCTACTGACAGTAGACAAGTTTATATTGGAGCCGATACGGCAGACACAATTAGTAAAACTTACAACAAGTCAGTGTTTTTAGAAAACACACTTGGTTCACAAGCAAGAACTTTATCTTTAGCAAACAATCAAATTATTAAATTTACAGTACCTCATATTAGATTTCCAAAAGGTTCATCTACATTTGACGGTGTTAGTAAAAGTCAATCTTGGACTGCTAATACAAATATTACTTTAAACTCAGGAATAGTTGATGGTAATGGTAATACTATAACAAGAGGTGTATTTGATGCTAATGTTTCAGGTAACGATTTTGTTAAACATAACCAAACAGGCGTAGCCTTTGATGCAGATGATGTTACAGTTTTAATTGATGGTGTAAAACAGAGTGGTGACAGTAGTGGTACTGGAGCGATTGTAAATACATCTTTTGATTTTAATTTTGTATCAGGATTTAATTCTAATAGTGACCACAGCATATTTTTTAGAACTCCACCTACAAATTCACAAGACGTAGCAATTACATATTATGGTAATTCACATGTTAACCACACAATATCTAACACAGTTATTGCCAGCGGAGCCGCAGTTACAGGTTTCCATGCTAACATGTCAATACCAAGTTACAGATATCTTAATTCAGAATACATAGTGGTAAATGAACAAATTGGTACAGGATTCATTGGACTTGAAACAAAACATATTGATGTTGTTGCAGAAGGACAAGGTGTTGCCAATGTTGCAAACATTTCACTAGGAAAAGTAGTAGCAGTAAAAGACAGTCAAGATCCAAGTTTATTCTCAGTTGATGCATCTTCAGGAAATGTGTATGCTGGTATATCAGCAAACGCAACAGTGGCATCAGGAGAAATTACAGTTGATATGGGTGCTGATTCTTTGGTACTTACAAAGTATGATACTGCAAATATTGATTACTCTGCAGGCTATAATAGTTATGTATGGTTTGAAGGTAAATCACAAGGCGGAAGTTTTTCTGTAGTAAATACTCCTCATTATTTGCATAGGAAATTATTACCTATAAAAGCAAATAGTACAGGAACAAGTTTTACAATTGATGTACCGGCAAATACTTTCCAAACTGCAAGAGCAGTTACAACAGGAATTCAATCAAGTGGTACTGTTACAGTAACAGGTAATGTTGATGGATTAAGCACAAATGATTTTGTAAAATTTATTGGCAGTAACAATACACAATTTAATGATACTGATAGCATTTATCAAGTACAATCAGTTGGAACTGGAAACTTTACAGTAACAGAACCAAGTGTTACAGTTGCTATTGCAGATAATTTAGATTACATAAACTATGGTACTGACAATACAGGTGCTAATGTACAGATATTCAGTGCTAATCATGGAATGCCTGGAACAACAAATGTTACATTTGATACAGCAGTAGGTGGTATTAGTGCAAGTACAGATACTGATATATTAGGAACACCTGCACAAAACACATTCTTTATTCCAGTTAGTTCGGCTGTAACGGCTAACGTAACAGGTAATGCAAGTCCTGTGTTAAGTAACATTGTATTAGCAGATGGACTTACAGTAACAACAGGTTACATGTTAGATTTATCTGGTAAAACTACATTAAGTGGTGCAATAGGTGAAATTAATAGTAAGCAACAATGGATTAGGATGAGTCTTAAACCAGATGTAAATGATGAAGCCTACATTTATAGTAATGACCAATCACAATATAGATTATTTGATGATCCACAAGCAGATACAAATACGTGGAATGCTATGGGTATATTACCAGGTTATTACACAAGAGCAAGTCATACAGTAAAAGCAAAATTAGAAACATGGTTCAAACGTGTACTAGCAGACGAAAAAGTTAATATCATTAGTAATGCTTTTATTAATGATGTATATGGTACTGAAACATTTGACACTTACGGTATTTCTTTAGATACAACAAATGCTGAAATAGATTTTACAAGTAGTGATGAAGCAGGTAACTTTGCAGAACTAGTAAATAAACTTTACTTTAAATCTTCTAATCCAGATAAAAGAGGACTTGCTACAATAAAAACAAACATTGAACTTTTAACAACAGCATCACAAGAAGCAGGACAAAGTGTAAGTACATTTACACAACCTCAACAATTAACAATAGGTTCTAACAGTAATGTATTGCTTACAGCACTAGGCACAGACACCAGTGTTTACGATACAGTATTTGTAGATTATTCTCTAACAGGACAAACTTTAGACCCTAACGATTCAAATATAACATTGTTCTATAATAGAGTTGGTACAATGAGTTACATTGGAAATCAAAATGCAGACAGGTTTGATGCTGGTAACGGTAGCATACAATCTAATGGAGCAGTTACAATACAAGACATTTCATCTGAAATCACAGACACTTCTAACATAAGTGGTAATGTTACTACTGTATCAGGAAATATACAATTTAATGCAAGTATGGCACCAGGTTCTAATACTGTAAACATAACTGCAAATAATACTATACAACCTGCTACAAGTAATGTAGTAATGAAATACATTGTTAGAAGATGGAAATCTTAAGAATAAAAAAATGTTCGAACAACACACAACGGCAGAAAGCCGTATTATCCAGTGGCGAAAACTAAGACAGAATTCTAAAACAGAACAGGACGTTTTAGACCAGTTTGCCAAGATAAAAATCCTACCTAGATACCTAGATTATTGGACTCCCAAAACCTGGCCCAATCCTTTCGTTATAGTAGAAGAAGGGTACTTTTGTGCAACAGGAATAGCCATTCTTTTGTACCAAACTTTAGGGCATTTAAAATTCCTTAATCCAGCCGAAACTCAGTGGAAAGTGATAAGTAATCATGTTACAGGAAACGACGGTGCAGTTTTTATAACAAATGGGAGAATGTATAACTTAAATCCAGGGCACTCAGTATCTCTTACTGAAGCAAAAGATTTGCATATTACATTGATAGATTATAAAGATTTATTCCTACCTTTAATTTAATTGACAACTTCAATTTTCTGTTGTATAATGTCAGTTAAACTTATAACATAGATACAAATACGGATAAACACATGCAAGTACAGAAAAGAGATGGGCGACTAGAAGATATTAACATCGATAAATTACACAAAGTCGTCATGTATGCCTGTGAAGACATAACTGGAGTAAGTGCTTCACAAGTTGAAATAAATTCACAAATTCAATTCTACGATAAAATCAGTTCAGAAGATATTCAAGAAACAATTATTAAAAGTGCGGCTGACCTTATCAGTGAAGAAACACCAAACTATCAATATGTAGCAGGACGTCTAATCAATTATCATTTGCGTAAAATGGTATACGGAACATTCGAACCACCTTGCTTATGTGATATTGTACAAGACAATATAGATGCAGGATTTTATGATTCTGAATTTACAGACTTGTTTACTAAAGATGAAATTAACGAATTACAAAGTTTTATAGACCATAGCAGAGATGAATATTTAACTTATGCGGCTATGGAACAATTCCGTGGAAAGTACCTAGTACAAAATAGAGCAACAGGTGAAATATTTGAAACACCACAAGTTGCATACATGATGATTGCCGCAACATTGTTTGCAAAATATCCTGCTGACAAAAGAATGAAATACATTAAAGACTACTATGATGCAATTAGTAAGTTTTTAATTAGTTTGCCTACACCTGTAATGGCAGGTGTGAGAACACCACAAAGACAATTTAGCAGTTGTGTATTAATTGAAACAGATGATAGTTTAGATAGTATCAATGCAACAAGTAGCAGTATAGTAAAATATGTGAGCCAAAAAGCAGGTATTGGAATTGGAGCAGGCAGAATAAGAGCAATTGGTTCTAAGATTAGGAGTGGAGACGCAACTCACACAGGAGTTATTCCCTTCTATAAATTATTCCAGTCTGCTGTAAAAAGTTGTTCACAAGGTGGTGTTAGAGGCGGAGCGGCTACACTATACTATCCAATTTGGCACTTAGAAATTGAAGATATGTTAGTGCTTAAAAATAACAAAGGAACAGAAGACAATAGAGTACGTCATATGGACTATGGTGTACAGTTTAACAAATTAATGTATGAAAGATTATTAGCAGGTGAAAACATCACATTATTCTCCCCACATGATGTTCCTGAAGTTTATGATGCTTTCTTTTCTGACCAGGATAAGTTTAAAGAAGTTTACGAAGCGGCAGAAAGAAAAACCAGCATTAGGAAAAAATCAATACCAGCAGTAGAACTTTTCAGTAACTTTGTTCAAGAAAGAAAAGACACTGGTAGAATTTATTTAATGAATGTTGACCATGCAAACACACATGGTTCTTTTATTGAGGACGTTGCCCCAATTAAACAAAGTAATTTATGTTGTGAAATTGACTTACCAACTAAACCTTTAACAAATATAGAAGATCCTAATGGTGAAATAAGTCTATGTACTTTGAGTGCAGTCAATTGGGGTGCCATTAAAAGTTTAGAGCAAATGGAAAAAGTATGCGACTTGGCTGTTAGAGCATTAGATGAATTATTAGATTATCAAGAATATCCTATTGAAGCGGCAAGACGTAGTACAATGAATAGACGCCCATTAGGAATTGGTATTATTAATTTTGCATATTGGATGGCAAAAAATGATAGCACATATCAAGAACCAAACTTAGATATGGTAGACACTTGGACTGAAGCATGGAGTTATTACTTAATTAAAGCAAGTGCCGATTTGGCAGTAGAGAAAGGTGCATGTCCTAAGTCCAATGAAACTAAATACAGTTTGGGTATTACTCCTAATCAAACATACAAAAAAGATGTTGACGAATTAGTGAAACATCAAGAACGTGCAGATTGGGAAAGTTTAAGAAAACAATTAAAAGAAACAGGTATTAGAAATAGTACACTAATGGCATTGATGCCTGCTGAAACATCAGCACAGATTAGTAACAGTACAAATGGTATTGAACCGCCAAGAAGTTATGTTAGTATTAAGCAAAGCAAACATGGTGTGTTAAAGCAAGTAGTACCTGGCTTCCCAAGATTAAAAAACAAGTATGATTTACTTTGGGACCAAAAGTCACCAGAGGGTTATTTAAAGATTATGGCAATCCTACAAAAGTACATTGACCAAGGTATTTCGGTAAATACGTCATACAATCCAGAACACTTTGAAGATGAGAAAGTGCCTATGAGTATGTTGTTACAACACCTAGTAATGTTTTATAAATATGGTGGTAAACAATTATACTATAATAACACTCACGATGGACAAGGTGAGATTGATATAAACAAAGAAGAAACTGCTCAGGTGCAGTTTATAGAATCAAGTAATGTTTCTCCATTACTTGAAGATGATGATTGCGAGAGTTGTAAAATTTAATGTCAGTATTTAATGCAAAAAATAAAAAACATCACACTAAAGCAAAGATGTTTTTGGATCCTAACGGTGGAGTTAATGTCCAACGATTTGATGTGGTTAAATACAAACAGTTTGAAAAATTAACTGAAAAACAACTGGGTTTCTTTTGGAGACCAGAAGAAGTTGATATCCTTAAAGATGCAAAAGACTTTAAAGAACTTACAGACTTTGAACAACATATTTTTACAAGCAATTTAAAAAGACAAATTATATTAGATAGTGTACAAGGTCGTTCACCAAATTTAGCATTGTTGCCAGTAGTAAGTGTTCCTGAATTAGAAACATGGATTGAAACTTGGGCATTCTCAGAAACAATTCACAGTAGAAGTTACACGCATATTATTAGAAATGTGTACCCAGATCCTAGTAAAGTATTTGACAATATGTTAAACATTAAAGAAATTACAGATTGTTCAGATGCTATTACAGAAAACTACGACAAACTAATAGAACAAAATCAAGCAAGAGAACGTGGCTTACAAAGTTATGATGAATATGAACATAAGAAAGCATTGTATAAATGTATAATGAGTGTGAACATATTAGAAGGTGTACGTTTTTATGTTTCGTTTGCATGTAGTTGGGCATTTGCTGAACTTAAGAAAATGGAAGGTAATGCTAAAATTATCAAACTTATTGCTAGAGATGAAAATGTACACTTAGCAAGTACACAACAAATGCTTAAAATACTTCCTCAAGATGATAAAGACTATGTAAAAATTGCAAAAGAGTTAAAAGAAGAATGTACGCAAATGTTTTTAGATGCAGTTGAACAAGAAAAACAATGGGCAGACTATTTGTTCAAAGATGGCAGTATTATAGGACTAAATGCTGACTTACTTAAACAGTACATTGAATTTATTGCAGGCAAAAGAATGAGAGCAGTTCAATTAGAAACTCCTTTTAACACAGGCACAAATCCTTTACCTTGGACCCAAGCATGGATTACAGGTGGTAGTGTACAAGTTGCTCCTCAAGAAACTGAAATAAGTAGTTATGTTATTGGCGGTACAAAACAAGACGTTGATAACGATACTTTTAAAGGTTTTTCTCTTTAAAAAACTCCCAAACTAGCATAAATAATTATACGTTCATTCACTCTAAATGTAGCAGTGAACGGAAGTAGTCAATAGTGACGAAGGAACGCATCTTCGTTCATCCTTAACAGGACGGAAGTAGGTGATAATACCGAAGGAACGCATCTCATAATAGGAGATGTAAATGACTAAGTATCAAGAAGCAGTACAAATCAAACGTGCTGTAAAAAAACAACTTAAGAAAGAGCAAGGCAAAACAACTGGGTATATTTACAGAGGAGTTCGCTACGATAAAAGTAATAGTGACCTTCCTAATTATATAACAGACAATCCTTACTATCCTTAAAGTAACTGAAAAGGGTCGGTAACGGCCCTTTTCTTTTGATAAATAAATGTATGCCAGCATTAACAAGAACATCAGCAAACCAAGCCGGAGCAGTAATAGTTGGACCAGGTTCAGCAACAGTATTTGCCGAAGGACAGAAAGTATCTCTAATAGGCGACATGGTTGCAGGACATGGTAAATCACCACATGCCGCTCCTAAAATAGTTGGAACAAGTTCTACAGTATTTGCCACAGGTAAAAGTGTTACCAGAGAAGGCGATGCCGCAAGTTGTGGGCATGCCGCCAACGGTGCTAGTACCGTATTTGCCGGTTAAACCACACCTTCTACAGATAAGTATGTATCATGCTTATAATTCAATTTAATGACTATATAGACCCTGCAAATTTCCCTGTTGAAATTGTACAATCATTTAAACATAATACATTCTTAATAGATTGTGAAATAAGCGAATATGACGTCATTTCCGCAATAACCAGTACTTATTCAGTGTCAAGTATGCAATCTAATGAAGATTGTGCGTATATTGACGTCTATGAGCGTCATACAACGTCATATACAACAGTTTCTCCCGAAGATACACTTGCGCCACTCATAGAAAAACTAGACCTTTTAGCGGTACAAGAGCCCAAGATATTGTGTTTTAGTTGGCAAATGGACCGTAATTACATAGTAGATTACCGTATAGAACAACTAATTAAAGCAGGACATATGGTAGTTTGTGCAGGTGGAAACAAGGATTTGCCTGTAATAGATATAAGTCCAGTTGCAGTAGATGGTGTAATTAGAGTGGGTGGAAACAAGCATAATGGTTACTATCAGAACTGGATAGACATATATGATGTAATTGATCCTACTGAACCAAACAGCAATAAAGCAGTTCATAACATTTGTACTAAAATGGTACACAAGCAATTAGAACTAGATTATGAACTTGCGTATTACAGTGATAGTAGTGTTCGTAGTGCTCCTTGGCCTCTTAGACTCGCACAGACGCCGTCTAACGAAGCAAAATACTATGAATTTAATCCTGTATCCAATTTGAGATATTGTGCAGGAGAGCATTTAATACCAGTTAGACCAGGCGACCAAGTTAGTGTTTTATATGGAGGCGTACAATTAGAAGATTATGTAGATGCAAGATATGTAGATATGGGTGTTGAAATGCCACGTGGAATAACATTTAATATTGATAGTGGTTGGTTGTATGGAACTTTTAAATTTAAAACCAACATGTTTCATAGATTCCAAGCAGACATAAATGGACAATTATTTGAATACCATATGATAAGTTGTGATGCAGATAATAAACTTACTTACGATGATGTAAAACACAAATACTTTAATAGACCATATGATGCACCTCCATTTACAATGAGAGAATATTGGGTGCCTATGGCAAGACCTGTTAAACTTTTAGAACCAGGCGACCCTTTTATTAGAACTTATAATCTAAATGATTTACATTTATACAGGGAATTCGAATGAGAGGTGTAACATTTAGTGAATTTGGAAATGGACAAAACGTTGATATGTTTGTTCAAGCACCAGACGTAATTCCTCGTACTCCATTTATTGAGGCAATTGAAACAGCCAAAAAAATTAGACAAAAATTTACTAAAGATTTATATGTATGGTGCGATTATAGTGTACAACACATATATTCACAAATTGCTATGCAAGGATTTAAAATGGCAGGTATAGATTTTGTAGCCGCTATTCCTGTGTTAAGCAATAATTTAAGTAAACGTGAAAACGATTGCAGTATTGCATATTGTGAAGCAAGAGGAATAAAGTATGAATTATTTCCTATAGATGTTCCAGCACTTTTTGATGGAGAAGAGTTTGAATATTATGGAGAAAAATTTCCTACTACACAACCACAAATGACAATAGCAGGAAAGTTTTTTGATTTACTTCCTGATTGTTGCATTGTTTATCCTGGATTTATGATGCATGTTAGCAATAGCGATTGGACAAGAACTAAAAATAACGGCTTTATGCCTTTTGTACCACATCAAACACAAGAACATGCCGCCGAAGTAAGTGGCAAAGAGTACACAAATTTTCAAGAACACTATGTTGATATGTATAGTAGTTGGATGTTTACGCAAAGTTATGGAGAAGTTCTAAAGTCTTCCACACAAGAATTTGTTGATAATGCCCCACACAGATACTATCAATATGAAGTAAGAACTATCAAACAAGCAGGTTTCGACATAAAACCTACAACACAGAAGTTAATAGGCATTGAATTGCTTAAAAGTCACTTCGGACATGATAAATACGATAATACACTAAGACAAAGATTAGCACCATTTGGGCCTTTGACCTTAAAGTATGCTAGTCTACAATATACAGTAAAAGTAGACACTAGACTTAAGGAAATGTTAGAAAAACATCATGAAACGAACTTTGACTTCATTAACAAACTTTTTTAAAGATAAAGCAAAAATAAATTTTTGGCTATATACTCTTCCTATACAATTAGTAGGATGGAGCATTATACCTATTATGGCATACAATGGCGACTGGAACTACTTATGGCTAGGCTTACTTACATACTTCTTATTTGGATGTGTGGGAATGGCTATCGGATTACATAGGTATTGGGGTCACAAAGCATTTGAAATGCCCAAATGGAAAGAAAGGATTATGACCACGTTTAGTGTTTTTAATGGTTATGGTAGTATATTTCCTTGGGTTATGATACATGAAAAAGGACATCATAAAAACAGTGATAGAGAAGATGATCCGCATTCACCATTACAAGGTTTTTGGCATGCCTTTTTGACATGGCACAGAGAACAAAAATATTTTGATAAACACATAGATAGACGTACTTTGGTTACTTACATAAGAAGAGAGTTTGTAACTGATAAGTATTATACGTTTTTAAATGACAATCATATAGCAATTAACTATGGAACATTTGCACTAGCATGGTTATTGTTTGGTTGGCAAGTTGCACTATACGGTATCTGGTTTGGTATATGGGCAACACTAATGAATACCAGTTTGGTAACAGCACTTAGTCATTACAGTTGGTTTGGCTATAGAAATTTTGATACACCAGATAATAGTGTAAATAATAGAGTAGGTGCTATCCTTACATTTGGTGAAATGTTACACAACAATCATCATAAACATTGGAGAGCATCAAGTAACAGTCAACACTGGAGCGAAGTAGATATCAGTGGTTGGGTAATCAACGGACTTAAAAAATAATGTTATTTTATTTAATATTTTTACCAGTAGCATTTATATCCTTAATATGGAGTATCTTCAACGGCAGTTTACAATTATATTGTGCTACTGCTTTATTTACAATTCTTTACAGTGGATACGGTATAAGTGTTGGATTTCATAGATTACACAGTCATAACAGTTTTAAAACTTGGGAACCTATAAGAAAATTACTTTTATATCTAGGTTGTCAAGGAGCACAAGGCTCTCCTATTACTTGGAGTCTTTTACACAACAGAAGTCATCATGCACACACAGACAAAGAAGGAGATGTACACACTCCAACTAAAGGATTATTTTATGCATTCTTTGGTTGGATATTCCGCAAAGCAAATCATGAATTTGCCAGAACAGAGTTGTTTAAAATAAGAAAACAACTTGATCCGTTTGCATTATGGTGTCATAAAAATTATCACTTTTTATTAATATTAAATTTAGCACTTTTAGGTTTACTAACTTTTTGGATTCCGGGTGTTGAAGGAAGATATATACTTGCTAGTTTAAACGCAAGTTTCCTAAGTGTAATTATAAGTGGTATTGTAAACGTATTTGGTCATACACCTATTAAAGGTTTGACATACGAAACAACACCAATGAAAAATAGAAGTACTAATAATCCTTGGTTAGCATTATTTACATGGGGTGAAAGTTTACATAACAATCATCATTATAAACCAAGAAGATTAAACTTTAATACTAAATGGTATGAAATGGATGTAGGCAGATGGATGATATCAACAATAAAGAAATCTTAAGAACATTTTTTGAAGGAAAAATTGGCTGTATAGAATACAGCGATAAATGGTTACCTCAACTAGAAAAGTTTTGCAGTATTGCAAAAGACTGCGGATACGAAAACAATTCGTCACCAGAAGCAATGAAAGTAGATGAGATACAATATCATTGCATGGTGCATATACCTACAAATGAAATTTATGCAGTAGCAGGTGTACAGTATATGCCTGAATACAAAGATGGCTATTACAGAATATGGACACGTCTTTGTAGAATTCCTAAAGATGATATTCCTATGACAAGAACAAGAAGATATGGTAGAGGAGAGATGCCTGAGTTTGACGGATTATTATATTTTAATTGTGAATGGGCAACTAAACAACCTAATTTTAAAGCAACATTTGGAACTACATTAGCCAACAAAGCCTATGCAGACAATTATGTAAGAAGCAGTAATACTATTACAGATTATGTAAAGAGAAATTGGTGGCTTAAAAAAGGTATTGCAGAGCCTGAAGGTATTACAGAATTTTATTCTGTTCCACAAGTAGTGTGGAGAATGTATTTCAACAAGTTTAAAGAGTTAAGTTAATGAAAAATATAAAAAGAGTTTTATTTCAAGTCAAAAGTTCCAAAAACATTTTTTGGGACGACACACCAATTAGAATTGGATGTCAATTAGTAGTACCAGATAAATTCGCAGGTGACCAACCATTGTGTATTATAAGTCATGGTTCAGGTGGATTAGGCAGTGATACGGATTTATTTGTAGACAGTTTAGGCAAACAAGGTATTGCAACTTTATGTGTTGATAGTTTTACAGGTAGAAGTATGGAAGCCATTGGCTGGAATGACTTCAGTGGATATGTAAGTCCTAGAATGAGAGCATTAGAAACTGTAGAAGCATATAAATTTTTATGTGAAAATCATAGAAATATGTTTGCAGGTTTAAATTTAAACAAACTTGCATTTGTAGGATTTAGTTGGGGTGCCGATACTGTTGCAAATGTAATTGCACACTATAATGAAACATTGCCTAAAGAAACATTTTTTGCACTATGTTATGGAAACTTATGGCCCTTTGAAGAAGCATTCCACAAAGCAAAAGAATATGATGTTACTTTGTATCATGGTGCTGAAGATAATTGGACTCATCCAGAAAAAAGTAAAATATTTGCAGATGAGACAAACAGCAAGTATGTAGAATTTTTTGATTGTGTACATGGATTTTGTAAACCTGGATATGATGATGAAGTTGCAGAACAAGTAATAGTAAACTATCATGCACCTTTTCCTGTGCCAACAGAATTGAAAGAAGTTTATAGTTGGATACAAAAAGGAAAAATTTGGGAAGATACAGAATGGCAACGTGTTGATGCAAAAATGTCTTATGACCAAATGGCTACAGAACAGATTCTAAACGACATCATTACTAAATTAACCAAGTAAATTACGATAAATATTGGTATGAGCAAACTCATATCGGTTGTAGGGCCACACTTTTACGCACCAAATAATCCAGTTAATATACAATGGAGTATGGGTAATACCTGTAATTTCTCGTGTAATTACTGCCCAACTGTATTACATGATGGAACAAATCCATGGATGCCTAAAGAAACATATCTTAAAACAATTGAAAAGGTCTGTGACTACTATAAAGAACACACTTATATGCATAACGGCGAAGAAAAAACTCGTGCTATGCATTGGGAACTTATAGGCGGAGAAGTTACAACAATACCTGATTTTGAAGAAATATTGCAAAAATTATATGATTATAAAGCAAATGTTACAGTTTATTCAAATGGTAGTAGAACAGTACGTTGGTGGGAAGAAGCAAGAAATTATTTACAAGGAGTTGTACTTACATATCATCCTTTAACAATGGATAAGCAACACTTTAAAGATGTCGTAGACGTACTTAAAGGGCATGTAACGGTAGATATAAGTATTGCAGGTATAAGTGGTCAAGTAGCAGAATTGTATGACTACGGTGAAGAATTAAGAGAAATGTTTAATGATGATAATGGTAGACAAAGTATATATGATGTAAGTATTGCTGTGAAAACATTATATAAAAAATTATTAGGCGACAACAATAATTACGATACACAAGAAACTTGGTATGAATATAGTCCATATGAAATAGAGATAATGCAACGTCCAGGAGTTAAACCAAATCCTAATCCTGCTCCAGACAATACACCTAGTCATGTTAAGGGAGATCCTAAGTATTGGTCAACTGAATTTAAGTACGATGATGGAACTGTGAAGTATGTACAAAGCCATCAAATTATAAATGAAGGACTTAACAAGTTTGGAGGAATGAAATGCCACTTAGGTTCCGAAGGACTCAATATAGACATGCATGGCGAAATAATTAGCAGTTGGTGTGGTGCAAAAAGTTTTGGAAATATCACACAAATTAAAGAATTAGAATTACCAACAGAACATTATACTTGTTCTTTTGAATACTGTAATAACCTAAATGACATCAGCATAACCAAATCGTTATAAAAAATATCTTTTTTATAAGTTTTTTTATATTATATTATAAATACCTTCTATAATAGGCAATAAGTTTTGTTTATATAATCATTCTCCCTTATACGATGATACAAGTAAAACGTTCTATAATAATGTGTAGTCTCCTGTTCTCTGTGCAGGTAGGAGATTCCATGGCAGGAGTTATGAGAAGTTTACGTGATATAGAACATGCTTATTACATACACAGGAGCAACGATGGAAGATTTGAAAGATAAAGCAGAATTACTTACACTAATATCAATTTTTGTTGTAAGTGTTTTTGCATTAACACCAGCATTATGAAACAGGCAATACTTTTAGGATTAATTTTACTACCATGGGAAGTACCTGTGTTTATACTAATTGCAAGAATGATGGAATCAATATAATTATGAAAACAGATAGTTGGAAAAGACCAGTAGAACAAAAAAGAAAAACAATTCCTGAACATTCTAAACAATTAGAATTAGTTTTTAAACCTGAGGATGCAACAACGGAACATATTAATCATTGGCAAGAAACAGAACTTAATTGGTGGGCAGAGCGTCAATTAGGTTTTGTGGCAATAGCATCTTTAATCCAATTAACAGCATTAGGATTTATGATGTTATCGTTCTTTTTAATCAACATAGCATTTTCTTAAGCAATAAATAGTAGTATGGTCCCATATTACTTTGACATACCTGAATTAGAACTACCTTTTGATGTAGATGATAAGCCATATGTTCAGCACCCTGCTGACTATATGTCACCTTCAGGGTTAGGTTTGGGTGGTAATAGTTTTCAATATAGAGTTGTACCAGAGACTTGGTATAAAGATGTAAAAGAATATTTAGAAAGCAAACTTACAATACCAGTGGGAAGTTTAACACTTTTAAATACAATGTGCAATTCATCAAGTCCTTGGCACAGTGAAGGCCCAGGAACATTTGGTAGGAAGTGTGCTTTAAACTTTATGGTTGCTGGAGACTTTGAACGTAGTTATGTACAATGGGCAACAAGAGGACTGCAAGAAGATATTGAAAACAATGACAAAGAACCTACTTGGTGGGAAGATGAAAACTTAGAAGTTTTAGCAGAACATAGAATGACTCCAAGTAAGGCTACAATTTATAATACTATGCATTGGCACAGAGTATTTAATTTTACAGGTTGGAATAGATTAGTTATTAGTGCCGCAATTAGGGAAGATATTCAAGAAGTTTTTAACTTGTACGAAAGTGATAAACTTTTTAAATAAATATTACAGATGAGTTTACCTTATTATTTTGAAGTACCAGAAATAGAATTACCTTTTGATGTTATGGATTATGTAGATGCTAATGCAAATCAAGAAGCATCGAGTAAAGGGCAATATCTTTGGATGATGGGGTATGACCATAATAGTAAAAATACAAAAGATGGTTCTGCTCTAAGTGAAGAAACAGGAATGTCAGAACAACAAAATGCAGAAATGAGTAAGTTGTTAAGGGAATGGGCAAAAGATACATTTACTATTAGAACAACAAGTGTAAGTTTTTTAAGAACATTACCAGGACAAAATGGTTGGTGGCATTGTGAAGGACCTGCTTTTCGTGGTAGAAGGTGTGCATTAAATTTTTTAGTAGAAGGCGATGTGCAAAATACTAAAGCAGAGTGGGGGTATTGTAAACTTTGGGGAGATGTACCTGCAGAGCAAGTAGAACATAAAGGTTTTATTAAACCAGAATACTTACCTGAGATGGAAGTTTATGATGATGGAACTTATCAAAGTGATGTTTTAAACAGAGGTTTCTTTTACAATACTATGTATTTGCATAGAGGAGTAAACGAAAACAGTAAAATGCATAGGACTATATTAAGTATAGCAGTACAAGAAAATTTAGATATACAAGCAGTATATAAAGTATATCAAGAAGGAAAACTTTTTAAATGAATCAAAGAATAGAATTACCGTATTATTTCGAAGTACCAGAGATGCCTGAGATACCTTTTGATGTACAGCAATATTTTGTAAGTGAACAACAAAGACATGAAGCACAAGATGATGTTAAAACACAAGACAAAGTTGAACAAGGTGAAAGTAGAAGTTTAAGTGCAAATTGGTATCAAAGTTTTATAAAAGTAGATGAAAATAGTACACAAGATAAACGTGATTTCAAAGAAGTAAACTTATATGAAGAAGTAAATTTTGATTTAAGTAAACGCATGAAAGAATGGCTAGGTGATGTTTTAAATTTAAAATTTACAAGTATATTAATGTTAAGGACACCTGCAAATGCTAACAGTAGGTGGCATTGTGAAGGACCAGTATTCCACACCAGACAATGTGCATTGAACTTTCCAGTTTACGGTAATGCAGATGTAATGGAAGGACAATGGGCAACCTTTCCAAGATTCAAAGATGTTGATCCTAGAGAAAATGAAAAGTATGGATTTGTTACTAAAGACGATATGAAAGATACAAACATACTTTGTCGTTGGGACAAACCTACAGTTCCAGCATTCTACAACACAATGATTTTTCACAGAGGTTACAATGAATTGAGCAACGTGGATAGAGTTGTTTTAAGTTGTGCAGTGGAAGATTTTTCAGATATAAACGTATGTTATCGGAAGTACCAAGGAGGTACTTTATTCAAAAATTAGATAAATAACTGTTGTAAATGTAGGAGAACAATTAAATTGTCTAACAAAACACCATATGAAATAAGATTAGAACTTATTCAAGAAGCAAGGTTGATATTACAGGCACAGGCTAACAAGCCAGACCTAATGCCATCAACTGAAGACGTAATCAAAGAAGCAGAAAAACTGAATCAATTCATTTCCAGAAAGCCCGACCAGAAATAAACCAGAACTTATCCTTTCTACTTGACTTTTAGAGTAAATACTGTACAATACACACATAGTTTATACAGGATTACAAATGGCAAAGCGAAAGAAAAGTAAAGCAAAAACATCTAATCAATCAAAATCACAAACAAATCAACCCGTTACCGACGACAAAAAAATTAATACAGACGTAACGCCTGACCAAGGCGATGTACTACATAAGTTACTCGATGCTAAAATTGAAATTCCAATTGAAGTATTAAGGAACAAACACATCTTTATTGCAACACCTTGTTATGGTGGACAAATTGGTGAACCTTATTTTAGAAGTATGATGAGGTTAGCAATTCTTTGTAATAAATATGACATTCAATTTACTGTAAGTACACTAGCAAACGAAAGTTTAATTACTAGAGGACGTAATACTTTAGTCAGTTTCTTTATGGAACATCCTGATGCAACACATTTATTCTTTATAGATGCTGACATTGAATTTGATCCAAACGACTTGTTAAGAATGGTTGCATATGATAGACCTATTACAGTAGGTGCTTATCCTAAGAAAGCAATTAATTGGCAAAGTATTATTGAAGCCGCAAGACGTAATGAAGAAGAAACAACCGAAACAATTGAAGGACATAGTTCTAACTATGTTGTAAACTTCGAATTTTGTACAGATGAAAACGGTAACCCACAAAATCAAATACAAATAAGAGATAACTTAATCAAGTTAAAAGATGCAGGCACAGGATTTATGTGCATTCAAAAAGATGTGATTCAAAAAATGTTTGATGCACACCCAGAATTAAAATATGCAAACGATATTAATGTGGATCAAAAGTTCGAACAACACATGTACGCATTATTTGACACAATGATTGATCCAGAAAGCAGACGTTATCTATCAGAAGATTATACATTCTGTAGACGTTGGCAACAAATGGGCGGAGAAGTATTCCTAGATCCTAGGACTGGACTTAACCATGTAGGACATTATACGTTCCGTGGAAATATTAGAAAACTAATTACAGGTTAGATATGACAGATAAAAAAACAAATGAAGAAGGTAGTGTAGTAAGTATTATACTTCCTACTAGAGGTAGAGTAAAAAGTGGTGCTTTAGAAAGAAGTTTAGAAAGTCTTTTAGAAAATGCACACAATCCAGCAAAGATAGAAATTATGTTGGGAGTAGATGATGATGACCAAGAAAGCATAGATTGGGTAAACAATGGTGCAGAAAAATTTATGCAAAAATGGGGTTGTGCCTGTAAAGCCAAAGTGTTTAAACCTTTAGGATATGAACAACTTAATGTATATGTAAATCTACTTTGTCATTCTAGTACTGGTGCATGGTTATTCCTATGGAATGATGATGCAATCATGCAAACAAAAGATTGGGAATTAGAAGTACAAAAATATGATGGACAGTTTAAATGTCTAGCACCTAAAGACAACCATGACCATCCATTTGCTATATTCCCACTTATTCCTGCAGATTGGTTTACACTATGTGATGCTTGGAGTGTAAATGCACAAAACGATACATGGGTAAGTGTTATTGCTAGAATGAATGGTGTCTTTGAAAGAATCAATGTTGAAGTATTACATGACCGAGCAGACCTAACTGGTGGTAATGATGACGAAACATTTGAGAATAGAAAATATATGGAAGGTAATCCAGAAGATCCACAAGACTTTAATAACCCAAATATGGTACAAGCAAGAATGCATCATGCTAGTAAAATAGATTGGTTTTTGAAAAAAATAGGTGTACATACATCACCTAGTCCTTTTGAAGACTTTATTAGTGGTAAAGTAAATCCTTTTGATGATATTAATAAACATCAACCCAAAGGTGCTGGTCAATTTGACAGTATAAATAAAAACAATAATCCAGGTAAACAAAAATTACCAGATGATACAAAAATAAGTCTTTAATGCCAAAAATTACAAGAATAGCACACCAGGAAAAGCCAGAACAAAAAGATCCTGATGTACAGGTAATTTGTAGAAAGCATAATATAGGCAGACATGATTTAATCAACATAGCAACTATCGTTGCAAGAGTAGGAGATTTCACTCCTAAAGAAGCACTCATCAAATTAGAAGAAACAGACAACATGAAAGAGTTTGTAGAACAACTAAAAATCAAACATGCTTTTGATGATGTAGACGAAAAAAAGTCTTGACATTTAACTTATAATCAGTATAATAAACATATTAGTAAGTATCCGAGTGGTATTTCGTATATTAGGTGGGGTTGTGTGGTAAAACACACCACGATATTTAGAGTTGATAATAAGACCGTGCCCAGCAAAGTCCTTAAGTGTACTATACTTACTAATCCGAGCTCGGATAGCTCAGTTGGTAGAGCAGGGGTTTTGTAAACCTCAGGTCGGAGGTTCGAATCCTCTTCCGAGCTCCACTCATGCCCTGTTCGTCTAGTGGTTAGGACACCGGGTTTTCATCCCGGCAACAGGAGTTCGATCCTCCTACAGGGTACCATTTTTACCAAAAAAAGTGGAAAAAAAGGTTGACATTGACCTTAAAATTGCATATAATATATGTATATTAAATAAAAAAGGTAGGAGTTTTTTATGCAAACATTAGTAATTAAAACACAATACAGAGAAAACTATGGTGCCCATGATTGGGACGGCAAAGGCGAGTGTCCTCAGTATTGGAAGTTCAAAGGTGGTGACACTTATTTTGTTACTGGTTTAACTTCTAGGCAAATCAATAAGATTGCTAGTGGTGGTATTCCAACTCTTTCTGCTCTTATTGAGTATTCAAACGACGCCAGTGAAGAGTATATTTTGGATTGGGAGATTCGTGACCTTGGTAAAAACGGCGACGGTAAAGGTCCAATTTGCGAGCCTTGGGAAACTCCTGTAGAGTTTTACTACAAGGACGGTTGGAAATGTCGTACCCATCACACTCCTAGCCCAGAATACTCTCACTGGAATAGGGCCATCATAGGTAAGGCTCAACAGTGGACTCCATCTGCTGAAGGCAACAGAGTAGAAGGCACTTACAAGTGTCAGTATAAAACCAAAAATGGTTGGTTTGATTATAACCACCCTCAACTCAAAAAAGAGTGTGAGCAAGCCGCATAAATAATAGTATGGGTGAATTTGACCACAGAGTAGAAAGGCAAAGACTTTTGCTTGAAGCAGAGGAATGGTCAAGAACCATTTCCTCTTTGCATGTCCATAGGCTAACATCCATGTGGTACGAAACAGAAGAATCTAAAAAGGATTTAGAAAAAGGTGGTGTTACTGATATCAGGTATAATGACAGCACCGTTGAAAGACAACAAAACGGCAAAACAATTAGAATTTTTGGTAAAAAACTAAAAGGAGATGACCTAATTGATGCCTACTGTAGAGCAGGATCATAATAAATACTTACATAATAACAGTAGGGACTTATTATGTCATTCAAGAGAACTCAGTTTCATCCAGAAACAGATCCGGGCTCAGTTAGATTTCACGATTATCAATTTAGATTAAAAAGCAACGGCACAATAGAATTTGACGATGAGATTACATCAGACCAACTCAAATGTCAAATGGGAGATTTGTATGTCGTTATTGAAGACGAAGGTGTTGTAAAATTTGTACCAACCCATTTAGTTCCTGATAAATATTAGCATGAAAGACTTCTTCAAGAGTGCAGGAATGCTAATTGGTTGTATTGCATTAGCAAGGTTTATCTTACCAGCAAACTTTACACCATTACTTGCTATGGCAGTATTCATGCCGTTCCTAACAAATAACAAGCATTTAACAATGTTTTTGCCTGTTGGAATATTATTAGCAACAGACATTTTCCTTGGCTTATACGGCACTACAATGCTTTTTGTGTACGGTACAATGCTCTTAATTGGTCTTTTAAGTAGGTATTTACATAAAGATAACTTACAAACAGTATTGGGTACTTCTGTGTTAAGTGTTGTTTTATGGCATTTAATTGTAAACTTTGGGGTATATTTAAACGGTTTAGGTACTGTATCTTTACTGCAAACATACGCATTAGCAATACCTTTTGATTTTAGATTATTGACTAGTACCGTATTTTTTGCTACAATATTCTACAGTATTAAACAACTTACAACACAATCAGATTTAGCAGAAATAATACCTTTATATAACAAACAAAACAAAAAGAAACATGTCGGAAGATTTTAAATTAGAATTAGTTGAACCAAGAAACCCTGCACTTCACATAGTCGCAAGTGTAAATCCATTTGATGATAAAGAAGCAGATTGGGAAAAACGCGAAGAAGAAATGATACAACTTATGAAAGATAGGTTTGGTATTGGACTTGCTTCACCGCAACTAGGTATGGGTTATAGAATGTTTGTTATGACTTTTGCAACAGGTGAAGACATTGGCGTTTACAATCCTGAAATATTAGAGTTCAGCGAAGAAACAGTAGGTATGGAAGAAGGTTGTTTAACATTTCCTCTGTTATACTTTATTGTAACTAGACCAGCAAAAGTTAAAGTAAGATTCCAAACAGCAAACCAAGAAGTAGTTGAAGATTGGTTAGAAGGAATGGATGCAAGGTGTTTCCAACATGAGTTAGACCATTTAAATGGTAAACTATATTTGGAATATGCAAGTGATATGAAACTTAAACGTGCTATGAAAAAACGTGACAAAAAGTTTAAAATATTACAAAATGACTTAGCCTTGCAACAATTAGAAAATGGCACTTAATTATCCTTTCTGGGTAAACGATTTCGACAGAGTCAAAGACCACAGAATAAATTTTCCTTTATCAAGTAAAATATTTGAACACCCAGTTGCATTCTGGTATGGTTCTAAAAAAGGAAAACCTGTAAAAAAATTAGAAAAAAGTCTTAAAAGATTTCTTAAAAGAACTGCACCAAACTTACCATACTTTGTAATATACAATTTGCCCAATAGAGATATGGGTCATTATAGCAAAGGTGGTGCCAAAGATGCTAGTGAATATTTAATGTTTATACACGAGTTCTGTGAGGGTATAAAAGGGCATAAACCTATAGTTATATACGAACCAGATGCATTACCACATACAACGCATATGGAATCTATACAATCAGAATATAGATTAAACTTAATTAAAGAAGGATTAAAAGTACTCACCGAAGAAAGTGATGCACATGTTTATGTAGACATTGGGCATAGTAATTGGTTAAGTCCTAAAGAAGCGGCAAGTCTTTTAGATAATGTAAGCAATGATAAAGTAAGAGGATTTGCAGTAAATGTAAGCAACTACAGAAGCACAGATGAATCTATGGAATGGAGTTTAAAAGTATGTGAACATAGACCTAATGATTACTTTGTTATTGATACAAGTAGAAATGGCAATGGACCACTTGGCAACGAATGGTGTAATCCACCTGGTAGAGCATTAGGAATACCACCTACATGCAATACAGAAGTAGAACAATGTGATGCTTTTCTATGGGTAAAAATACCAGGTGAGAGTGACGGCAAAAGAAATAAAGGTCCAAAAGCAGGAAAATTTTGGGGTACTATGGCAGAAGAATTAGTAAGTAATGCTGTTCAAAGTCCTTCATTTTGGGTACACCGTTGCGAAAAAAGAGGATATATAGTACATACACCAGTAGATAAAAAATGTATGTACTGCGGATTAAAGAATGATAGAAGTTTTTAAAAAGATAAATGTAGACTTTGATTATATGAAGTTGCGTAATGATGTGAATCATGTATATCATACTATCAAAGAACAAGCAGTAGACACGCAATACGAGGCTCTAGCATACCGTAATATATGTATTACTGCATCTAATCCTAACAGTGATGATTGGACAGATGGCATAGCAGGTAAAACCTATGTAAACAAAACAGGTGCACAAGGTAAACAAGGTGTACTAACATCACAAGTAGGCGATGATTCTAATGAAATGTTAGATGAAACAAAATTTATTCATCCTATTAAACAAATACAAGGACTATATTTAGAAGAATTTATTAAAAGTTTTAAAGATGTTTACAGATGGAGAATAAGTATTTTACCTCCTAGAACAACTTTAAGCATACACAAAGACGGAAGTTTTTTAATGCAAACACTTAATACAACAGGTGCTATATTAGATTGGAGATTACATTTTCCAATAGTAACAAACAACAGATGTTTTCTTGTAAACTGGCCCGATAACTTTGGAACACCCAGTGATGAAGGAGAAACTGTGCCTTTAGAGTTAGCACACTTCAAAGCAGGTAGCAGTTACCTACTTAATACAAGTAAAATACATTGTGCTACTAATTATAGTGATTCAGAAAGAATACACTTAATTGCCAGTCTTGGCAAAGATACTATTCAGGCTTTTCAATAACTAACGGATTTTGTAGTGTCCACATAGGAGGAAGTCTTCTTGTGTGAACAGTTGCATCTGGAAATGTTGTTTTTAATTTGTTAGTTAATGCTTTATTATTCCAAAACCATGTAAAGTGTGTTGCTTCAACAACAGCATCATCACCTTCTGTAGGAACTCTATCAACATCAACTCTTACATCATCATTGTTAATTAAACAGAACACATCACTATTTTCTGTACTTTCTACTAGTGTTGGTTCTAACATACCATATTCATGTGTACGTCTAACAACAAAATAATTTAGTGCTACTTCACGCATGAATACACCAATACAAATTACTCCGCCTGGATTAAGATGGTCATAACAGGATTGTAAATCAGCCATTAAAATTTCAGGATCTACATTAGCAGTTTTCATATATGAAAAAATTAAATCAAACATTTCACCTTCTTTGAAAGGCATAGGTTCATCAACATTACCACTAGGATGATTCATTTGATTGTGTCTATTCCACATTCTAAAATCAGCATTCGGAAAATCTTCCTTACCTTGGTCTATTGCTTCTTGGTCACTATCAAATACAGTATAGTTTTCTTCTTTAACTTTGTTGTCTGGATCATTTAAAAGTGTACCAGCATTACCATAAAGTTCTAATACTTTTGCATTTTCATATTTTTCTGCACCAATATTTGTTGGAGTTAAAGAAGTTGAGAAATATGCATGTTTAGGTATGTATGCTTCAATTGTCATAAGTGTTTCCTGTTATGTAATTATAACAGTATTTATTAAGATTGGATTAGACGCCTGAAGGATTTAGGTCGTCTTTGTCATCTGGAATTGGTGATTCTTCTTCAGGTGCAAACATTTCACCTTCCAAGTAATGTTTAGCAGAACCAATGTATTCTCCTGCTTTAATTACCTTACCTTGCCACCAATGTGGGAAATCTCCGTCAGGTAATTCACCTAACATTTTGTATAATTCTACACTATACTTTCCAATTTTGTATAGTTCTTTTCTCAACATGTCTGCTTCGTTGTCAACATGTCCTATTGCTATTTTAGTAACTGAGCCTTCTTCTTCCATCATTGGAAGTCCTGCTAGTTTTCTAATTCTGTTTAAATCTTCGTATGCTTTAGTACCACCGAAACCTGGATCTTCTCCGTCTCCGTCACATACTTTACATGCATCGCCTTTGTTGTCCATGCCTGTTCCATCACATGGTTCACAGTCGCCTTTACTCATTGGATCTTTTGTGCCTTCAAAAGCATCTGGCATTTCAATACCTTTTGCTTTTAATCTTTCTTTTTCATCATCAAATGCTGGACTAACAGAAGGAACTTCATCTGGACGTTCTTTTCTCATAGCCTTTTCTTGTCCGTATTCTCTTTCTAAACTAGGCATTTTTGCTTCTAGTTGTCCTAATGTCATTTGAGGATATTTTTCCATTGCCCAACTAAAGAAGTTTCCAATACCAAATTGCTTACCTTTGGATTGTGCTTTATCTCTTTCACCAGCACGTTTCATGCCAGCAGTTTTGAAATCAATTACGTTTTTATCTTCTGGCATTTTATAATCCTGCTAGTTTTTTCATTTCTGCCATGTCTCTGTCAAAATCCATTTCACCATGGTCTTTATAGTCTGCATTTTGAACAGTATCTTCGATATATTTTTGTACTATGTCATCTCTGTCATCGTCCATATGTAAACCAGTTTCTAAAGAAATATCAGTAAGTTCACCATCAAGTTCTTCCATGCTCATACCTAATACTTCTGCTAGGTCTTCTTCACCGTTCTCGTATGCAGTAATTAATTTATTGTACATCTCTTCTTCTTGACTTGGTTCTCCAAATGGAGCACTTTCGTATGCATCTGAAGGAACATACTCTGGATGTTCTTCGTTGTATGTTTTGTTGATTTCGTCGTAATCATATGATCCTTTATATTCAGCATCAAATTCTTCTTTGCTCATTTCCATAGCATCGATGATTACATCTTTAAGTTTACCCTCTTCCAGTTCTTCTTCTTCAACTGTATAATCTGCTTTAATATCTGATAAGTCAATTTGTGGTAATTCTGAAGTTTCTTCTACTAAGCCTTTTGATTTTGCGAAATCTAACATATTTTCCAATCCTTCGGAGTTTTGGATTGCGTCTAAGAATTTTTCTCTAGGTGATTGTTCTTCGCCACCTCTGTTAGTAGGTAGCATGTCCATCATTTTCTTTAATGCTTTTGCTTGTGCAGGACTAACATCTACTTCTTTACCGTCGTCAGTTTTAACACTTGTTACTGGTTTGAAGTTTTTAATTTTCATGTCTTCTGCATCTTTGCCTGCTTCTTCACTGTCAATTACTTTGCCTAATTGATTAATCATGCTGTCTTGGTCATAGCCAGGCTTTGTTGCATATTCATCTTCATCGCCGTCTGTCATACCTGTATCAACATCTAAGTCTCCGTATTGTACAGGAGCGGCTTCAGATAAACCTGCTAAGTATTTCATTATATCTATCATTTCGCTCATTTGTTCACCTATTAATTTGTTATTGAAAAGTTTAAAAACCTTTTCATTAAAAGTACCCATATAGTTATTAAATACTTCTTTTCTCTTTTCAGCGTCTTCAACACTTGTGAATGCTTTTCTAAAAGCACTTGCACTTGCAACTTCATCACCACCTTTTACAGTTGGTGCTATATGAATATATCCTCTTTCACTCATTGGTAAAGCAGGATGTTGCTCTAATGTATTTATCATCTGATAGTACTTTGGACGAGTTTCTCCACGCACAGTCATGTCTAATCCAGTTTTTTCATCTACATTATTCATAGGAAAACGTTCTGTATCTTTTTCACCAACAGCAAAAATAACCATAGTATTATCCATATCAAAGTTCTTTTTGTAAGAATCTACTAGGTAAGGTTGAGGTGCAAGTATAACTTTATCAGCAGGTATGTCAAACAACTGTGTCATTATTTCTGCTTTTTCTTTAAAATTGAAAGGACTCTTAGTGCCTTCTACTTTGTCTGATGATGCAATATATACATCTGCATCAGGAAATTCAGCCTGTAGTTTTTTGTACACTATCTCATGATGAGGTAGCATAGGTTGAAATCTTCCTGGATATATTACGACTTTTTTCATAGTTCTACAATTCTAACCTTTAATGGTGTTGAACCTTTTATTAATCTATGATAACATCTTTTGTTTATATGTATAGTGGAACCTGGGCCTATTTCTTTTGGTAGTTCGTTATCAAATTGAAATTTCCAACCAACACCTTCTAACACTTTTACAAATCTTGTTCTTCTATCTCTATGCCAAACAAGTTCTTCGTTGTCTACTGATAAATCAAATACTCTTTCAAATGTGTTTTCAGATATGTTTGTTTGAGTGTAAGGTTCTGACATAGCCTACCACCACTTACCGCCTTTGACCAGACCGTAACGTGGCAAACGACATGCCCAATAACCTGCCTTCATTTTGTCGTTTTTCTTTTCGCAATTATGTCTTGCGGCAAATGATTTTGCTCTTTTCTTGTTTCCTGATTTTGTTTTTAATCCTGCGTCACCAAAACTAATTTTTTTAACTCTGCCTGTTTTAGGATTTTTAACATAAACTTTATATTTTTTACCACCACCTGAACTTCTTGTTGGCTTGTTGAGTTTTACTTTTTTGCCTTGATATTCTGCTTCGTTGGTAACACTTTCACCGGCATGCATAGCCGCCATGTGTTTTTTATATTTCTTTGTGCCTTTCTTGTGAGGTGATTTGCCTTCGTCAAAATCTTCCATGTCATTTAAGTTTATATGCTGTAATGCGTCTTCTATAACTTCATTTGCACTGACAACATCTAACACTCTACCACTGGCAAAGTCTCCTATTGGTTGTCCGCCTACTTCCATTCTTGGATCAACAACATCTTCAACATGTAGTGCTTCTAGGTCTGAATACATTTTTGCTTCTAGGTCTTCTTTATTGTCTGCATACAAACCTGGTGATTCACCAAATGTATCTACTAGTTGTTGTACTACGGCATCACGTATAATACTTCTTTCTTCACCTTCACTAATTGCGTCATTAAAAAGTTTAAAAGGATTAAATCCACCTTTCTTAGGTTCAGGAGGTCTTTCCATAGGCTTTGTTCCTCTCTTCACCCCTTTTTGCTTTAATTTTTTTCTTAGTTTATCACTAATATCTGCTGGGTGGTCTGGATTGTCTTTATCTAATGAATAGTATCCAGGGCCTTTAAGTCCTTTGACTAAATCTTTTATACCTTCTTCTAATTGTACTTTGTAAACAATCTTAGCAATTTTGGCAATGTCATCTGCTAGTGCTGGATTTTCACTTTCTAATTCTGAAAATAATTCTTGTGGTGAATATTTTGACCAATCCTTTTTCATTAATGCTCTACCAAGTATTTTTCCTACTGCATTTTCTTCTGGTGTGTTGTATGATTTAATCATTGGTAAATCATCTAGTTCACGTGCTGATTTCCAATCCATATCCATTACACCTTCACCAAATGCCATTTTAGATGCTTTACCTAATATTTCACTTCGTTGTCCTCTACCCATGTGTGGGAAGTCTGCCTGCATTTGTTGATATGCCATTCTAGGATCATCCATTCGTTTCATATAACTAGCAACTTGTTTAATAACTTCTTCGTCACCTGGATATTCGTCTCTTGATTTTTTTCTTTGTGCATTACCTTCGTCATGCTTTGTTATCTCTACCCAACTAGGTTGACCATTACCATAAGTCATTTCACCTTCATCACAACCATAGTTGCCAAAGCCATCGCACTCTGAACTTTCTTCCTCTTCACCGTCATCATTGGTAAATGTTTCTTCACCGTCCATGTAACCTGAACCACCACATGCTGGACAATCGCCATCTTTGATATAGTCGTCCATGTAATTGCCTTGTAGTGCATCTTGTAAATCGTTAAATGCTTCTGTTCTTTCTTCAGCATCATAGTAATCATCAGGCTCGCCAATCATTCCTCGTTCTGCTTCGTCTTCATCTTCTATTAAGTATGGAATATCTAGCCAAACTTTTTCACCACCTTTAAGTGTTACCTGTTCGCCTATGTCTGTGGCAAGCATTTCTTCACTTTCCCAATCAAGTTCAGGTAAAGATCCTGCTTCACGTAATTTTTTTGCTAGTTGGAATGTTTCGATGTATGCTTTACTACCATGTCTAAAAGGACTATCACATAGTGCAGTACCTTCATTTACATGTGTTGCTAATGCTTGAAGTGATTCATTTATAGACTCTTCTTTGTTTACAGAAACACTTTCTGTGATTTGTGATGAGAGTTTATTTTTATCTGCTGTAAAATCGAATAGTTTCATATAAACTATTTATCACTTTTGGCAAATTTATTCGCTTTCTTGTGTTTCAGACTTAGGTGTCCACTGAATGTTAATGCCTCTACGTTCTAACTCTTTTAAGCATTTAATTCTAGTTTTAGGTTTAGCACCTTCTTTATTGATGTATTCGAATAAAAATTCTTTTGATTTTGCTTTGATGTAATCGTGTTCCCAATGCCATTTAGTACGGCTACCTTTAGCATATTTTTTAATTGATGGTCCAAATTTAACTGGCATAACTATCTCCCTTGTCCTCTATACTTCTTGTGGGAACGACGTTTATGCTTGTTCATTGTTGATGTAGATATTTTAGTTCTTCTACCACGTCCACCTTTTCCTATGGAACTACATTTCCTTGTAGGCGTTATTGTCGATGTCTTTCTTGCCGCTCTAGCCATTACCCCTCGGTGTGACAACACATACATCAGTGTTGTTTTGATGTTTGTATTTAGTTAAAAACAGTTTTAATAGAACTTTATTTGGATTTTTTTAGTTTAGCAACTTGTTTTTCAAGGTCTACAATTCTTTTTGCAAGTAATGGATACTGTGCTAACCATTTCTCTTCTCTACTAGCAATTTCGATGTCATATCTTTTTGCTACCCACTCCATAGTGTTGTCCATTTTTACTTGGAACCATACACCTACTTTTGTGTTTTTAAACCATTGATAGAAACTACTGCCTATAATACTCGATAGAATACTTTTTAATGTTAAAATGAATAACCAATGCATTTACTTTCCTTTGGTGTTGCTAACGTTCTTAGCCTTACCTTTTCTATTTTTATTAGGATCTTTCCTACGTTTTTTACTAACTGCGGAACCAATGGCTTTTTTACCACCTTTGGCTCTTAGGCTTGCGGCTTTTGATTTGCTCAAACATTTAGGTTTGCCTTCACCTTTTTTGCTGTCACCACACTTACCAATTCTTTCACCTTTGGTATTGTAACGGTCCCAGCCTCCGCCTCCAGCACCACCTTTTTTGCCTTTGCCAAACCAAGCACGTAGGTTATCGTTTAATTCTTGTTTTCTGTTAGCAAGGTCTTCTTCAATGCCATTTAATAATGCATTAAAGTCTTGTGCAAACTCTAAAGTTTCATTTACTTTCATCTTTTCAAGTTTGTTTCTTAAATCTTTTATATCTGCTTCTAAGTCATACATTCTAAACTTATTAACTTTATCCATCATACCATCAAGTTCAGGATGAAATTTCATAGTAACTACTTTAGCATCTTTCTTTACAGACTTGCCGTCTACTAATACTTCTACTTCAAACGGTACATGCTTTTCATACCAGTATGCCATATCGTAACCACCGTCATCTAATAGTGTTACTAAAAGTCCTCTATCATAATCTTCGTCTTCTGCTTTGAGAACTTTCATTTCGTCTCTTGGCAATGTAAGTGCAATATTTCTGTCACCTGATGTAACTTCTTCTTCCTCATTAAAAATTGATTCATTCTTAACACAATTAGGTACACGTTTGCCAAACATTGTTTTCATGCCTTTCTTCTTGTAACCTTTCCAGCATTTTTCAACTATTGCTTCTACAAGGTCTGGGTCTAATTCGATTGGAGTAAATTGTTGCATTAAATCAACTATGTCTGAATCGTGGTCTAATATTTTATGGTCCTGACTGATAATAAGTGCTTCGCTATCATCGTATCCGTGATTTTCACCACTTAAAATATGCATGCCATTACTTAATTCAATATGGTCATCTTGATTGACCCATCTAGATATTGCACTTTCTACTTCGTCGTGTGGTATTTTCCATTCTTTTTTAAATGCACCAGGCTCTGCCAGTTGAGTGACATTGTCTTCTGCTTGATATACTTCAAATAAACGCATTACTTTTTCTTCTTTTTAGAGTTGCCCCAATTAGCCGCACCTTTTTTTCTGCATTGTACTAATGCACCACTGGCGTAGGCACTGGGCCAAACTTTATATCTAGATTTTACTTTGTGATAGCAGGCATCTTTTTTACCTGCCGCTTCGTCAAATTCTTCTTCTGTCATTATTTGACGTACTTCCCAAACATTTTTCATTTCTTCCTCTAAAGGAGTTAATTGAAATCTTCCATCTGGTTTGTTATGATATCTTGGTCTAGCATCTTTCTTAACAAGTTTTGCTAAATGTTTTAACAATTTGTCATCTTCTTGTGCTTCGTCTTTTAATTTTTTTAGAATGGAATCTATTATTGCTGATTTTGATGCAACAAATTCTCCTTCATCAAAATTAAAACTTTTTAATTCTTGCTTTTGTTTTTTTCTATCGTAATCTTTTGGTGACTTGTGAGCACCAGCACCACTCATATTGCGTGAGTTCTTTGCTACTGGATTATTTAGTTTAGGCATTTTAGGTTTTTTCTTTTGCTCGCCTACTAGTTTGCCTTGAAAAGGATGTGGACTTTCATGTCCCATGTTAGGTTTAATTAACTTAGGTTTTTTGCTAGTTGCTTTAACTTGTTTCTTTTTGCCTTCTACTATAAAGTCTGTTAGTTTCATCGTCTTTTCTCATATTCTAAATCTTCTAAATCCATTTCAAGTTCATCAATTTTGGTTGTTACATCTCTGTACTTGTCTGCAAATACTTCTTCCATTTCATATACTGCAGACTCTAATTGATTTCTTGCATCACGTACTTTGCTTTCGTAATAGTCCAACTCTCTTTCATCGATGCCAAGTTTTTCTGCAAGTCCATTTAAACCAATCATTATTTCACTTGTTGTGTTTTCGTACTTGATTGCTTTAGTGATATCTCTTGCTTCTTGTTGTGCAAATTCTAACTTATCAGCAATAGGCTCAAGCCTTTTCAACTCTGCTTTTATTTCTTCTTCGTTTTGCTCTTGAACTATTACTTCATTAAGTTTCATTACACTTCCTCTAATCTCTTCATTAATCTTTCTGCTCTATTAGTAACTTGTTTGTGCCAACGTGAATCTCTGCCTTCAACTGCGGCTTCTTTCCAGTTACTTTCTAATATAGCGGCATGCATTTTTTTAAATTTGCTTAATCTTGTTCTACCCATATTGAACATCATATTAACCAGGATCTGCTGGACTTCGTCAGGTAGTTCTCCAAAACGCCCTGCTTCGTATAAAAGTTCACACTCGGCGATGGCAATATCAAGGTCTCGTTCGAAACATGACCTGACACGTTCTTCGTCAACTGGAGTTCCAATTGGTTTTCCGTGTTCCGGATCACTCTCCTGGACAAGGTGACCGACTCCAAAGGTTGCGTACCCAAGATGGTCGTTATAGAGTTCATAAACTACTCCTTCATCAATTTTAAGTTGTTCAAATACTGCTTGTCTATTCATATTATTTCCAATTCCAAATAATTTATATGTGTATTTATCTGATTAAGGTATTTTGCCAAAAAAAAGCACACCCGAAGGTGTGCTCTTTTAAATTCATTTCTACTTACTATGAAGCAACTGAGCCGTAATCTCTAGCAATATTACTTGTAATACCTGCCGCAACAATTACGATTGCTGTAATAACTGCTGTACCACTACTGGCACTACCTGCCGTGATAGTCGCCTTTACATCTGTTGCTGAGGTGTAAATGTGTTGATGAGTACTTTGAAATTGGAATGTTTGCGTCATATCAGCATCACCGGTTCCAAAGTGTCTATCAGTATCACTATCATCTCCAACAATTACAGTTGTTGTGTCATCAGCACTTACCCAAGGACTACCAACATCAATATTGACACTATAAATCATAGAGTCTGCTGGTGCAGTGAATAGTGTTGTAGTACCCGTATTATATTGTACTTCTGTACTAACATATTGTGCAACTGTTTGAGTAGCACTATCAAATTGTCCTTTTGTAAAGAATGCAGTAGCCTGGGTTGCATCTGCACCCTTAACTTCAACGAGAGTAGAACCGTCATTGTCAGTGAATGTAAATTCGTTATCTGTGGTGTTTGTGAGAAGTTTTAATCCGCGTTTTCCGAACTGCACTAAATTAGCGATGCCCTTCAAACCAAAATTGTTTACGTCTGCCATGTGGTTACTCCAAATTATAATCGATTATTGTAGTTTCCTACTACACATATTTATCGAAAGTTGTTGACATTGACTACTTTATATCGTATAATATCAGCATGTTTGATCCTAATGTAAAAAGAATTGGCTTTTGTTGTAAGTATATGGACCCTGACCAGAGTCAGAAACCTAAACTTCTCAAGGAGATACAGCAAAATTACACAGAACGCATGACAACTATTACTTGGCTTGATAGACAAGAAAAGTCTGTAGCAGAAGAACGTATGCTTGAACTTGTTACTCATAACATGCAGGCGGCATACAATCTTGTAGAATTGGTAAGCAAACTTCCAGCAGAACGTAGAATGGTTAGGCTAGGCAGTAATCAATTGCCAGGTGCTACACAAGAAGATTGGAAATACATGTGGCAAGACCCTACTAATATTAAAATGCTAGAAGAAGGCTTTGCTAAAGTGGGGAAACTTGCTAGAGATAAAGATGTTCGTATTAGTTTTCATCCTGGGCAGTTTTGTGTACTTGCTAGTGATAAGCCTGATGTAGTAGAACGTAGTTTAGACGAGTTCGAGTATCATGCTAACATGGCACGTTGGATGGGGTATGGTAAAGAGTTCATGGACATGAAACTCAATATACACATATCTGGACGTCAAGGAGCACAAGGTATTATAAATATACTACCTAAATTATCACCTGAGGCTCGTAACACTATTGCAATCGAAAATGATGAGATGTGTCACGGACTCGATGAATCATTAAAATTGGAGAAACATTTGGCATTGGTGTTGGACATACATCACCATTGGATTAGAGATGAAGAATATATACAAGCAAATGATGACCGTGTTAAAAGGGTCATTGATAGTTGGCGCGGTGTTAGGCCTACTTTACATTACAGTTACAGCAGAAATGAATGGCTGGATCAATCAAGCAGAATTGATGAAGGAAACAGGCATGATTCCTTACATTCCATATCTGACCTTTTAGAGTCTGGTGCTAAGAAACAAAAACTTAGAGCACATTCAGATTTTTACCCTAATGAAAAAGTTAATGAATGGGCATTGAGTTTCTTTGATAATTTTGACATTCAATGCGAAGCAAAGGCTAAGAATTTAGCCAGTGAAGAATTATACCTGCAATATATAAACACATAAATTGACTCCGGAGTCTTTTTGTGTTGACTGTTTGGGGAACACCGAGTTCCTTTTCTATCTATCACATCTTAATGAGCGGTGAAATACTTAATGTTGTCAACTGGTTCATTACCAAACAGTTGCTAATATTTAATCGTTTGCTAGAAAAGTATGTTGAAATAGTGTATTTTGAGTAAATATTGGTGTTAAAAGGAGTTTTAATTTGACTTATGTAGTAAAGGGTGAATGCGTAGATTGTAAACATACTACCTGTGTGAAAGTGTGTCCTGTTGACTGTTTCCATGAAGGTGAAAATACAGTTGTTATAGACCCAGACGTCTGTATCGATTGTGCTATCTGTGAACCTGAATGCCCAGTAAATGCTATTGTGTCAGACAGAAAACTTGAAACAGAATCAGACCAAGAGTGGCTAAAGTTTAACACAGACATGAGTAAAGAATGGCCCGTAATAACCAAAGTAAAAGACCCCTTACCTACTTACGAAGAAGCGGCTAATTATACCGATGATGAAAATTGGAGTAAAGTGAGTAGAATACCAGCCAAGCAAATCGATTAAATAAGTTCAAATACGCCAAAAAAACAGGCACAAAATACTTGACATATCACCTTAATGTTAGTATAATATATGTATATTTTAAATAAGGAGAGGGGAGTATGGAAACATTATACGCAGTATTAACATCCATGATGTTAAGTTATGCACCCTACAATGCTACAGACGTTCTTATTGATAGAGACGAAGCATTTTGTTTAGCACAAAATGTTTACCACGAAGCCAAAGGTGAAAACCTAGCAGGTAAATCAGCAGTTGCTCATGTAACTCTAAACAGAGTTGCACATGAAAAATATCCTAACACTATATGTGGTGTTACAAAACAAGCAAAGTATAGAACCAATTGGAGAGGAAATGAAACACCTATCATAGGTATGTGTCAATTCAGTTGGTACTGTGATGGCAAATCTGACGACATACAAATTGTTTATAGAAAAAGTTATCCAGGAAAACCTATTGGTCCTAATATGGAAGCCTGGAAACAAAGTGTTCAAGTTTCTTTATTGGCAATGTATGGCACAACAATAGATCCAACAAGTGGTGCAACACATTATTATAATCATAATATCAGTCAGCCAACTTGGGGTCAGGTATATCCAGTTGTTGCAGTTCTAAGCAATCATACTTTCTTAGTTAGGAACGATTAAAACAGTATATTAAGATAAATACTCTTGTAGGAAACACAGGAGTAATTATGTACGAGTATAGATGTAAAGTCATCAGAGTAATTGATGGCGACACGGTTGACGTGGACATAGATTTAGGTTTTGATATTATGCTCAGAGACGAAAGAGTTCGTATCATGGGTATAGACACACCAGAAAGTAGAACCAGAGATAAAGTTGAAAAGAAATTTGGTTTGGCAAGTAAAGTTAGATTAAAAGAACTTATTGGTGGAAAGTCAGGACCAATTCTCAAAACACAGATTAATAAAAAAGGCGAAGATATGCGAGGTAAGTTTGGACGTATATTAGGTGACTTTGTTACTGATGATGGCAGACTTGTTACTGACATATTAGTTGAAGAAGGACATGCAGTTGCATACTTCGGAGGCAGTAAAGAAGAAATACAAGACAAGCATATGGCTAATCGTAAAAAATTAATCAGAGAAGGTCTTGTTGATGTAACTTTGGAAGAAGCCGGAATTCAATAAAAAATAGGTTGACATTTCATAACTATTCTGTATAATACAAATATTACAGGATAGAAGTATGCTTATTGAAGTTATTAAAGAAAACGAAGTTGTTAGTTGCAGACTTACAACAGGCGAAGAATTAGTCGCACGACTAAAAAAAGACAGACGAGATAAAGACAATCTCGTGGAATTATCACAACCCCTCATAGTTGGTAGAAGTGCAGAAGGCTTTGGACTTATGCCATATATGATGACAGTCAATCCAGAATCCACAGTAACTATTAAGATGGAACATATTTTGAGTATGGCTAAGACTAATGATGAAATAAGTAAAGGCTACACAAAACAAACAAGCAAAATAGAGACATTATAATGGTAAACAAAAGATTTTATTCAGGAAAAACTTATTCACATGCAACTGGACATAGTTGTGCATTTAGACAATGGCGAGCAGACAGCCATTGTAATTTAATACATGGATATGCATTACAGTTTGAACTTAAATTTGGTGGCGAACTAGATGATAGGAATTGGATTGTAGACTTTGGTGGACTAAAGCCACTGAAAGAATGGTTGAAGTATATGTTCGACCACACATATCTAGTTGCAGAAGATGATCCAGAATTAGAAACAGTCAAAATGTTACAAGAGAAAAATCTTATTGACATGAGACTTTTACCAGCAGTTGGTTGCGAACGTTTTGCAGAGCAAGTATTTGACTATGCACAAAACTTAGTTGATGAATTAACTGATGGTAGATGTTGGGTACAAGAAGTTACAGTTAGAGAACATGAACACAATTCTGCGACAGTAGAACGTAATGACCATCAAAAAGTTGTTTAAAAAATAAATTAAAACATAATAGAACCCCCTGTTTTGGGGGTTTTGTACATTAACAGGATAGTTTATGTAATCAGTATTGTTTAATTGGTTACGAAAATACGATAAATATTGGTATGCTATTCGGTATATTCACATTAATAACAGCCTTAGCCATTGCCGGAGTTGCGGCATGGTTTTCCATTGAAGGACTAATGGCAATTTTCAGTGCCTCAGCACTTCCTATTGCAATAATGGCTGGAACACTTGAAGTTGGTAAGTTACTTACTGCAAGTTGGCTGTATAGATATTGGCATGAAACTTCATTGCTATTAAAAACATACTTGTCCATAGCCGTGGTTGTTTTGATGTTAATCACAAGTATGGGTATCTTTGGATATCTATCTAAAGCACACTTGGACCAAGCAGGTGAAACAGGTGATGCTTTTGCAACAGTAGAAAGAATAGATGGACAAATACAAAGAGAAGAAAACAAAATTGCACTACTCGAAGATAGAATATTAGGAGTAGGTGGTAGTATAGATGTTTCCGAAAGTATTAAACAACAAGAAGAAATAAGAGATGGTGCTTGGGCAAGAGTTCAAGGTGATATAGATTATGCAAATGGTCAAATAGATAGATTAAGAGACCAACTAGCAGTATTAGACAAAGCAGTAAATGACCTTAGAGAGAAAGGTGTTGAAGTTGTAACACTAGATGAAGGTGGTGCTTTTAGACAAGCAGAAACTGAAAAGATTGATTATGTAGCACAGGCAAATGAATTATTTGCACAACAAAAAGAACAACGAGACGAAATTAGAGCAGATATACAAGTTCAACAAGACAACATTGACAAGTATAGAGCACAGGCACAGAAAACAATTGATGATGCCAATGCTGAAATTAATAAATTAAGAAATCAAAACAGCAGTCAACAAGATGAAAACATCATAAAGATAGATGAATACAATACACAAATTGATAGTATATTTGATAATATTGTAATATTAAAAGATGAAAAGTTTGAAGCAGAAAGTATTGTACGAAACTTAGAAAAAGAAGTAGGTCCTATTAAGTATGTTGCACAATTAATATATGGCGACGATACAGAAAGTTATTTGGATCAAGCAGTAAGACTGTTTATTTTAATGCTAGTGTTTGTATTCGATCCACTAGCAGTTGTATTAATCATAGCCGCTAACCAAACATTATTACGTTATGGCATTAACTTGGAAAAAACAGGACCTGATTTAAGAGACCAATTAAAAGACGATAGTCCTCCAGATTTACCAAGACAACCTAGTCCACCAAGTGCGGTTGATGATGCGGCAGATGTTATGTCAGGTTATAAACAACCTGCACCTATAATTGTAGAAAAAGAAGTTATCAAAGAAGTACCAGTAGAAGTCATTAAGGAAGTAGAAAAAGAAGTTGTTGTTGAAAAAGAAGTTGAAGCAGAAATAGATTTGAGTACACCTCCTGCTATTAAAGAATTGGAAAAACGACTAGCAAAGAAACTGAAAAAAGATGGCAAAAAAGAAGATAACAGTTAAAGAAGCATTAAATGTATTAAATACAAAGTATGCTAACACATTAGAAATGTTAGATGATGCTTTGGATCAAATAGAAGATTTAGAAAACGAACTGGCTAAAAAGCCTAAGGAAGTGCAAGTTGAGGTCGAAAAGGTTGTCACAGTTGAGAAGGAGATCCTTGTCCCAGAGGAGAAGTTGGTCACTATCGAAAAGGAGGTCCCAGGACCAGAACGAGTTGTCGAAGTGCCAGGACCAGAACGAGTCGTCGAAGTCCCCGTCGAAGTAATTAAGGAAGTAGAAGTTATAAAAGAGGTAGAAGTGCCTGTTGAAGTTCCTGTTGAAAAGATAGTGGAAAAGATAGTTGAAAAAGAAATTAAAATAGAAGTACCTGTAGAAAAAGTTGTAGAAAAACTTATACAAGGTCCTGAAAGAGTTGTTGTAAGAACTGACAATAGAGAAATAGACAGACTTACAGCCTTAGTAGCAGAGTTAGAAAATAGATTAGAACAGAGACCTATCAAAGAAAAAATTGTTGAAGGTCCTAGACGTGCAGTCAGAGTAGAACTACCAAACACCGGTGACCTCAGGACTGCGGCAACACTTATAGCAAATAGTGAAATGAATATAAATGATTTATCCACAGATGAAATACTCAGTATGTTGCAAGAATTAAGTGAAGAAGATGTAAATAAACAGTTGGGAGGTTTTTGGGCAGTCCCATTACCAAACGATACAGATGACGACACAACAGACACAAACTATGTTACGAGGAAATAATGCCCGGTGATAAAGAACACGAACAAAATCTAAGTTGTAGTTTTTGTGGAAAAAAGCGAACTGAAGTAAAAAAGTTAATCGCTGGACCTAATTCATACATTTGTAATGAATGTATCAATATTAGTCACAAAATTATTAATGAAGAAGATTCATTAGAAGATTTAACCTTCGAAGATATACCAACACCAGAAGAAATCAAAGCACACCTTGATGACTATGTTATTAGTCAAGAATATGCAAAAGAAATTTTGTCAGTCTGTGCATACAATCATTACAAAACAATTTACAACGACAGTGATACTCATATAGAAAAAAGTAACATTGTTATATTAGGTAATACAGGAACAGGTAAAACACTTTTAGCAAAAACATTAGCAGAAAAATTAAGTGTACCTTTTGCAATAGCAGATGCAACAACATTAACTGAAGCAGGATATGTTGGCGAAGATGTTGAAAGCATGTTAGAGAGATTACTTAATATGTGTGATTGGAATTTAGAATTAGCACAAAAAGGTATAGTGTTTATAGATGAGATAGATAAAAAGGCTCGTAAGGGCGAGTCTAACACCGGCACAAAGGATATAAGTGGGCAAGGTGTACAACAAGCACTTTTAAGACTAATAGAAGGTACAGTAGTTAAAGTATCTTCAAATGGTTCAAAACGTATGGATCAATACGTTGAATTTGATACTACTAATGTACTTTTTATATGTAGTGGTGCATTTGTGGGATTAGAAAAACAAGTAAACACAAAAGCAAACAAAAAGAATATTGGATTCAACAAACAATTAAAAACACCAGCAAAGAAAAATACATGGCAACACAAAGTAGAGCATGACGATTTAATCACGTATGGTCTTATCCCTGAACTGGTTGGTAGATTACCAAACATAGTTCCTTTAGAACCTTTAACACAATCTGATATGAAAACAATTTTGAAATCATCAAAAGCAAGTGTATTACCACAAGTTAAAAAACTTATGGAGTTCGATGATATACAACTAGAATTTAATGATGAGTATATAGATGACATTGCCAAAATGGCTAGTAAAACAAAAACTGGTGCTAGGGGATTGAAATCTATAGTAGAAAACAGTTTACATAATATAATGTTTAGGGCACCTAAACTAAAAGAAAATGGAGTTAAAACCGTACGTTTCAACAAATACCCTACAAAAGATGTTGACACTTACCCTGTTTTCATATATACTAACGGTAATGAAAAATCAGATAATGATTATAAAATAAAAATTAGAGGTAAAAGTTGAACAACAAATCACAAGGCAGACAACAAAGTCGAAAAATGACTCAGGGTTGGAATTCTCAAAAGAGAAAAGAGCAACCTAAAAAACCACAACACTATTTAGATAAATTTAGTGGGACCGTAGAAGTACGAAACAACGACGTAAATAAGGCATTGAGAGTTTTGAAAAAGAGATTGGAAAAAGCAGAATTTCAGAAAGAATTGGCGAAGCAACAATATTACGAAAAGCCTAGTGCAAAAAGAAATCGTAAAAAGAAGCAAGCCAAGAAGAGATGGGACAAGTATGTTAGAGAAGCCGAAGCAAGAGGTGATTTTAAACAATACATGCCCACTGGTTCAAAATGGATGAAGTCCAAACGTAAAACAAGGCGAGTAAGAGAATACAACGAAAGGATAGCCGCCATGCAGAGAAGTCGTGGTAACTTCTAATGAGAGTGGTAGTCGTCAGTGGTGGTTTTGATCCACTGCATTCTGGACATATAGACTACTTAGAAGGAGCAAAACAATTAGGTGATAAACTAGTTGTAGCACTTAACAGTGATGAATGGCTCACAAGAAAAAAAGGCAGGCCCTTTATGCCTTTCGAAGAGAGGGCAAGAATTCTAGAAACAATGGACATGGTAGATAATGTTTGGGGTTTCGATGATAAAGACGGCTCAGCAGTTGTGGCTCTGGAAAATGCCAAGAAGGCATATGAACACGCAGAAATTATCTTTTGCAACGGAGGTGATAGAACAAAAGATAACATTCCAGAAATGATTGTTGAAGGCGTTGAATTTGTGTTTGGTGTTGGAGGTTCCAACAAATCAAACAGTAGCAGTTGGATACTAAAGGAATGGCAATATCCAACTACTAGAAGAGTTTGGGGCGAATTTAGTGATTTGTTCCAAGATGAAGTAGTTAAAGTAAAGGAGTTGATAATTGAACCAGGGAAAGGTATAAGTTATCAACGGCACTTTAAAAGAAGTGAAATTTGGTTTGTCAGTAAAGGAGAATGCGAAGTAAAGTATAGTGCTAGTAATCCAGACAACTTTACAAATATAATTCTTAAACAAGATGATAACTTTCATGTAAAAGCAAATGAATGGCATCAAATTGTTAATAGAACTGATAAGCCATGTCACATAATTGAAATACAATATGGCGATGAGACCAGTGAAGATGACATAGAACGTCTTCAATATTACAACGGAGAATAATGGAATTGAAAGAATTAAACCAGGGCAGAGCATGTGAGATACTTAATTCTATAGTAGAATATGAAATGGCTGGAGTTGTTAGATACGCACACAGTTCGTTAATGATTACAGGACCTTATAGGATTCCTATTGTTACATTTTTACAAGAACAAGCAAACGAAAGTCTAGCACATGCCTTACAAGCCGGAGAACTAATTACGGGCTTAGACGGGCATCCTAGTCAAGTTATAGCACCAATTGAAGAATCACATGACCATAGTATTGTTCAAATACTTCAAGAAAGTTTAGAACATGAAACTCATGCAGTAAATTTATATAAAGAATTACTTTCTGAAGTAGAAGGTGCAAGTATATATTTAGAAGAATATGCTAGAGGGCAAATTGGACAAGAAGAACAACACGCATTAGAAATCAAAAAGATGTTAAAGGACTTTGCATGAGACTCAGTTATAAAGATTGTGGCAAAATAGGATTTACATGTAGTACATTCGATTTGCTACATGCAGGACACATCACAATGCTTGAAGAAGCAAAAAGACATTGTGATTTTTTGATAGTAGGATTGCAAACAGATCCTACAATAGACAGACCAGAAAATAAAAATCCGCCAGTACAAAGTTTAATAGAAAGACAAATACAGTTGGCGGCTGTAAAATATGTAGATGAAATAGTATGTTATGCAACAGAACAAGATTTAGAGGATTTACTTTTAACACTTCCTATAAATGTGAGAGTGTTAGGAGTTGAATACAAAGATAAACAATTCACTGGTAAGCAAATTTGCAAAGACAGGAATATTAAATTAGTATTCAATGGCAGAGACCATAGTTTTAGCAGTACCAGTCTCAGACAGAGAGTTGCAGAGCATGAAAAATCTACTTAGATTATTAGAAAGGTTTGATAGAAAACGAATTATATTGGACCGAATACACCAAGAACCATATCTAACTAGGTATTATCTATTCCTAAAAGATAGAAAATGGTTTCCTTTTAACTTTTTCCTACATAATTTTCATAAAGGTGATCCAGATGACCTACATGACCACCCTTGGAGTTATTTCACAATCATACTAAAAGGTGGATATTGGGAACATACACCCAAAGGAAAATTTTGGCGTAAAGCAGGAAGTATGAGATTTGCTGGTAGTAAGTCATTACACCGTATAGAATTAGAGCCTAATGTTGATGTTTGGACATTATTCTTTGTAGGACCACGTGTTAGAGAATGGGGTTTTATCAAGAAAAACAAGTGGATACATAATGAGACGTATTTATTGTCAAAAAAAGGTTGACATTGATACTAAAAGAAGTATAATAGTGTATAAGTTAAGGAATTGTCCTTAACACAATCGACAATGTATATAGGAGGTCATATGACTACTACATTCGTAAGCAAAGAGCAGAAAGTACTTTCAGCTCTACAAGAAGGCAGAACATTAAGTTCAGCTCAAATGAAAGCACATTTTGGTGCTGGTAACCCACAAGCAGTGATTCAATCACTTCGTTTCAAAGGTTATTCAATTTATCTTAACACAGTAACTGATACTAAAGGTAGAAGCAGAAACGTTTATCGTTTAGGTACTCCTTCAAGAGCAGTTATTGCCGCAGGATACAAAGCACTTGCCACTTCTTAAGTAGCAAATAACCGACCACGGTTAAGTAAAAGCACACCTTCGGGTGTGCTTTTTTTATGATTGATTGAAAACACATATGGAAGAAAGAACACAAACAAATAATCATTAATATTGTGTTCGGCGTTTATTGTTGTTTTGTTGGATTAGACGTTGAAATAATGCATTCAAGTAGACGTAGAAGCAACACAGGCAATCTAATAGAAGAGAGTGTTGTTGATGAGTAACACTTTTTTCTAATGGTATTCCTATTACCTAAACAAAATTCAAACACATTTATTAGATAAGTATAATTCTCCAATCGAAAAAGACACACTTTTTGATTCCATATAACTAGAATATTGTTAATAATCTGTGGATATCTTGTTGATATTTATTGGATAAAAGGTTGACATATATTCCTACTTTGTGTATAATAATAGATTACTGTGACAAAACAGGCAGTTTTTCTGTCTGTGTTTATCAGTAATATAATAATAAGAAGGAGGATTAAATGAAAAATTTAATCAGTATTGAGAATGGATATAAGGCTTTAGTAGTTTTACTATTGTCTATTATGGCATTCGGAGCCCAAGCGGCTTCAGTGAGTGGAAATGTTGGTTACGGAAGTGATTACATTTTCAGAGGTCAATCTCAAACACAAGGCGATAGTGCATTGTCAATGGGTCTACATGTAGACGCAGGAGCAGGCGTATATGCTGGAGTTTGGGCATCGGAAGTTTCATATGCTGGCAGTAATGCTGACAGAGAAACTGACATGTATGTAGGTTGGGCAGGAGCAATCGGAAAAGACTTTGGTCTTAACGTGGCTTATATCGACTATGCATACAGTGGTGATGCTTCTTTAGACGGTTCAGAGATTTTTATCGAAGGATCATATAAAGATTTGACTATATCTCACAACATCGGAAACGATGACTTCAACGACTACACAGAAGTCTCATATAACATAATGAACGCAGTTGATGTGTCTTATGGTTCATGGGATAATGTAGGCGACAACTGGTCAGTAAGTAGAAGTTTTGAATTACCTATGGGTATTGAAGGAACAGTTGCTTATGTAGACTTTGCCGCTGAAGACGGCTCAGGACTTGCAGACGAAGATACTTTTGTATTTTCAGTTAGCAAATCATTCTAAGTAATTAGAAGTCCTTTACGTTATTAATAACTTTGGATAGGGTTTTATTTTATATAGGACCCTATTCTTTTATAAAAGTTCATAACAAATAAATTTAATTTTGGTTTTTCCCACATTCTTTCATGCCAATAGTATAGAACCATTTTAGTTAATACTTCTATACTCGCAATACTGGCACCAATAGCCGCACTACCTGTTAATAAGAAACTGATTAAAAAAGTATCAGCAGATGCTAATACACGCCATGTACAGGCTTTTAATGTCGAGATAATTCTATGTCGCTTTCTCGTATTCATGTTACACTCCCTTCAAGTATTCACAGGGAGGGCGAATACAAGATGTTTTTCGATATATGGATTTATAGTACTCTAGTGTTGTCTTTGGATTCTATAAACTGTTGTAGTATGTCCGCTTTTTCGTTTTTTATAACATCTATTATTGTGTTGGTTAGATTTATTTCCTTTCTAACCATTTGCATCTTGAACATGAGTTCCTGCATTACTTTTTGATAGTATAACAGTTCTTCTTCTTTCGCTTCTTTATCCTTTATTAAATCGGATATTAGAATTATTCTAGCAAATTTGTCCTGTTGCATACAATTACTTATACCTACTAAAAGGCCCAGTTATAATAGTGTTTTATAAAAAAATAAAAAAAAGATTGCAAAAAAGGTTGATTTTTGCCAAAAAAGTACTATATAATGTATATAGATTATAAATATCTTTGCATTTTAAGAAATAAAGGAAGTGCAAGGGCGATAGAATCGTAAGAGACTAAAGTCTACTGTACAACTGCTATAACTAAAAATGCCGTGTATAATCAACTAAGGAAAAATACACAAGGTTTAAGGATCGTAAGTGAAATAGACCGAATGGCATTAGTACTAAGAAGGCTATACATGATTGGGTCCACCAACAAAGGACCGGAGATGGTAACATCAAAGGAAACCAAGAAGATGGACAAGTGTCGTGAGGAGATACAGACACATACTAACAGAAACGACCTCACAATGCGACCTTTTAATTCGCCAAATGGGTTTTGAAAGGATGAGAAAGAATAACTTGCTATATAGGAGATTATTATGAATAAGCAAATCCGATTCACTACCGAATCACTTTCCCCACTATATAAAATGTCCGTAGGCTTTGACAGACTTGCAGAGCAGTTTTTTAACGATCCTACGTTCACTAATAACGCAACAGGGTATCCACCCTTTAACATCAGCAAAGGCAAAGATGACATTTATGAAATTACTTTAGCCGTTGCAGGTTTTAAGAAAGATGACATCGAAATTGAAATTGAAGATGGTACTTTGAAAATATCAGGTACATCTGCAGTATTAGATTCAGATGAAATCGAATATCTTCACAAAGGTATTGCTGAAAGAAACTTTACTAGAACATTCAAACTAGCAGAGTTTGTAGAAGTAAAATCAGCAAAACTAGAAGATGGTATTTTAAGAGTTTCATTATACAGGAACGTACCTGAAGCAATGAAACCACAAAAGATTAAAATATCATAATCCTTGCGGTAAATATGTGGGTAGCAGTATTTTCTGCTACCCTTTATTATTATGGCAAAGAAAGACAAAAGAAAAACATTATTGTATTTGATTCCAGAAGGTGAGACTAGAGATAGTCACACATATCATTATACATTTGTCAAAACAAAAAACTTGACAATTGATAATAAGAAGTTAAAATTAAAGAAGTATAATCCAGTCAAAAGAAAACACGAATGGTTTATAGAGGCTAAGTTACCACCACATAGTAAATAATATGACAGAACAAGTTGAACAAAAGACTAGAACTAATGTAGGATTAAAATACCCACCAAGGTATGATGTTATTATTTTTAATGACGATTTTACTCCAGTAGAGTTTGTAATAAAACTACTAGTGGAAATATTTAATAAAAATTTAAAGTCTGCAAAAGACTTAACATTAGAAGTTCATGAGTCGGGCTCAGCAGTTGCTGGAACATATTCACATGAAATTGCAGAACAAAAATGTGGAGAAGCAATCACTGTTTCCAGAGGACAAGGACATCCTTTGCAACTTAAAGTCAACAAGGTTGAGTAATGAGCATTGATAATTTTAATGAGAAATATTACAAAGAAGGATTCGTAACAGATTTAGAAAATGAAACCTTTCCCAAAGGTTTGAATGAAGACATTATAAAAAATATTAGTCTACTTAAAGATGAACCAGAGTGGTTACTTGAATACAGATTAAAAGCATTCAAAAGATGGGAGCAAATGAGTGAACCAGATTGGAGTGAACTGGATTATGAACCAGTTGACTATCAAGAATTAAGTTATTACTCTGCACCTAAAACAAGAAACAAAGATGAAATACCACAAGAGATATTAGACACTTTTGAAAAGTTAGGTGTACCATTACATGAACGTGATGCACTTTTGGGTTTAGACACAGAAAAACCAAAACAAGAAAATCTCATTCCAACAGTAGCCGTTGATGCTGTCTTTGATAGTGTTAGTGTTGCTACAACATTTCAAAAAGAATTAAAGAAGCATGGCATTGTATTTTGCAGTATCAGTGAAGCAGTTAAAGACCATGAAGAACTAGTTAAAGAATATTTAGGTAGTGTCATACCTTACACAGACAATTACTTTGCTACACTGAACTCTGCTGTATTCACAGACGGTACTTTTGTGTACATTCCTAAAGGTGTAAAATGTCCTATGGAACTAAACACATACTTTAGAATAAATGCAAGAAACACAGGACAATTTGAACGTACACTTATTATTGCAGACGAAGGCAGTTATGTAAGTTACTTAGAAGGTTGTACTGCACCAGCATATGATGAGAATACATTACATGCCGCCTGTGTAGAATTAATTACTAAAGACAATGCAGAAATAAAATACTCCACAGTACAAAATTGGTATCCAGGTAATGAAGATGGAGTAGGTGGTGTTTATAACTTTGTAACAAAACGTGCTAAGTGTGAAGGTAAAAATAGTAAAGTTAGTTGGACCCAAGTAGAAACAGGTTCAGCAGTAACTTGGAAATATCCAAGTTGCATTTTAAAAGGTGAAGGTAGTATTGGAGAGTTCTTTAGTGTTGCAGTAACAAAAGGCAAACAACAAGCAGACACAGGAACAAAAATGATACACTTAGGTAAGAATACCAAAAGCACCATTATATCCAAAGGTATAAGTTTTGGAGACAGCACAAATACATATAGGGGTTCAGTAAAAGTTAATCCAGGAGCCAAGAATGCGTCTAACTATACAAAGTGTGATAGTTTAATGTTACAAGACAGCAGAGCATTAACTATTCCTTATGTAACTAGTCAAAATGATAGTGCTATGATAGAGCATGAAGCAAGTGCTGGAAAAATTAGTGAAGAACAAATGTATTATCTAGCAACAAGAGGATTTAGTGAAGATGATGCAATGAATTTGGTTGTAAATGGATTTTGTAAAGATGTATTCCAAAAACTACCATTAGAGTTTGCCGCAGAAGCCAATCAGTTGTTAGCAGTACAACTGGAAGGTGCAGTTGGATAATATTGACAATACACACATAAGGTAGTATAATAACGGCATGTTAAAATTAAAGAATTTTTCTGTAGAACATATACTTGAAGATATCACAACGACATTTGATTTAGGCAAGACTTATGTTGTAATGGGAAGTAATGGTGTAGGTAAAAGTACACTATTGCATGGCATTATGGGAAGACCTGACCTTAATGTATCTGGTGAAATAACTTTTTTGGGTAGTGACCTAACAGAGTTAGAGACAGATGAAAAAGCAAGGTTAGGAATGTTTGTTGGATTCCAAGCACCAACAAGTGTACCTGGTTTAAGTAATTTTCAATTTATGAAACAAGCATTAAACATATCAGGTAAAGATATTGCAGAGACATTAAGAAATTTTAAAGACATAAGTGGTAAACTTAACTTGCCTGATAATTGGGACAAAAGAAACCTTAACACAGATGCTAGTGGTGGTGAGAAAAAGAAAAATGAACTTATTCAAATGAGTATGCTTAACACCAAACTGGCAATGCTTGATGAACCAGACAGTGGATTAGACGTTGATGGTATCAAAGCATTAATAGAACAACTTAACGAATGGCGTAATAATGATAACACTTTAATTGTTGTTACACACTATCAAAAATTAGTTGAAGGCTTGAACCCAGACAAAGTATTAGTCTTGAAAAAAGACGGAGTTCTATCAGGCGGTATTGAACTTGCAGATAAAATATTTAGTCAAGGGTTTGAAAGTGTATAAAAATTTATTCTATAGAGAAACATTAGAACCAACAAAATCTTATGATAGTTTCTACACTATACAAGACTTGTATGATTTTGTTACAGGCGAAAATACAAAAACCAAAGACTATCATCATTTAAAACACAAACTAAATAATTTTTACACAGGTTATAACAACAATGTAGATTATATTACAGGCACCGGTTTACCCAATCCAAAGTCTGAACAGTTTAACTTTGCAAACTTGCATAAATTTTATAACAAAGAAATACTGTGGTCAAGTTCTCCAGCAGAAAAACAATACCTAGCAGACTTAGAACCTTTTGAAACAGTAGCATTCAAAAAGAATACATTATTGTTTAATGATGGTATGGTTTTTCCTAGCAACGATTTAGGAATAAAGAAACCTTTTCAATTACAAATTTTAGACCAAATAAAAGTAAACAGAAACAAACAAGATGAATATGTAAAGTTAATTAGAAACACAGAAAACTTTTCTAACTTTACATACGCATTCTCGCCTTTTTTGAATACAATAATTATACCTTCTGGTGCTAATGGATCATTTATGAAAAATCCAATTAGTATTAATTATGTGAACAAAAATTCTAAAGGCATATTAGAATGCAATACAAATATTATAGATGTACAACACAAAACAAAAGTTCATTTAAAAGAGAATGTAAAATTACAATCTGGACAAATGAATAACATAATTTATGTTGTGAGAGAAAACAGTGAACTAGTCATAGATAGAGTTACAAATGATTTTGGTGGCTTCGGTATATTTGATAGCAAATTTATTTGCCACCCCAACAGTAAAATTACTATTAATTTTAAAAATACAGGATCCGACTATTATCAAGAAAACTTTTATTTTGATATGACTACAAATGTAGACTTAACACTAAATGGCAGGAATAACATTTACAAAGGACATGAATATCATCAATACGTTCATGTAGACAGTAGAAGTTCAGACAACAAAAGTACTATAGATATAAAAAATGTTGGAAATGAAAAAGTCAATACAAGTTTTATAGGAAGGTTTGATGTTAGTCCTAATAGTGTGGGTTTTGATGGTCACATGAAAAATGAAAATTTAATGTTGACTCCAAATACAAAAATGCACTCCAGACCCATACTAGATATACATACCAAAGAAATTGAGTGTACTCATGGTTGTACCATAAGTAATATAGATAAAAGCAAATTATATTATTTGCAGAGCCGAGGCCTTCCAAAAGACATAGCCGAGGACGTATTAGTAAGTAGTTTTTTATGTTAAAAGTTTATAAAAAAGCAAAAGATATCAAACAGATTAGGAATTGTTTTCCTAGTTTAGCATATAGCGAATTGACATACTTGGACAATGCCGCAAGTAGTCAAACTGTTGATAGTTCAATCAAAGCGGTAAGTGATTATCACTACAATTACAGAGCAAATGTTCATAGGGGAGACTTTAAGACTAGTACTATTGCAAGTGACAAGTATGACGAAGCAAGAGTAGAAGTTGCAAAACTTATTAATGCTGAACCACATGAGATTGCTTTTACAAATGGTACAACTGCAAGTTTAAACATAATTGCAGATTGGACTCCATTAGAGCCAGCAGTAATTATGACTGAGGTAGAGCATCACAGTAACATTTTACCTTGGATGCAACAAGGTAGAACAAAAGCAAACGGTCAATTAGTTATAGTACCAGGCAATGATGAAGGTAATGTAGATGTTAATGCTTGGTATGAAACAATAAAAGATAATCCAGGAAGTGTTTGCAGTTTCTTAACACAAAGTAATTTTACAGGACAAGAACTTCCTTGGCAACAAATGATAATGATTGCAAAGGAACATGACTGTGAAGTTGTAATAGATGCATGCCAAAGCATAGGACATAAACCGATAGATGTTAAAAAGAATGATATAGATTGGATGGCATTTAGTGGTCACAAGATGTATGCAAGTACAGGTACAGGAGTATTGTATCACAAAGGTGGATTTGATGATGTTCAAACATGGTTAGGTGGAGGAACAATTACACAATGTGATTTTGATACATTCACTATGAAAAGAGGACCTGAAAGAATGGAAGCCGGTACACCAAATGTTGCAGGTGTTCACAGTTTAGGTGCGGCGGCAAAATGGATACAAGATATCACATACAATGAAATACATGAATGTGAAACAGAATTTTTTAATATGTTAAAAGACAAAGGTCTATTTGACATAGAACAAATGGAACTTATTGGACCTACTAAACCAAATAGTGTTTATAGTTTCAAAGTAAAAGGTACAAGTCCAAGTGACTTGGCAGGATTTTTAGACATGCAAAATGTTTGTGTGAGGACGGGCCATATGTGTGCCTATCCGGCAAGTTATAGATATACAAATAGTGATGGGATTTTACGAGTTAGTTCAGCACCATATAATGATGAACATGATTGCGTAAAATTAGTTGAGGGATTATGGCAGGCGATAGAAAAGATGAAACTGTAGGACCACCTGATAATTTACAGGACCAATTAGTAGAACAAATCATAGCAAACTTGCGTAGAGTTTACGATCCTGAATTAAACTTAAATGTTTACGATTTAGGTTTGATTTATGAAGTTGCAGTGAATAAAGAATATGACGCACAAGTTATCATGACACTTACTACACCTAATTGTCCAGCCGCAGAAATAATTCCAATGGAAATAGAGTTTGCCACTAGAGCAGTTGAGTGCATTAATAAAGTGAACATTGTTTTAACCTTTGATCCACCCTGGGACCCCCATGTGATGGTAAGTGATGAAGGTAAGTACCAATTGGGACTACTATGAGCATTAAGAAAGAATTTAATATACAAGAAACAACTACACCTAGTCCTGATACTGTAATCAAAACAGATAAGGGTGATGAGTTTAGTATAGGTGAAATCCAACATTCAAAAAGGATAACTAAGAGTGCTACACCAAAAGGTGACCTAAGTTGGTATGTAAAATGGATAAGCAGTATGTTTGTTCTATCGGCTGTGATGATGCGTTCTCAAGATGGCGATATGTTCCAAACAGCAGACAGAGTTCTTAGTTTGATAGGTTGTTTGGGTTGGACATGGGTTGGACTTTTGTGGAAGGATAGAGCCCTAATTATCCTGAATGCAATCATCGTATTTGCCCTTGGATCAGCACTTTTAGGGCAATTTTTCAGATATTTTACATAAATTTACCAAAAAAACTGGTAAAAAGGTTGACTTTACTCCAAAAAGACGTATAATAGTATATGTAGGTTAAGGAAAAGGAGTAATTAATGTATAAAGTATTTCAAATTAAAATCAACAGCGAAGTCCATAACTTTGTGAATAGCAATGACAGAGGACACACTGGTGCTGAAGAAAAGTATCCAATTTACGAAACATATATGAGATTGACTCATAGTTTCCGTGATGCTATTAAATTCAAAGATACTGACTTTCAACATTTTACCCATGTTGCTTCTGTAAAGAAGGACGCAGGTCTTGTTGATAGTTCCGGTGATAGTTGGCAGGTACGTGATTTGGAAGATGTGTTTGCTGTTTTAAACGGTAGATACTATGACGAGGATACTGAAAAAGATCCTGTGTTCGATGTTCATGTAAGCGATTACAAAATGAAAACTGTTACTCGCAAAGACGGTGAAGTAGTAACTTTCCGTGACATGCACTCTTTGAGTGTTGGTGATATTGTTCAAGACGTTGACAACGGTACATTCCATATTGTTGCTAGTTTTGGATTTGAAGATGTTACTGACCAAATAAAAAATTATGTTGAACAATCACTAGAGGTGGCTTAATGAAAGTAGATTTAAAAATGGCACAGTCCTTCAACAAGGCTGTAACAAATCCTGAAAATATTCAGGCTAATGGGCATGTCAACTGGAACTTTGTAGATGCAGACGTTTACATGGATGTTGGTCCTCGTGACACAGATGGCAATCCTGCAAACAACCAAAAGCATTATGCGATGTTTGATGTTCTAGCAGATGCATTTGAAAAAGCAAATGGTAAACAAGTTCAATCAAGCATTCGATAAAAACAAACCAACTCAATGCCCGGCACATGTCGGGCATTTTTTTCTTGACATTTGCCACTTAATCCGGTAAAATACTAATTATGACAATGCATTTAGCACAAGGTCTAACGACCATAAGAAATAAAAAGTACAAGCCTAAAATGACTAAGGCTAACATTGCCAAGTGGGAAGAAGGTTTGAGAAAGAAAAACAAAGAACACAAAAGGCTAGGTTTGCCCAAGTGGACTTTTGAACAGTATGTTGATTACTGTCACGGTATATCGCCTAAAATAGATCCTAGGCGAAAAGAAGCATTCAAATCTGCTGTTCCTAATCATTTTCAAAATGAACGGTATAAGGAAATGCAAGAACATGCCAAGAAGTATCCTAGTATGCCTTTGACAAGTAGAGGCGGTACTGCTGAAGATATTGAGTGGCAAAAAGAAAAAGCAGAAATATGTAAGAATTACACTATTGCTCCTGCTTACAACAAAGGTGCTTATCAAGTAATTGGTAAGAACAACATTAAAGATATAGGAAAATGACTTTTACAGTAAAAGAAGCCCAAGCAGTAATAGGTAGACTTAAAGGAGACACTATAAGTTGCTGTCTTTGTGCTGAGCCTGTAAAAGAAATTGATAGTCATAATGCTTGGCCCGTTGTAGATGGTAGGTGTTGTGAAACTTGTAATTATGTTGTAGTTGTTCCTGCGAGATTAAAAGCAGTTGATGGACAGGACTGATGCGTAACCCAATACCAGATATCATAATAACACTCTTTATACTAACTTTAGTATATGTTGCAGTACATCAATGGACAGGAGTAATGGTATGACATCAAATTGTATATCACATCAAGAAGTAGCAAAGGTATTACATGCAGATGGCAGTTCCTATAAAATGGGAACACTAGTATATGGTACCTATGAAGAAATAGAAGAATGGTGTGAAAAGAATAACATGTGGGTAGACAAGTATATGGATCATGTTAATCCTAGCACATTATACAATACTGCTGAATGGGTAGGGACTGGATTATCAGATCCCTTTGCAGTCAGTGTTCCATTTGATTATAGAAAGAGTAGAGCAATGGGCACATTCAATACTAGAGGTGTAAATTTAGACAAATGGTAGAAAGAATAAAACATTGGGCAGATGTATGTAAAATACATTGGAAAGAAATCATATCTCTTGCTATTGCTTTACATTGGCTTATGGATTTAATAATTATTATACCATTGTCATTAGCAATAGGATATTTTACAGGAGTACATTTTGGCGGACACTAAACACATAGGATATCCTTTACCGTCTGAAATGTTTCATGGAACGGTGAGAGAAGATTTTGTTAAGCACGAAGCAATAAGTGAATTACTAGATATTGATTTAAAGTGTCCTTATTGTGAAAAAACTTTATTAACAGCAAATGAGAGAAACAAAAAAAGGTAGAAAACAATGAAAGAATATGAAAAAATTAAAAAACAGCAGTCTGAACAATTAGGTTCTATAGATGATGTACATCCTATGAAACAGGTTGCTATAATGTCAGTTATACAAATGCTAATGTTAGCAGGTGTAGGTATTGCGATGTATATGATTGCAATATCATTTTAGGAGAGAGAATGGCAGAAGACAAAGATAAATCAAACAAAGGTCAATGGCATGGTGGCAAAGGTTCTGTGCAAAAACCTAATGACCAAGATAAATTTGCAGATGGCTGGGACGCCATATGGGGTAAGAATAAAGACACAGAATTAACAAGGAGAGAACAAGTATTGTTAGATCCATTAGAAGCAAGTAAGCGAAGCGACAAAAGGAAAAAATGACTTTACCAGATGTAATAGGACTAATAGGAGTTGCATTACTAATTGTCACTTATGCACTACTGCAATTAGATAGAATTGATCCTAAAGGATTTTGGTACAGTTTTAATAACTTATTGGTAGCAATACTTGTTACTGTAAGTTTAGTTTATACTCCAAACCTTGCTAGTATAGTAATTGAAGTATTTTGGTTCCTTATTAGTTTGTATGGAGTTGTTATGTTTTTTAAGAGAAAAGACTTGACAAATAATAAAAATAGTATAACATAAGTTAATAACATAAAGACCGAGGAGGGTCGTTCACTATGGAAATGAAAACTTATGCTGATAAGATAAATCAGCAATTCACAGAAGAAGCAAGTAATCTTGTTTCATTACAACAACGTCTAAATGATGCACTAGAACTAAATCCAGTATTTGCAAAAATGCTAGATGGTGCAGTAGACGAATTCAAACGTAGAAACAAACAATGGAAGTCATTTAATGATATGACATTGTGTAATGCCATACCGGCAAAACTTAGTGATGTGGTAATTGATACTACATTACAACGTCCTTTAAACATTAGGCACATTATAAAGATACTTGGCTACTTTAGTCAAAGTATGGTTATGCCTATTCAAGTGTACAAAGAAGTGCCACCAGGAGCGGAATGGATTGCATGGGATGGACAACATACTGCTATTACATTATATATAATTGCAACAAAAGTTTTTGGCGAACGTCCTGCTAATGTAGAAATTCCAGTTGTGGAATATCCAGTAGACAACAAGTTAGAAATTAGACGTAACTTTATTTTATTAAATGGAGATGCTAAAGAACCACTAGACTTTATTGATACATTTAAACAAATGGTATTTGGAGTTAGAGTAGATGGCGCAACTGATGAAGATTGGAAAGACTCAGAACAAAAACAACAATACTTAGAACAATCTGGTATTTTTGCTACAAACAGTAAGTTTGGTGATGAAGATGAGAATGGTGCATTTACATTGTTAGCAGATACGTTAATGAGTAAAAGCCTTAAAACTAGAAAACATCCAGACATTACTAAAATGTTTACTAGTTATTGGAGTTACTTAAACAATGACAGACCAGTACAAGCCAAGGAGGCTAGGCAGTTATACGAATACTTTGATGCATGTTACTCACAAGGTATTACAGTAGATGATGATTACTGTAGAAAACTTGCAGACTTTACTAAAGAATACTTTGAAGCAGACTTTAGTGAGAATGGAATGTTTTGGGATAAGGTAAAAATTAGTTATTCAAATTGGTATCGAGGTGCTAACAAGCATAGTGAAGATAAAAATGAGGATGGCGAAATTATTGTTAGAGGGTTTACTACAGAATGGCGTTGTGGCGGACCTTTCCTTATTGCACAAATTAAGAAAAGTACAGACTTAAAAACTCCAACATACTCTCCTAATAATGGGTATAGTGTATTGGATTTTGAATTATGGCAATAAGAGATCCAAAAAAAGATAGGTTAAAGTCTAATTCAGTCTTAAAAGAACAATTAGACAAACCTTGTATGCTAGAGGACTGTGATAATACTATCAGTATATATGACGGTCCTGGTAGCAACGTCTTGTGTAGAGAGCATCAATTAGAATGTGTTGAATATGGAGGCATGGGTAAACCAGAAAGACCTTGGACATTTTATAGAACTATGGAATGTGCAAAGTGTGGATATAACCCAACTGAAGATACACAGTTTGATGAGATAGAAGATGAGTACCATAGACTTCGTGTAATGCGAGCCATTATGCATGGTGACCATATACACCTAAAGAGCCAAGGTGGTGCTAATACGAAGGATAATATACAGACATTGTGTGTTAAATGCCATATGATAAAAACATACAAGGAGAAGGATTACTTAGGTGCCAAACAAAGATAGGCTAGAAATGGAGAACTTCTTGGAAGGTTCTGTAAACGAAGAACTAAAAGATTTGCAAGGAGCATTGTTGGTATTGAGTGCTCCTTGTAATGATGATGCTGACTATGAGCATATGACAGAAGCGGCTGTACACAATGCAATAAAACCTTTTACTAAATGGTTTGACAATAATGAAATAGAGTATGAGATACGCATGAGTTATGGCAAGCCACATGCTAGTTATGGTATGGATAATGTTCAGTTTAGTGTGAATGTGTGGATAAGACCTTTGGGTAAAAAGTTCACTGAAGAAGAAAGAATGATATTTGAATTGAAGTTTGCAAATAAGTTTCCTATTAAAAGTTTACAAAAATATATGGAAGACCTATTCAAATAAGTATAAATACACTTATCATTAAAACTAGTTTTAAAGGAGAAGTTTTATGGCAGTAGAAATGACAGTTCCAATGGTAAAATGGAATAAACGTGCTATCCCTGAAGGCGAAACAGATTACGCATGGGTTGAAGAGGATAGTAAAGAAATTTTTGAAGGAAAACGTGTTGTAGTATTTGCACTACCTGGTGCTTTTACACCTACATGTAGTAGTACACATTTACCTGGATACGAAGCAAAATATGATGACATTATTGCTGAAGACGTAGATGCAGTATATTGCCTTAGTGTAAATGATTCTTTTGTAATGAATTCGTGGTTTGCAGACCAAGGTATTGTAAAAGTACAACCAATTGCAGATGGTAATGGTGAATTTACACGTCATATGGGTATGCTTGTAGAAAAATCAGCAGTATGTTTTGGATTGAGAAGCCAAAGATATTCAATGGTTGTTGATAACGGCTTTATAGAAAATATCTTCTGTGAAGACGGAAAGGAAGATAACTTTGCAGGTGACCCTTTTGATATTAGTGATGCAGACACAATGCTTGAATATTTGCAAAATGTCAAAGAACTAAGACGTGAAGAAATTGCTAGGTTCCAAGAAGAACAAGAAAGAGCAGAAGCAGAAGAGATTGAAGAAGATGTCTAATATTATTTTACCAACTGCGTCAGAAGTAGATGCTGTAGACGAATCAGCATTTATTTGGGACGATTTGTTAGATGGTATTTTAACACTCGAACAAGGTAAAGCAATTAAATGTATCACAGACCAACTTGATGCTGATGATGTTTTGTCTATTAGAGAAGCCTATGCAGGTACAGGAAAAACTGCTAACTTCATTAGAGAAAATTCAACACATGGTGATAGTTTCAAAATTACAACAGTTGACCAATTTATAGACACATATCTATACACTGGAGACTATTTTGAAAACTGTGAAAATGCATCTAATGTTTATAAATTAGATGTAAGTGTTACAAGAGAGATTGTATTTGATGAAGATGGTACACCAACTGAAGTTAAAGTATATGATCCTTATTCAGAGAGTGAACCAAAGTTAATTAGAACAATTGACTTAGCAGTACAACCTTCGTTTTTAACCAAACAAAAACTATCTGAAGTAGATCCTTTAATAGCACCTAAGTCTGCTATTGTGAATGCAGACGGTGATACGTTAGGAACTACTGGAGACTTTGAGCCTAAAGTCGTAATTTATATGACTTGGCCCATTACATTAGGTAGTGAAGAACATGAAAAGGATGCCTTAGACAGAGAATTTGCCGCAGTATTAAAAGCATTACCCGTAGGAGGAGTATTGTTTGTTACGCACTTTCAACTACCTAAAACTAATGGTTGTTTTTGGAATGCATACGAAGGTGTAAAACATGCAGGCTATACATTCGAAGAAAGTTGGGTTATAAATACAGAGCCAGATGGCAGTGGTCCTTGGACATGTGGTATTGTAAAACGGCTCAGTTAATGCTTTTTAGATAAATAGTTTAGTAAAATTATTAAATTGGAGTAAAGAATGCCTAATATTACATTGCCTACTGAAGCAGAAAGAGCCGCAGTAGATACCTCATCATTTACTTGGTCAAATTCAGAACCAGGTTCATTAACTAAACCTCACGGTGCATTACTAAAACTTATTGGTGACCAACTAGAGTCCGGTGAATATGTACAAGTTATTTCAATGAGTAGAGGAACAGGCAAAACTCCAAAATTTATTGCTCAAAATACTACAAATGGTGCAGACCTTAAAATTGTATTGAGAGACGATTTTGGTGAAAATAAAGGCGCCAACGCATTAGAACAAAATAAAGTAGGCTCGTTTTCAACTTTTGTAGACTCTACTTCTAGAGCAAATGTTAAAGTTTTATTAGGTTCTGTTGACAATGTTTATCTACAAGACTTAGATGGCGTTATTGTTAATAATAACTTCGTAGTTACATATACAAATACTGAAACAGGTGCTGAGATTGTTACTCTTGATAAGTCAGGTGCATGTACACCATTCAACGATATGACCACTGAAGAACTCAATACAGAACTTGGATATCCTCTAGCAGACTTCCATACTAAAGAAGTATTGTTAAATAAAGATGATGCCAAATTAGACGGTGGCGGTGATAGACCTTCTTCATATGATGTTATATGTGTTTGTCCTCCACCTCATTTAACACAAACATTAATGAGGGAAGCCAATCACAGATTCGATTTAATTGATTCAGATGATGACGCAACTGAACAAGCAAGACTTGAAGCATGGATAAAACGTGACTTTACAATAGGATTTTTGAAAGTTTGGAATAAACTTCCTGTTGGTGGTGTTGCTATCTATGATAAAATACACCTTCCTGTAATCAATCAAGCAATTTTAGACGGACAAGCACATTTAGATGCCGCAACATATGACTCATGTCTTTACAATAACACAGAGTCAGATTACACTGGTGCATATCAGTCGTTTGCTATCAAGAAATTGTCTTAATAAACAAAATCATTCATAAATATCTGTATGAAACTCGCTATCACTGGAGTGGGTATTGTCTCGCCTTTAGGCAATAGTCTCTCTGAAAACATACAAAATTTAAAGGCTTTACAAGTTCCTATTCAGGATTATAGACCACAAGGTCATTTTAGTGATTGGATTTTAAATGTTGAAAAAGCATTTCACACTAATTATGAAGATGTGGATTTAGAAGGTTTAATTGAACCTAAAAATAAACGTTGGTTAGATCCTACTGTTGTTACAAGCATGATTGCTGTAAATGAAGCAGTAGAAATGAGCGGCTTAGATTTTCCTGATGATACACCAGTTTTTGTAGGCACCATAAGAGGTGGTGCACCAAACTTAGCAAGGTATGGACAAATACTGCATCAAAATAAACGTAAAGTACACCCCCAAATTTTATTAAGTAGTTCACATGAATACGTCAGTAATCATGTTAGCAGTCATTACAAATGGCATGGTGCTAGTATGGGTACAAGTGGTACATGTATTAGTGGAGTACAAGCATTAGACCTTGCCAAAAAGTATATGATGACAGAAGGTTATACTTGTGCTGTTGTAGGTGCAACAGACTTTATGACTAGTTCAATGAGTACTATATACTTTCAACTATTAGGTGCAATTAGTCCAACAGGTAGAAGTGTACCTTGGGACGAAAGTAGAGATGGTTTTGTAATGGGCGAAGGTACAGTTTATCTGGTAGTTGAGCCTTTAGAACTTGCTAGGGAGAGAGGAGCAAATATCAGATGGGTAGTAGATGGTATCGGGATAGCGAACGATGGTGCCCATGCTACCCAACCTGATTTGGAAGGCACTGGTGCCAGGATTGCTATTGATAAAGCATTATCACAAGCAGGCACCAGTGCTGTAGATTATACTGTATTGAATGCTCATGCTACTAGTACACCATTTGGTGACCCTGTAGAGTATAACGTGTTGAAAGATTACTTTCCAGAGGGAAGTCACTTGTATGGAAACAAAAGTCAAGTGGGCCATTTAATGGGTGCTAGTGGATTAGCAGAAGTAGTGTTAGGTGCAGAAGCAATGAAGCAAGGATTTGTTCCTGCAAATGCAAATTTAGTGAAACCATTTACAGAAGATGGTTATTTTAATTTATTGTCTCAAATAGAAGAAAAAGAATACACAAGGCTGTTTAAAACTAGTTTTGGATTTGGTGGTAGAAGTGCCGCAGTGAGTGTAGTAGATGAAAGAGAAGTTTAAACATGCATTTATGGATTGTGCAGAAAGATTTGCACAATTAAGTAGTGCCAAACGTGCCCAAGTAGGAGCATGTATTGTTAAAGACAATAGAATAATTAGTATTGGTTACAATGGCATGCCAAGTGGATGGACAAATGATTGTGAAAACACAGACACCTGGAATGATATTCCTCACATGAGGCAAGAGTGGGAAAGTCAAGGAGCAAAGTTTCATGATTCGCCACACGGTGCTACTTGGAGTAGATTAAAAACAAAGCCAGAAGTATTACATGCAGAAACTAATGCTATTGCAAAGGTGGCACAAAGTAATGAAAACTGTAAAGATGCTACATTGTTTTGTACACATGAACCATGCATGGATTGTGCAAAGTTAATTTACCAGTCAGGTATTACAACAGTTATATTCAAACATACTTACCAAGCAGACAAAGGTTCGGGTAGAGAGTTTTTAGAAAAAAGTGGTTGCATTGTGGAACACATACAATGAAGATAGCAATCACAGGACATCTAAATGGTATAGGAAAAAGTTGCTATGAATTGCTTTCACATAAAGGACATAATGTAATTGGATTTGATGTAGAAGACAGTTCAGGTGATATTGCAAAAGACAGAGACGACATTATCTTAAAAGCAAACAACTGTGAAGTATTCATAAACAATGCATTTACAATGTCAGGTGCTCAAATTGATATGTTCAATGAGATATATGAGAAGTGGAAAGATGAACCAAAGCAAATAATAAATATTTGTAGTGCTTCAAAGTTTTACCCAAACATTTTTAGTGCAGGAATAGATTATAATTATATTGCTAAGAAAAAAGTTCTTTGGAAAAACATTGTAAAGACACATTCAGACAAAATAATGCCTGATGTTAAAGTGAGAGTACATACTGTAAGTCCTGGACTTGTAGATACAAATATAACTAAACCTCTTAAAGACGATACATATAAAATGAGTCCGGATAGTGTTGCATTATATGTAGCATGGGTATTAGAGCAACCTGATGACATAGAAGTATTAGATGTTGCTGTGAGAAGAAAACCACATGAAGATAGATAAAATAAAAGATGTAGCAGTAAGAATAAATTGCGATTTAGCAAAACTCACGGAACAAGATTATCAAGACATAAACGAATTATATTTAAAAAACTTAATCATAGTTTTTGAAAACCAACCTTTTGAAACAATACCATTTGCAAAACTTATACATAAAATGGGTACATTTGCTAATTGGGAACAAATGCTATGGCATCAAGATGGTACAAGCAGACCTAAATCAGAATACTTAGATCCTTTCACATTTGAAGGTAGTGACAACGAATATCCTTTACAGCGAGTAACAGGTGAAAAAACTGAGAAAGGAATGGCTACAGGCATATTTGGTAATGGCGAATTAGATTGGCATAGCAATATGAATGGAGATATGGATAGAGCAAGAGGTGTTGCACTACAAGGTGCTTGGCACAGTGAAAACACTCATACTGCATTTATGAATACCGTAAGTGCATATAGAGATTTACCTGATGATGTTAAACAAAGATGTGAAGGTGTAGTTGGAGACTTTGAGTATGCACCTGAGAACTGGGCAAAAGGCGTTCCTACACCACAACTAATGGCAATGAAAGGGTTTGGTATAGTTAATCACAAGTACCAAATGAACCTTTTACACGAGTCCTTTGACGGCGGAAAGGGCCTATATTTACACTTTCATAATAATTGTAAGTTTCCTACAGACCCAGAACTTAAGAATATACTAATAGAACATTGTTTACAAGACAAATATGTTTATGAACACAAATGGAATCCAGGTGATATTGTTGTAAGTGACCAAGTTCTTACATTACATAAAAGAGTAGAATGGGAACCTGAAATTATTGCAAAACGTGTATTACACAGGATTACATTCCATTATGATAGAATCATAGATAATTACTTTGACGAATATACTAAAATAAAGGAGTCAAATACGTTAGAATACTAGTTGACATTAGTATCAAAATACCGTATAATGTATAAATGAGCAAAAAGTCTAAGACACAAATGACTAAAGCAGAACTAATTGACCTTGCATACACATTAGAAAACAAGGTTAAAGAGTTAGAAGAACAAATAGAAACAATGCAAAACGATAGGATTGCATTGGATACTATTATTGCTGACCAAGACACTAGTATGATTATTAGTGGAATGAATGCACGAATCAAAATGCTTGAGGACAAAATCTTAGACGTAGAAAGTAGGAAAAATTATGAATAAAGTATTTGTATATGGTTCACTTAAAAGTGGCGGAGAAATAAGAGGACTAAACCAATTTGGAGAAGGTGCTAGTATTGTTGGTAAAGCAAAAACACAATATCCGGATTATGAAATGTCTGACTTAGGAGCATTTCCAGGAGTTTTTTTGAATGGTAAATTTCACATACAAGGTGAAGTATGGGAAGTCAGCGATGAAGTATTAGAACAACTGGATGCCATTGAAGGGTATCCTGAGTTTTATAATAGACAAATTGTACACACCACCGAAGGCAAAGCATTTATGTATTTTTTACCTGAAACAGGATATGAACAATACAAAGGTGTTAGAGGCGACAACGTAACTGAAGATGGAGATACATTGGTATGGCGTTAGACACATTGACACTTATAGATAAAATTGGACAATGGCATCATGATAGAAATCTTATAGAAGGTTCAGATGATAAATCACAATTTGCTAAACTTATTCAAGAAGCAGGTGAGTTATCTGATAACATTTGTAAAGGCAAAGACGTATCAGATGACATTGGTGATATGATTGTAGTATTGATTAATATAGCAGAGAGAAACAATCTCACTATACAAGAATGTTTACAACAAGCATGGGACGACATCAAAGACCGTAAAGGCAAAATGGTCGATGGTGTCTTTGTGAAAGAAGGAGATAGTTAATGACAACTTTTTTACTTATAGTGTTAGGAATCATCATAGGATGGTTTATACCTAGACCCTATCAAATTGGTGACCTTGAAGACAAATGGATAGGTCCACTGAAAGAAAAAGTTCCTTATCACTTACGTTGGTGGTAAGATGATTGTCCGTGTAATTATACAAAACCAGTATAAAGAAGAACTGCATAACAATGAATGGTTTGCAGACATGGGAGATTGGAGAAATGCTGAAGGGTATGCATCTACAAAGTTATTTGGATTTTGGAGAAAAAAATACGAATACGGCACTATCTTAATGTCTGAGTTACTAGATAATAGCATTAATAATGATGACAACTTATATGAAATAAGTGATGTTGAATGGTATTTACTGAAAGACGACATCAAAGAGCAGTTTGTCGACAACAGAAACATTGTAATTTCAAATAGTGCTGAAGCATTTTTATACGGTTTATCAAAATCAGACAAATATGATTTAAATGATTACACAATTCCATTAAACCCAAACTACTTTGATAAGTCTGAACTTGCTAAAAAATTTATTGTGGTTTGGGATAATATAAACAAAACTGTTCCTAGTTTGTATCCACATATTCATTTTATAAACACTGATTTCTTTTTATTAGAAGCAATATCACATCTAGATGCAGTTACAAGTAGATGGACTAAAACTGAAAACGGAAAGGTACTTGAAACTAGTCTTACAAAAATAAATCCTGTAGAGGAGTATGCACCTTGGATTAAAAAATTACCTAATTTTGCATACGGCTATGACAAGTTTATAGAACTTAATCTATCTAATTTATTAGCAAAGCAACATAACTTTGTATGTTTATTTGGTTTTGAAAAGCCACATAGACGAGATTTGTTTGATAAAATGATTGAAAACAATTTAGTAGAACGTAATGTAGTAGGATCCTATGATAAAAGATATCCAAATACACTATACGAACCAACAGAGTCAATGGTACGAGATGGAATAAGAGGACTCAATGACAGAATGATTGCACCACAATGGATTCAAAATTGTAAAGTTTGGATTTCAAATGAAACATGGTGGGAAGGTACTGGAGCACATTTAGGACACATCACAGAAAAAACATATAAGCCTATACAATACGGAATGCCATTTTTAGTTAATGGTGCTCATGGTACTTTAGAGTATTTAGAAGATTTAGGTTTTAAAAGTTATAGAGATATTTTTGGTGACTACATTGTAAAAGATGATTTAGAAAAAACAAATGATAATATCATAAACATTATAGAAAACTTACATCCATATATAAAAGATAATGTGGATTACATTACAAAATGTGCAGTACATAATTGGCATAGATTAGAACAAATGACTATAGAACAACGACTACAGCAGGTTGAAAATAAGATATGGAATTAATGTTGATAACATATTTAATGATAAAACATGTAATTGCAGATTACTTTATGCAATACAGTTGGATGATAAAGGACAAAGGTACATATGGTGCCTGGGGAGGATTAGCACATAGTGGTTGGCATGGTATATTAACTGGCGCCGTTATTGTTTGGTTTGGACACCCTTTATTGTTTGCAATATTACTAGGTCTATTAGATAGTGCGATACATTATCACGTAGACTATGTAAAGAGTAACTTCTGGAAGTCAAAGAAGTTAGGTCCTAGTGACCAAGTGTATTGGATAGCACATGGTGTTGACCAATTCTTACATTTTATGACATACGTTTTATTGGTGATTTTATGCAGATAGAAAGAGATATTAAATTAGATTATTCAGATGTATTGTTACGACCTAAAAGAAGCAGATTAGGAAGTAGAAAAAATGTTGAACTAAAAAGACAATATAAGTTCTTAAACAGTGGCAGAACATATGAAGGCATTCCAATTATAGCGGCTAACATGCAAGGTGTTGGCACATTTGGAATGGCAGAAGAACTTATTAAAGTACCAATGTTTACATGTTTAGATAAAAACTATCAACCTGCAGACATTTGGGATTGGCTCAGCAATCATGTACATAAGCCTGACTTATGTAGAAACATAGCAGTAACAACAGGTATTACAGATGTAGACATTGAACGTATTGATGCTACACTAAAACTATGCAGAAGTATAGACTATGTTTGTTTAGATGTTGCTAATGGTTATAGTGAACGTTTCTTAGACTATGTAGCACGTTTTAGAGAGAAGTATCCTAATATAGTTATTATTGCAGGTAATGTTGTAACTGCTGACATAACAGAAGAACTATTACTAAAAGGAGCAGATATTGTTAAAGTTGGCATTGGGCCTGGTAGTGTTTGTACTACTAGGATTAAGACTGGCGTTGGATATCCACAACTATCGGCTGTCATGGAATGTGCCGATGCCGCTCACGGTCTTGGTGGACACATCATTGCTGACGGCGGTTGTACTAGTCCTGGAGATGTAGCAAAGGCATTTGGTGCCGGTGCAGATTTTGTAATGCTAGGAGGAATGTTAGCAGGTACAAAAGAAGGTATTGGCTACGATGTTAGGGACGGTGGTAAAGTAGAATTTTTTGGTAGCAGTACCACAGTAGCACAGGAGGAACTAGGCGGTGTACAAGAACATAGAACAAGTGAAGGCAGAGTTGTTGAGATACCTTTTAAAGGTTCCGTTAATGATGTGGTCACAGACATTTTGGGAGGCTTGCGTAGTGCTTGTACTTATGTTGGTGCTGATAAGTTAAAGAACTTATCTAAATGCACAACGTTCGTACAGGTTAATGGAGGCAAAACTTATAATCCTATATACGAAGGATTTCAAGTTTCCGAATAGGTGTTATGAGCGATAATGCACATAATGAAAGAATATATTACAATAGAGAAGGCATGATTATACCAGATAGCGAAAAAGCATGTCACATTATATGGGAACTAGAATTTGAAATGAAGAACCCACGTAATGATGGCTGGACAGGTTCAGATATGAAAAAACGATTATGGGACATTAAACATAAAGTTGATAAGGCTTTAGTAGATGCGCCAACATATACAGGCGAAGAACCATATGAAGATATATACTTAATGAACAGATTAAAAGGCAAAAATTAATGAAATTAGGCATCATAGGAAAAGGCTTTGTAGGCTCAGCAGTTGCTAATGGCTTTGACCGTGATGTTGAACAGTTTGTGGTGGACCCACAATTCTCAGACAACACACTAGAACAACTTGTCAAATTTGGGCCACCACTCCTTTTTATTTGTGTACCTACACCTATAGCAGATGACGGTAGTTGCGACACAACTATTGCAAAAAACGTACTTACTGAGCTTCATAGACTTCAATACAAGGGTGTTTGTGTTATAAAGAGTACTATTATACCAGACTATTTGCATGAGTTTAAAAGAGATTTTGACCTTAAAATAGTCTATAATCCAGAGTTTTTAACAGAATCAAATGCAAACGATGACTTTAAAAACCCTCCATTTCAAGTGTTTGGCGGTAAGTGGAAAGACTGTGAAGTAGTTGAAAAAGCATATTTAAGACATAGTTCTGTTAAGATAGTACCTACGTTTAAAGTAGATTTAACTACCGCAAGTTTATTGAAATACACTATAAACAGTTGGTTAGCAACTAAAGTAACATTCTTTAATGAATTAAAGTCTTTACATGATTTAGGTAGTAGTATGGTAAGTTGGGAACAATTCACAGACATGTTAAGCAGAGATGAACGTATAGGTAAAACACACATGCAAGTACCCGGACCAGATGGTAAAGAAGGTTTTGGTGGACATTGTTTCCCTAAAGACACAGAAGCATTATTAAATTATGCTGGTAAAAAGAACATTAAAATGAGTGTATTGCGTAAAGCAGTACATACCAATAAAAAAATTAGAGATAATTAACAAATAATTTCACACTAATTAAGTAATTTCGGAGAAATTATTTAATCTATATCTTTAAATTTTCCTTAATTTTTACTAAATACTAGTAACAAAGTAATTTAGAGTTAATAAAAAATGTAGTATTAACCTGATTACACTTAGAAATTAAGGAGTCATAAAATGGCACAAACTCAAAATACAGGAGCCGCAGTTGCTCCAGGTCACGTAGGTGGTAAAGTAATCGCTGGAATCCAAATAGATTTCGGTGCTGACGTTTCAGCAAAATTGGCTGTTGATGGAGCCGTAGACGCAACATTAAAAGCAATCATGAACGAAGGCTTAACAGCATTCGCAATTGGTACAGTTGATGCAACAGGTGGAACAGGACAAGGACTTAAAGTTCTTTTCGAAGGTGAACACGGAACAGATACATATGATGGATCTAACAGTGAATCACTAGCGGCTCACTTGGAAGACGTTGTACAAGCATTAGGCACAGTTGACGGAGTCAACCTAGCAAGTGCGGCAATTACAGCATTTGACCTATAAGCCTTAAAACTTATAAACTTAAGAAAGGTACCAAACGGTACCTTTCTTTTTGAGTGAATTAAGTAAATAGTAATTATGAAATATGTTATTACAGGACATACAAGAGGCATAGGCAAAAAATGTGCAGACTTATTTACTGCTGATGGACATGAAGTAATTGGTTTCAGTCGTGAAAATGGTTACGATATCAGAGATCCTGAACAAAGAAAACAAATATTGGAACAATCGGTAGATGCAGACGTTTTTATAAACAATGCCGCTGGATATTTTTTAGCAAAAAGAAGTGAAGTTCCAGAAAAACAAAGAGAAGATTACAATGCTGTTTGGGACGATGAAGGATATTTCCCACAAACTAGAATGTTTATGGAAATATGGAAACAGTTTTATAATCAAAAGAAAACAATAGTAAATGTTAATAGTGCTATAAAATATAGTTCAGTAAATGCTTCAGCAAAAATCATAGTCACAGAACCACGTGAGATTCCTTTTCTTGTAACAGATGAAACTGTTTGGTCAGATATGCCTGCCATTGAAGCAAATCAAATTTATTTTAAAAGCAAAGAGCAACTCTTTGCCGTAGCATCAAATCTTGTAGGATTTGGCAACGCCGGTGGTGCTAAGAAGATAAGCAAAACTCAATTCGTTATAGATGCAAACGACAAAGAACACGAAATGGCAAACCTTATGTGTAGGTGTATAAATATTAATCCAGGTTGGGTAGATACTGAAATGTTTCCTCATTTTGCAAATGGCAGGAAACTACAACCAGAAGATATTGCAGAATTGATTAAATGGTCAATCAATATGCCTAAGAATATAGAAGTATTTGATTTAAGTGTGCGTAAAAAATTAAGCAATAAAGAGATAGGTTTAAGTTCAAAGGGTAAAGATTTTACCAGTATTCCGCCAATTAAGGCTTAGGATTTTTAGATATGTGGAAGAAGTTATTTTGGTACCTAGCAAAACGAAGAGGAACTGAAACATTAACAAATATATACACTGGGCAAGAGTATATGCACAGAGTATTTTTAGGTAGACAAATTTTTCAACAAGGAATTGCTGGAAAGTATGGTGCTGGTAGAGTTTGTTTTAACTTAATACTTGGTAGTGATTTACCTGTAGAACATAATCACCCCTGGGGATATTTTACACTCATACTGTCGGGAGGATACTATGAGGTAAGAGGAGAGGAGAGAAAGTGGAGAGGTCCAGGCTGGTTTGCTTGGCGTTCACACAATGACTTCCATAGAGTTGAAATACCAGATGGTGGATATGCTATGACACTTTTTATTAAAGGACCTCATGGCAAAATGGGTTCTTTCTTTTTAGATGAAGGGAAACCTGTAAAAGATTTAAAGTTTTGGTTAAGAAGGAAAATTAGCCGAGACACAATTGGAGCGATGATAAAAATTAAGTCGCCCGAGGAGATACAACGTGAACATGAAGGATAAAATATTAGACATAACTCCAGGGATGGAAGAAGAAGTTGATAGTTGGTTTTTAGAAAAACTTGAAACACAAATCAACAATGGTCTTTATCCAAATGAAGGTGAATTAGCCGCAATAAAACAAAGCATAGTAGATGACCTATCTGCATACTCTAATAAACATCGAATAGAAGATGTTGTTGTAGGAATGAGTGGGGGTGTTGATAGTGCCTTAACTGCCGCATTGTTTAAAGAAGCAGGCTGGACAGTACATGGTGTAGTAATGCCTATACATCAAAATCAAGAAGAAACTGATAGAGGATTAGAAAACGTAGAAGCACTTGGATTAGAATTACATAATTATGATTTAAGTGAACAGTTTGACAGTATGCAACAGTTTATATTCAGTAAAGACGAATTAGAATCAAATACATATCGTGTACAACAAAGACAAGGTAACATTAGAGCAAGACTTAGAATGATTACTTTGTATAATCTTGCACATAAAGAAATGGGTATGGTAGGTAGTACTGACAACTTTAGTGAACTAGCCGCAGGGTTTTGGACACTACATGGTGATGTAGGTGATGTTGCACCTATTCAATCTTTAAACAAAAGTTGGGAAGTTCCTATGTTAGCAAAGATGTTAGGTGTACCACAAGCAACAGTAGAAGCAGTTCCAACTGACGGTTTAGGCATATCAAAAAGTGATGCAGACCAACTAGGAATGAGTTACTTAGAGTTTGATATTGCTCTTTTTGAACTGTTATCTTTACCAAGATTAGATAAAAATACTATAGAAATATACATAAATAGTATTACGGATTTAAAAGTCAATAAAAAATTAACACTTGTTGCTAATAGAGTTGCAAGTACGACTTTTAAAAGATTTAACCCTTACAACTTAAATCACCCAATATTTGGAAACAGATTTAAGTTGTTAGAAACATTAGACAGGAGTTTATAAAATGGGATTTTTCGAATGGATAATCAGTTTTTTTAAGTCTGAAGAGCCTAAAGCAGTTGAACCTGTAAAGGCAAAAGCGAAAGCACCAGCGGCTCAACCTGCATCTGAGAAAGTGACTAAGGCAAGTTTGTCAAAACTTACTAAAGCACAAATCGAAGAGAAGGGAAGAGAGTTTGGCGTTGAAGTTGATAGACGTAAAAAGAAAGACGACATAGTGGCTGAAGTACTAAAAGCATCAAAGAAATAATCATTTCGATTCAAAAGTACCACAAAACTTAACACTTGTTTTAACTTCTGATAAATAAGGTTGGAAGTTAAAGCAATCCGACTTCCACAACAGAGGGTTGGCAACTGTCGGTGAGTTTTGTAGTATAAAATTCACAATACGAAGTTGATAAAAGTTGAGGAACTTTTACCCCTGAGCATTGTCCGTAAGGAAATGTGAACTGGAGTGCTATTAAATATAGACTACAGGAGTTCTAAGATGAGCAGTTTAACACATACTGCGAAGTCAATAATTCATGTTGCTAAAGACAGTTGGACTACTTTTAAAGAAAGGTACTGTCCCAGTGGGCAACTATGCAATGACATAGCCACATTGGGAAGTCTCGCCTTTATGGTGTGGTTCATGTATGTAGCAATGGAACCAATTCTTCGCTTTTAACAATTTAAAAATTTAAGAATTTTATATTCTCCCAAACAATTTTATGAAGCACTCTCCGGAGTGCTTCTTTTTTTATGGTTGACAACTATACTGTATTTGTGTATAATATACCTATGAAACATCTAATTAAGTGGATGAAAATATCTGCATTTATTAATTTTTACCTATGTGTAATTATGACTTTAGTATTGATTGCATTAATGGTAGATATTGGATTAGACAGTTATTGGCATGGTAATGATTTTAAAACAAAACTACTTAATGAAGTAGAACAAATTGAATGCACGACAACAGGAAATTGCTAGTCAATAAAACAATCAATGAGTATGTACGTTCTGTACAAATTCAATTAGCAACAGTAATTGGTTTACATTGTTTAATTATTGGATACTTTTTTCCAATGTTTTTAGTAACAATTACTTTTGTTCCAGCAACCTTTTATATACTTTGGTGTTACATAGCATTAATTTATGAAGTAGAAGGCACTAATAGAGATAACTTAATCGCTTTAATAAATGCTTCGGAACATGAACCTACACGAAAACTTCTATTGCAAGAGTTATGGTATGCTGACCTACATAGTTTGGGTGGCGTTACAGAAGATACAATAGACATGGCGACCTATGCCAATACACGAATATAGAATATAAACAGTTATAAAGATAAATATTAGTGTTATATAGCAGATGGCTTATAACTTAAATCAGGAGAAGATATGAATAAACTTTATTCACTTCTTGCAATCCTTGGTTTAGTTTTCTTACCTTCATGTGCCTCAGTTGGAGCAGTTATAGAAGGTGGTAAAGATTTCACAACAGGTGTAATTGATGGATCTGTTAATGCGGTTGGAGGTATTACCCAAGCCGCTTTACAAGATGTATCTAGCATTACGGCAACGGCGGCAGAGGCGGCTGGTGGTGTAGTTGAAACTGTTCGTAGTGAAATTGATGAACAAACCGATGAATTACAAGATACCACTCCGGAAAAAAAGGACTAAGCCATTCACAACAGAATGGCATAGATGGTGATATAAAACTTTTGATTAAAGAATTAAAAAGATATTGTAAAGCCAATCCTAAGGAGTGCTAATTATTAACATAATTACATAACTACAAAAAAGGGGGTCTAGTAAGGCCCCTTTTTTTATGGACATCTAGATAAATACTGCTATAATAGATTGTCTATTATGATTATGTAGGAGTAATTATGGGATGGTTAGCAGACTGTTCTGAGTCCGAACGTGCGGCAGTTTTAGCCAAGTTGGCGGGCAGAGCATATCTCAGTGAGCAAGAGTTAAAAGACGCTCAAAATCAAATAAAAATGAAACGTAAGAAAGCAGTTCTTGTTAAGTCTGGCGATGCTGAAGCATGGGTATTCTTTACAAGAGATGATGGTATTATTATTTCATGCAGAGGCACTGAACCTACTAAGTTTAGTGATATACTAGCAGACCTTAAAACATATCCAGTAAGACATCCACGTAATGGTAGAGTACACAGAGGGTTTTATGATTACACTATGTTAGTGTTTCCTGAAATCTTAAAAACAGTACAAGCAAACAGAAAGAAAGATGAAAACGTTTTTGTCGTTGGTCACAGTTTAGGTGGAGCAATGGCAGTTTTAGTAGCAGAGGCATTAACACACGAAGGTATTCCAGTGAAGGAACTTAGAACCTACGGGCAACCAAGAGTTGGAAATAGACAGTTCCGTCAGCACCTAGAAGGTTGCGATATCGGTGCATACGTTCGTTATGTTAATAACAATGACATAGTTCCTAAAGTACCACCTAGTTGGTTAATGTTTGTACATGGTGGTAAACTGATGTATATAAACCATTTTGGAAATATAAGGATATTAAGTTTTTGGCAAAGGTTCAAAGACCAATGGAGAGGTTTTATATCTGCATTTAAAAGTTTCCAATTCTTTGATTTCGTATCGGATCATGGCATGCCTAAGTACATAAAGTACACTAGCAAGTTAGAACAAAACGATAAATAGTATTTAACATAGGAGAACATTATGTTAGATTATATAAAATCAAGAATTAAAGAAAGAACTAGTTGGGATGGTGGTGTTATCATTGCTGGCTCACTAGCAATTATATTGTTTGGTGGCATTGTTAAGATTGCGGCATGGGCCGGTTTAGCATATGGCATCTGGACAATAGTTAAGAAAGAGGATTAATAAATGTCAACTTTTGCACAAGAAAAAATGATGAGGGCTCATCTACTTTTAATACAAGAAGATGGTGACTACGCAGATTACTTTTCTCAAGGAGAAAGTGGTATGTGGGCATTAACTAATGAAGCAGATAAAGATGCCGCACAGGCATTATTAGATGCCAAAGTTGCAAGTTTAGGTTCAAACACTATTTTAAAAGGACTAGGTCCTGAAAACAATGGTGGAGAAGGCCCAAGTGACTTTGATGATTATCAAGCAATACATTATGATGATAGTGTAAGTGGTGCTGATTACAGAACATGGTTTTACAAAGAAGTAGACGGTTCTGCAAAATACTACAAAGCAGATAATGGTAATAGTGATTCAATAGTAGAAATAACTGAATCAAGTGAAATATCGACACTAATTACAGATAGTGGATTTGACCCAAGTCAACCATAAACACAATGAAGTTAGCAGAACTTTTAGAAGCAGTAAAGCGAACTCGACTTAACGCAAACGCCGGTGGCGGCGGAGGCGGCGGTGGTGCTGGCGGCGGTGGAGCCGGCGGTGGCGGTGCTGGAGCAGGTGGCTCAGGTGGAGCAGGCGCAGGAAGTTCTGGAGGAGGCAGTGGTGCTACTGGTTCCGCAGGTAACGGTTCAAGCACATCAGGTTCTAGTGGAGACAGCGGCGGTTCTGCAGACTCTGGTGCTAGTGATAGCAGTAGTGATTCGTCCGCTGATTCCACACCATCACAAAGTGGAACAGGTGTAGGGTTAGGATATTTTGTACCATTCGGTAGCAGACCTTACAAAAAGAAAAAGAAAAAGAAGAAAAAGAAAACATCAAACACTGGTGCTCCTAAGGCGCCAAAAGGTGATCCATATAAAGACCATCGATAGTAAATAATTACATTGACATTTGCTTAAAAAGGCAATATAATTATGACAATGGAAATAGATTACTTAAACGAATTATCCCCAGAAGATTTTTACGAGACTGTTATGGACTTAGCAGACCGTGAACACGTTAGGGAAATACAAGAGGACGAACATAAAGTGTACGGTTGTACAAGTAATGTTTGGGTTGTATTAGAAGATGATAATTTAATATTTGATAGCAGTAGTGCATTTGTAAAAGGATTGCTTACTGTTATTTGTTCACAGTTAAACACCATAGAAGATATCAGAAATGTGACCTTAGAACAGTATCCATTTTTAAATACTAATATAATATCTTATCAACGATTAAAAGGTGTTACAAGTTTCCTAAACCGAGTAAAGCAATTAGCAAATTAAAATAAATATACTATATAAGAGGATAATATGAATTTTGTACCATATGTAATAGAAAAGACGTCAGCAGGAGAACGTAGTTATGATATCTACAGTAGACTGCTCAAAGAAAGAATTGTATTCTTAAATGGAGAAGTAACGGACCCAGTATCAAATAGTATCTGTGCCCAATTACTTTTCTTAGAAGCAGAGGATCCAAATGCTGATATCAGTTTTTACATTAACTCACCAGGAGGTGCAGTCACTAGTGGAATGGCTATGTATGATACCATGCAGTACATACAACCAGACATTTCTACTATCGTAATGGGACAGGCGGCATCAATGGGAAGTCTACTTGCTCAAGCAGGTACCAAAGGTAAAAGATTCTTATTGCCTAAAAGCAGGACTATGATACATCAACCGTTAGGTGGTGCAAATGGTCAGGCTAGTGATGTGATAATTCGAGCCAGAGAGTTGGAAAGAATTAAAACAGAATTGACAGAAATATACGTCAAGCACAACAGTAAAGGCAAAACTTTTGAAGAGTTTGAACTTGCTATGGATAGAGATAACTTTATGACTAGCGAAGAAGCACTGGAGTTCGGTCTTGCTGACGAAATCATTGAGAAGAGGAGTGACGAAGGTGCAAGTAAAGAAGGTACAACTTAAAAAGGATTTTAAGGAAGTTCAACAAGATGCGACTGAACTAAACGGCGACGGCAATAGAGACCGTGGACGTTATGGTGAGGATTTATCCAATTCCAAAAAGAAAGTTGACGAACATGGTTACGATGAAGATGGAGTATTACATGACAATTGTGGTACTGATGATTGTTGTAACAGTTGCGAAACATCTGATGAGGATTTAGGATTTGACCCAAACGATACTGGGTGCTAAATGTCTGAACTAAACTTTGTAAAGTATAACATTAACGGTAAAACAGATATAACTGAAGACCTTGTTATACGTCTTAGAAATCTAGGTTTCAATATTATAAGTGAGTCTAAAGATTATAAGTCTACTATGTGGGCATGTAATCAATGTATATTGCTTGTAGATAGAAATGATAATATGCCAACTGGTATAAACGGTTTTGGATTTAATTCATCAAACGCACCAGATGGTAGTATGCATTGTAATACTACAGGCATGAACAAGTTCACTAATAAAAATGGACATGAAATATTTACATATCCTATAGAAAAATTCAAAGACAATTATGATGAACACTTTACAACAGTAGACCCTGCAGGTGTTGATGTGCCTATAGAATATTTTGCAGGTGTTGTTTATAATACAACAAACCCACAATATATAAACGAGTTCAATGATTCACTTAACTTTAGAACAGTTAAGAAAACAGATGATTATACAACGTCCGTATGTCCGCAGAATAGATTTTCTGTAATGTGGAATACAAATGCTGATGCAAATAAAATTGATACATTAATAATAAAAACAGATGACATTGTAGATGTTGTTTCAAAATATGTAGCAAAAGGATATGAAACTGCAGATATAACAGATGACCGTTTAATAGAAATAGAAAAGAAATACAAATCAAATGAACATGAATTACCACCAAGACATTTAGTAAATGGTTGGGAACTTAATATTGGCGGCAAGCCTAAGAGTTATGTACTAGAAAAATCATTCCCACAACTGCTACCAAATGTAAATGTTATAGTAAGTCAACGTCACAATCACAATGGGTTGAATGAAGAATCGATTAAATACTACAACGACGATACAGTAACAGTATGATAAAGAAAATTAAAGACATATTTCCAGAAGATGAATGTTTAAAAGCATTTGGGAAAAAAGAACCTACAGTAAAAGAAAGAAGTGTTTTCTTTGGTAATCTCTGGGAAGAATGGAAAGACACCGAAATCAAATTAAAACCTATGGTACCAGATGCACCTTATAGGTATCAAGGTGTTCCAAAAATAGAACCAGTAGAAGAAATTAAAAAGTTCTTATATAAGAATGGACAAAGAGAGTTTTGGGATTATCAAGTACACGGATTAACATTGAGAATGAAGGATAAGGACCTTGCAATAATAGTTAGGCTAAAAGCATGAGTAATCCGTTTATAGACTTTGATAGTATGACAGCAGAGCAACTGTTAGAAAAGAATAAAGAATACACAATGCAAATGCAAAAGATAAATGGTAATAGTCCTTTGTATCAACAAGTATTAGATTTACAAACACAATGTCAAATGGCATACAATGAAAAAATGTTTATGTCATTGCAAAAAGAAAAACTTAAAGAACCAGAAAAAATAATCGAGATTGGTGAAATAAAATCAGATGAGTATTCACCTGACTATGATGATGTTGGTGATAAGTTAGCAAAAACAGTTGCGAACCTTTACAGGAGAAAAGATGGAAATGATGGGACCGGTAGTTAAATTAACATGCCATAAAGAAGTTAGTGTTGTTACAATCTTTGGTAGCAAAAAAGAAATAGTTGCAGTACAACCTAATAGGTTTAAGATGAGTTGGGGAATGTTTGCATCTTTACACCCAGACTCAGATGCTGATAAGTTAGCAATAGACCAAAACATATCATATCAAAAGATACATCATTTTTTAAGTTACTATGTAGACAATGCATTATGGTATGCTCCAGAAAGTATGGAGTGTATGGATAATCATTTTAGTGCAACAGACAATGCATTAATTATTACACCTAGTACAAACATATCAATACTATCAAATTGTTTGTTTGCAAAATTTAATAGCATAAGCAAACCAGATATACATGTATGTGATTTAAATATATTTGATTATGCTACAAACATGTCATATGATTATAGTGATGAGGAGTATATTATACCTTCAGTATTACCACAACAAAAAGAATTCATGGGAGAACTAAGTGTGTACGAACAACCTTGGTGGGAACGTGATGATGTTAGCACATATGATAATAAAGCACTGAACACAGAAGAACTTACAAATATTAGAAAGAAGTTATTAGAAAGCGAAGACATATTAGAAAGAGACTTTAGAGAAATAGAAGATGCAGTTACAATGCATTTAACTGATGCAGACATATCAAGTATGACTGAAGAAGAAATGCAAAAAACAGCAGAACTTATAAAGTTAGATGATATTAGAAAGAAAAAGAAAAAAGCATGGAAACCAAAGTTAGTATAAAACGGTTGACAAATACATATAAATCCCTTATAATGCAAAGATGTTAGATAAACTTAATAGATATCAAAGTGATGAAAACACAGGCTTAGAAATGCTCTACAAGGGTAAGAGCCTACATTCTACTGAGTTTACTACAACAGAAGACATAGACAAGTTTAATAACTTTTGTAATGAATTTGATATAAATGTGCTAAAAAAATTAGGTGATAGTGACTTCGACCGTATAAATACATATAACATTCCAGAACACTATCAAACAATAGATGTAAAGGAATATGTTAGAAAGTTAGTAACGCAAGGTGAAAACCTAGCAAGAGTAGAAATGGAACTAACGGAATTCGAAGCCAGGAATTTGTTTCCTGTACTTAGGATACTAATATATATTATAGAGACCATGCGTAAGCATGAACTTGTTTGGGGTGTTGGAAGAGGTAGTAGTGTAGCCAGTTATGTATTATACTTACTTGGTGTACACAAAGTAAATAGTCTAAAGTATAATTTAGACATAAAAGAATTCTTAAAGTAGAGGATAAGATGGTACAAAGAAGAACAAACAAAGGCGTTGTAATTGATATGGAAGCCTTACTTGCTCAAAATCAAGATGCACCAGCAATGGGTAACATGAGAGTAAATGCCAAAGGCGATGTTATCGGTAAGAATGGAGAAATAATCCAAACTGCTGAAGACAGAGCAAGAGCATACTATACAGAAAACCCTAAGTCAAGTACTGCTAAATCTACTCTTAAAGGCGCACAGCCTGACCAACCGGCACAAACAGAATCGGACATGGAGCCTGAAGTTAAGACTGCAGAAGCAGAAAAGACTGAAGCAAATCAAAGTGTAATTGACCAAGTAGATCCAGCAAGTGTTCCAGAGAAAAGAGAACCTGTAGGATATAAAGAAGTTGAACAGCCTAACGGCGACATTGAAATGGTTCCAATATATGATGATGAGGACGATTGGGAAGACGATGCCAACTCTTAAAGCATACAAAGACAACATACTTTGCATAGAAGGTGATTTTGGAGACAAGACCACTGAAGCAGGTATCATTATTAAATCAACAATTGGTAAAGACGAAGGAATAACTCCACGTTGGTTCAAAGCATTTGAAGTTGGACCAGACATTGATTGGGTAAAACCAGGTCAGTGGCTATATGTATCATATGGTAGATGGACTGAAGGCTTTACTGTTAGAGATGATAGACTAGAAGAAGGTGCAAAACTTTGGAAAGTAGACCCAGAAGGTTGTCTGCTTATTTCAGATGAAGTACCAGAAGGACAAGTTAATGTTGGCGGTCTAACATCTATTAAACCAGACGCAGTATGAAATTTCCAAGCACAGAAAATAGAACAGGATTATCCACAATAGGACTTGCAGGCTGTATTGTATTAGCAGGCGTAGTATTCAATGCAATTAATCCATGGTGGATTATTGCTGGTATCTTTTTAATTCTTATGGGAACTGGATTAGAAAGCGGTAAGTCTAACGATTAGGCGTAACTAATTGTAATAACAGCAGTACCTGTCGTACTACTATCAGCATTAAAATAAGCCAATATATCAGTATCAGCGGCATTAGTATATGTGAAGTTAGGTTGTACTTCGTATATTGCAATATCTTTTAAATCTATATAATCGTTTGACAACAACCTATCATTATCACCTGCATCACCAACTGTAAGTGTTGGAGCACTACCATCAAATGCAGTAGTAACATCAACAGTAACAGATTGTACTTTTTTGTTTTGACTTATATTACCAATTACAACACTAGCACCAGTTGTATGTACAATAGTTGTTGTAAGTGTACCAGCATCAGTAACGGCACTATCGGCTGTACCAATTAATGTAAGATGACTTGTTTGACTTGGGTCTGCTTGATTGGAAACATATAATCTATATTCACCATCACCACCATCGTCAACTTTAACAAAGTCACCTGCTTCAACAGTAGTTGCGGCAAATAAGGCAGTTAGGTTTGCAAAAGTGTGATACACCATATTACTACCAGTTGATGTAACACCTGTATTACCAACATAAACTGCACCAGCAACAAATATAACATTACTTGTGCCTGTGCCTATTGCACTTGGTAAGTTACTTCCTATGAAGTTTAGTATGCCTGATTGATAATCAAAGTACCATTCGTCATTACTACCTGAACCTGTTTCAAACAGTTGTGTACCATTTGTTTGTGGATTGTTTGTACCACTAGCCGCGGCATATACTTTTAATTGATATGTTGAACCAAATGTTGGTGGTATCCAATTAGTTGTACTTGTTTTCCAAGTTCTATTATCACTTGCTGATCCATCTTCAGTTGTTTCTAAAGCACCACTTACACTATCAAGATACACATTAGCAATACTGCTATTAGCACTTGGTATGGTTGCTGGAATACTTGCTGACTGATTCCAAATGTCTGAGTCTTTAATAATAAAGTTACTTGCATTTGGTTCGTTAGGTGCTTTTTTATTTGCATTGGTATCTGTCTTAGTTTTACCAAAACCAATCTTCTTCCAAAGTAAATCAATTTTTTGACTATCTGATATTGCCATTATTCAATACTCAATGCTGTTAAGGAGTCACCGTCCTCTAGTTTTATTCTTACAAGTATATTATTACCTGTACTGTTTGATGCATTCTGGTCACCTAATGTAAGTGTAAATGTATCATTACTATAACTTGTTCCGTCAATAATTCTATCACCTGAAGTAAATGCAACACCATTTGAACCATTACCACCGTTGCCTGTGTCAGCACCTGGAGTACCTGATCCACCATATGTTATTCCTGCATCTACCCAACCATTTAGTGTACTTGCACTATCTATGCTTGTGCCTGGAGCGGCTATAAAGAAGCCACTTACTGTACCTGAAAGTCTTATAGTAAAGTTACTCATTGTACTTCTTCTAAATGCAAAAGTAAAATATTGTGCTCCACTTCTACCTGTATTCAAATCTGGTCCTGCTGGCAAGTATGCACTACTGCTTAAATCTGTATCAAAATGTTTAATACTACCCCAACGTGTAATTGCTTCTGGAGTACCTGCTACTGTTTGTGAACCTGTCCATACATTTGCTGTATAGTTGTTCACACTACTATCAAATGCTGGAGTATCTGCAACTCCACTAAATCCTGTAATTCTTTTACCATCGTCATCATGTGTAGCACCTAAACTATCACTTACTGCTATTGCTTCTTCGTCAATGCCTGTGCTACCATTAAATGCTTGTATATATTTGCCTGTAAGTTCTGCATAAGATCCATTGCCATTTACACTAAACGTTCTTGCTTTTAATTGTTCTATACCTATACCGCCACCATTTACATTTACTGTTAAGTCACCTAATGTATATGCGGCTCCACTGTTTGGACCTGTATTTGCTTTAGGTGTACTACCACTTAAAAATGTAGTAGTGCCATCTATGTTTGCGTAAGTATAAGTTTGTGTGCCAATTGCACTACCACTTGTACTTTCTTGATTTGTTCCATTTGTTACAGTGAATGGTGAACTAGTATCTGCATAACATTGTCCAATCCAATCATGTACTGTAACACCACCTAATGTAAGTGTTGCATCATTTGTGTAATAAGGAACACCTGAAATGTATTTTAATGTACCAGCACTTGCTTGAACTAATGTTGCACCTGTCATACTAGTTGTTGGACTTGATGTAACATCATCTTTAGTAAAACTTAAAATATTTGTATTACCACTTGTACTATGAGACAGTTTATAACTGTGAGTACCAACACCTAAACTTGTAGTTGTTGAACTTATTCTTGCTTTGAAACCTTGATGTAATCCTGGAGAATAAATTGAACTACTAAATGATGTACTACTACCTGCAGTACTTAAAAATTGATAATCACTTTCGTCTGTTACTACTAAGTTGCCTGATGTACCACTGTCATCAGCATTACTGAATGTTATTGAGCCTGCATCTGCTCCATCTACTATTGCTTTTAATGTTCCAGCATCACCATTAAAAGCAAATGATGTTAAAGTATTTGTTTGCGTATCTGCACCTGCACTACTATTTGTTATCCTTGTAACACTTGAGCCTGCAGTCTGTGAATCTTCTGCACTATTGTCTGTAAAACCATGTGCAAGTTTTGGACTACTGCCTGAACTACTTTCACCAAACGTAATTGTTTTACTGCTTAATCCACTTGGTGCGGCAATACTTGGATCATAAACTTTTAACGAATCTGTTGTTGTACTGCCAACCTCTGCCGGATCTGCTGTACTGTGAGCAGTCTGTTGTAATGTAATTGTTCTTACTGAACTACCACTGTCTGCGGTATATGTATGACTTGCTCTTGCTTGTCCAACGTCACCTGTACCACCGGAACTTACTGAAGTATTAGCACTACCATCGCCCCAATTAATTTCATATGTACAAGTTGCTGAACCTGAATTTGTTGTTGTATTTTTTAAATAAATTGTTTCACCAGCATCTATTTCTCTACTGTTACCTGTTAATGCACTACCGCCTGAACTTGCTGTATATAGTTCAAAGTCTGCTACAGGAGTTGCTGTATATAAAGTAATAAAGTTTGTTTTTGTAATACTTGCAGTTGAACCTTCTCCAGAACCACTGTTATTAAATGCTGTAATTACTACATCATATGGTGAATTTGTATTATCAGTATATGTATGACTTGGGGTACTATCAGTTGTTGCTGTATCAGTATCTCCATCTCCCCAATCAATAGTGTATCTATCTGCATTACCAACTACTGTTGTTGTTAATGTAACACTTAATGGGTTACCACCTGAACTTGCACTAGTTGAAGCATCAACACTTTTAACGTAAGTATTGTTTCTAATATTCTCTGTGACTTCATTTAATCTATCTATTGCTTCTGAAACAGTTGTTGAACTTGTTAAACTTGTTACACTACCTGGACTACTAAAACTGCCATCACCACCAGAACCTAGTGTTATATTATAAGCATTTGTGGAAACATTGGCTACACTGGCGTCTAATTGTGCTTTATTAACAGCATCTGAATCTATAATAGCATTAGCAACTCTTAAGTTACTTAAAGTTGTACCATCAGCCGCAGTCACCTGTAATGCTGATGTTGTTGCGTTTGCTACTACTCTTGGTCCACGTTTACCAAATTGAATGTCGGTTGATACACCCTTTTGACCATATCTATATTCGTTTGCCACTAAATGCTCCTACGGATCTTATACAAACTATTTATCAAAATACCACTTGACATTGGTTCTATGATGTACTATAATAAAAGCAGTTATAGATGGAGATAATAAATGAGCAAAGAATTTACAACACAGGCAACATTTTCAAAGGGTGCAAGGGTCGTATCAGACTATAAACATGATATGATTTTTGAACAACCAAGGGAAGGTTTAGTTCAACAAGAGTTTGTATCATACGAACATTGTGAAGCAGGTATGAAACGTACTACTGTCACAAGGAAGTTTACCAGTAATGGTGGATATGACGATGTTGAAGCGATAACTATTTTGCCTAAAGGATAATAATATGAAAGATTTGTGGGTAGAAAAATATCGTCCTAGTAGCATAGACACTTATGTTTTTAGAGATGATAATCAGCACAGGCAAGTTGCAGGTTGGTTAGGAGACGGAGCACTACCACATTTGCTGTTTAGCGGAGCACCAGGTACTGGTAAAACAACACTTGCAAAAGTGTTATTGAAAGAACTTGATGTAGACAGCATGGATATACTAGAAATAAACGCAAGTAATGAAAATAGTGTCGAAACGATTCGAAGTAAAATTACTAACTTCAGTGGCACTATGCCGTTTGGTGACATGAAGTATGTGTTACTCGATGAGGCTGATTATATTACCCCTAATGGGCAGGCGGCTCTACGTGGTGTTATGGAAATGTATCACACGTCCTGTCGCTTCATACTAACTTGCAACTACCCACAAAGAATTATTCCTGCATTACATAGTAGGTGCCAAGGATTTCATATTGAAAAACTAGACATAAATGAGTTTACGGCTCGTATTGCAACAATTTGTATTGAAGAAGGTGTTGAAGTAGATTTAGAAACACTAGACACTTATGTACAAGCAACATATCCTGACTTGCGTAAAGCAATTAATCTTACACAACAGAACGTAGTAGATAATGTATTGCAAAAGCCACAAGATGGCGATAGCAATACAAGTGATTGGATGTTAAATGCAATAGAGTTGTTCAAAGCAGGTAAGTATAAAGAAGCAAGAACAATGATTGTCAGTCAAGCAAGACCTGAAGAGTATGAAGAAGTTTACAAGTTTATGTATCGTAACTTAGAACTATGGGGCGACACAGAACTAAAACAGGATCAAGCAATCGTTATAATCAGAAATGGTATTGCAAAAAGTATTGCAGTAGCAGATCCTGAGATTAACTTGGCGGCAACTTTAGTAGAACTAGAGATGAACTCTGTATAATGGACTTAATACCAGAACACCAATTAGATAACAGTCTAGCATTAGACAACAATATTAAAGGACATTGTAATCCTGACATAGCAAAAGTCTTACTAAATCATGCTAGACAATCTAAAACACAAATAGTTCTAAACGAGTTTACAAAAACTACTGGTAAAACTCCTACACTAATTAGAGAAGTATCTGAGAATCCAATACACATGCATGATTTGTTTGACCAACATCCAAGAGCGGCAAAAATGTTTGAACAAACACAGAAAGAGTTATCAGGTGTAAAGGACATTACATATAATAGAACAAGTCCATTAGATGTAGACTTAGAAGCAATAAAAGAAAATAAACCTTACGATTTAATTTATGTTTGCTTGCCTTACATTATGGAACAAGCACCAAACACAATAGAAACAATTATATCTAAAACATTAGAACTTTGGGAAATGGCGGCTAGTGATGGCACAATTATTATGGGACCAGACTATGATAAGGATAACATCAAGCGACAAGTTGATATGTTTTGTAGGCAACGTGGATATAAGTTAGAAAAATATTTAGATACTAATTACGATAACGACTTAGAGCCTGACCATTATATGTTTGCTTTTCAAGTTAAGAAGAATTCTTAGCATTCTTAACTTCTTGGTCTCCAGTAGGCATACCTAGTATTTTTAATTCTTGAAATAATACATCATCAACACTAATATTCTTTTCAATATGTTCTGCTAAATCAGGATATATACTTTTCCAATCTAAGTTTCTTCTCACATCTAATTCATCTAAATGTGTTTTAAGTCTAATCATTTCATATGAATCACATGTAGCCTTGCTGATTTGATTTCTTATTCCTTCTAAGTAAGGTATGTTGTGATGTTGTGTAAAAGGAGATTGCTTTAATCTGCCTATAAGTTTATCTATGCCATCTAAACAATATGTTCCATATCTACTTGGATTAAACCATTTAGGATCTTGTATAGTATTCCAACTTAAATTTATTCTAGGGTCGTTAAAACTTAATATAAAGTCATACAGTTGCCACATGCTTTGTACTGTTATAGGACATATTGTACTTTGTACCTGCATACCAATCCATTTTTGACTTGCTAAGAATGTAAAGTTATCAACAAACTGTTCCCATATAATTCCATGTCTGGCATACTCGGCTTCTTTTCCATAGTTGTCTATACTTACATTAACTTGGAATGCTTTTAGTTTGCCATCGTCAATGAGTTTTTGTATGCGTTCTACTTGACTTACAAGTCTTATTGTATTGTGTTTAAGATTACTGAATATTACCCATTCTAAGTTAGGACAAGGATTTTTATCAAACCAATCTAAAAACATTTCAAACTCTGGTTGGAATAAAGGTTCACCACCTAACACATGTAAAGTGTATAGTTCTTGTCCATGTAAGTCCATCCAATCCCAAAACATGTCTCTCATCTTTTCGTATTCAGGATTGTCGGGCCACTCATATATTTCTAATCCATTTTTAGTAAACTCACCATACTTTTGATTTTCATGTTGAATTACACTACTAAATTTTGCACTACAATATGTACAACTCATATTACATAAGTTACTAAAGTACACTTCAAGCAGTCTTGGAGTTACATGTGTTTCTTCTGGATTGGTTTCATTCTCTGGTGGAACCATTTCTAAGTCATTGATATAACCTATACGTTCACTTACACCACCTGCTTCTTCAACAACCTTACAATATTCACAACCATTACCGGGCCATTGTCCTTGCAACATCTTTTCTCTATCACTTACTTTGCCAGGCAAGTTGTGAAAGTCCATAAAGTTTTCCACTGTAACTTCCCAATGCTTACATCTATGACAACTTGATGTTGTACCAAAGTTTAAGAACAAAGTACTCCATGTCCATTTGAATTGACATGCAGGATCTGTTTTGAGTTGCCATTTAGGTCTGTGAATGCTTGTGGTCATTAGAATAGTATTTATAGACTTTGCAGTCAAAAAAGAAGCCGGACTGAGCCGGCTTCTCCACTTTAAGAATAAAAATTTACTTCTTAGGTAAAGGTCTATTAAAAATGTGATATAGCACAAAAGCACCTACCAGACCAAGCAATCCTTCTGCTGACAGTCCTTTTAAGATACCCATAACATTGTCTACAACACTTATATCGGGCCAGAAAGGTATTCCCACGCCGTTAAATAAGACTTCTAGTACAATGCCTAGTGCTAATATAGATATTCCTGTTTGTGTTAAACTATAGGCCCAATCACCTATCTTTTTAATTATATCCATATAATATTCTCCCTTGCGATTCATTCCTGAATCAATAATATTTAACCAGTTTTAGCAAAGGTAAAACACTATTAGAAGTTAAATACTAGCATAACCTCCGACTGGAAATAGATAAATGTCAAGATTTTATGAACAAAACATAGAAGTAATACTAGAGCCTGACGGTTTATCTAAACACATCAAAGACATTAGACATCAATATGGAATACATAGTGCATTTGTGGTAAGCACACCTGCGGCAAGGGAACGTGGCATAGAAGACATGTTAAAGAAAGCAGGCTATGATCCAGTTATCATGTGGGGTGAAGAATACGGTGACTTAATGGAACCAACACAAGAACAAATATTAGAAGCATACAAAGAGTTTGCTCACAGTGATTGTGATATGATATTTGCTATTGGTGGAGGAAGTATTGTTGATTTAGGTAAGGGTGTTGTATTTCAATCTCTTGCTGACACCAGACCATTTTTTATTGCAGTACCTACAACATACAGTGGTGCAGAAATTACTAAAGGTTTAATGATAGTAAAAGGACCAGGCGACAAAAAGCCTGTGTATGATGAAGCATGTAGACCTAATGTACTTATATTAGACAGCACACTTACAGATACATTGGATCCTAGAACAGGAATGATTATAGCCATTGATGCATTAACACATTGTTTAGAAGGAGCGGCTAGTACAATAGACCATCCTATTGCCGAGGGTGCAGGCATTCTAGGAATAAACATGGCATTAAAACATTTACCCACAACAGAACTTACACCTCAGTTTAGAGAGGACTTTGCTAAGATTGGATTCTTAGGAAGTAAGGCAATGGATTGTGCATTAGGACATTTACACAATATAAGTTTTAGCATTGGGAAACAAACAGGATTAAAGCATGGAGAGATTAATACATTATTTGCTCCAGCAGTAATACAAGCAAGTGTTAGGAAAAGTAACGAAGCATATAATTTTGTAGACAGAGATAAACTAATTGAAGTATTTAATTTTTATATAAACGAATGGGATTTATATAATAGATACTTGCCTAAACACCAAGACAAGTTTATGGAAACAGCAATTAGTAATGCATCTTATAACAGTCATCCTGTGGAGTTAGATGCTGATGATTTCAAATGGATATTTGAAGTTACATTGGAAAGGGGAAGGAATGCAATTGGCTGAATTAGTAGATGACATATTAAATGAGCCAGAGTTTAAAGAAAATGGTTTTGTTTTTAAACATCTAGAACAAGGCAGACCTGATCCTTTAAGAGCAGTTCAAAGTGCTGTGGACCGAATGAGGGAACTTCACGACATAGAAGACTATCAATTCGGCCCATTATGTGAAGAAGTGTTAAGACAATTATCTATTATGATTGATAAATCTTAAGTACTTCACTAACAGCCGGATGTCTTTCAACATGACTTTTATCAAATTCTACATGTCCAATCATACTTGATTGTGTAGTATTCAATTTATCTAAAAAGTTTTTAAGTCCGTTTGCTTCAAACCCTCTATCATGTTGAGCAAGGTCACCATTAACTATAAGTTGACTATGGTCTCCTATTCTAGTTAGTAACATTTTCATTTGCTCTGGTGTAGCATTCTGCATTTCATCTGCTAACACAACAGCATTTTTAAATGTTCTACCTCTCATATAAGCCAAAGGTGCTATTTCGAACTTGTTGTTCTCTATTAGATATTCAATTTCTTTAGGGTGATAAAACTCTTCCATAATATCAAATATGGGTCTAGTCCATGGTGCCATCTTTTCTTGTAATGTACCTGGTAAGAAACCATGTTGCTCGTCAACACTGACTGCTGGTCTCGTTATTACAATTTTATCTACTTGTTTTTCTTTGAATTGTTTTAGTGCATGAAGTGTACTAATCATTGTTTTACCTGTGCCTGCTGGCCCTGTTGTAAAAACAATATGTTTTGATTGGTCTGTCAATAGACCTAGAAGTTCGTCCTGTTTAAAGTTCCTAGGGACGATTTGAACTTTCTTTTCACGTGTTATAGTTTCAACGTGACCACCTTGTAATATCTTCAAATAGTTATTCTCCTTAAATCTTGTTTTGAATTCTCGTTCTTTACGTTTCTTTCTAGACATGTTATGCTCCTGTCTTTTCCATAATGAATCCCTGAGCAGTATTGCTCACCTAAAATAGTATTATAGGGGGGAAGGATTGATAAGTTTTGTATGTGTGATATTTTCATATTACAAATATTATTTAGTTTTGGTTTTTAATTATTAACACATCTTATTTAAAAGTGATAAATAACAATAACGAAGGATATTAATATGCAAACATTAAAGATAATAAACGACAACGTAAAGAAGATATCAGGGACTAATACACTTCTAGACATGTTGTTAGAGTTCGAAGGAGTCATAGACAGTTTTGATACCTATGCTTATAAGAACTGGAACAAAGGAGAAGTTGTTGGTGGACCTAAATTAGGTAGATATTTTATCGAAGTTGCTCTAATGTATGACTATGAAGATATGCCTGATCCTTATGCAATTAGACGTCTTAGAGAAAATGACTGTAAAGTTAAAATGTATAAAGATGATTTAGTTAAATCAAAAAGGATTGAAGGCTTAGAAGATACAGAAATCAAAGTAAGAGGAACACTTCCAAGACGTGTTGCTAAAACAGAAAGATTACCTGTATGGATAGTAGAAATCAAAATGCCAAGAAGATTTGTAGATGAGTTTAGCACAGAGCAAGTTGAAGCGGCAGAAGATGCCTATGTTGACATGGAAGATATCCAAAGTGCTAAAGACCAATCATTGGATCAAGCACCTATGTCTGATCCATTAGCACCACCAGTAGATCCAGGAGCACCTATAGTATGATAAATGAAAATATAAAACATGGTGACTTAGACGAGGTAGTGCATTCACTAGTAAGCATTGATGAGTTTGAACCAAAGACAGGTAAGAAAGAAAATATATCTGTTATAGGTTTTTATGTTACAGAAGAAAAAGTAGGCAAAGACCTAGAAAACTTCTTACAAAAAAGCCACTTTGAATTTAGAGATGTTGAGGTAACACCTAACCCTAATGAAGATAATATGTATATGGTGTTTGTTGAAGTTGATAGAAAAGAAGGTATGCTTGATGAACTTAAAGAATACATCTTAGATGTAGAGAATGTATCAGGTAGAATGAAATGGAAAGTAAAACCTCTTTTGTCAGACGACACATATGATATTACAGATCCACAATTAAAAGAATTTGTTATAACAGATCCTGACAAGTACCAAACTAAAGAAGAATTTGAGAACAGCAAGAAGAAGAAAAAAGAAGAAAGCATTGTAAACTTCTTAAAAGATAGTGCAACAATTCAAGATGCAGTTCTAGAAAATAACATTCTGTCCTTAAAAGACTATAAGTATAACGTACAATTAGAATTTGTACAATTTGGAGAAGGAAAGGTAACACTAGAAGAAGCAGGCATATCTGAAGCGGCAATAGATTACGATTGGGATAAGTCATTAGTGAAAACTTTAGAGAGCATGAGAGGTAGTTTAAACGTAATACCAATCAACAAACATATAGTATTTCACAACCCTGCTACTGACCAAGTGTTAATAGCAAAACCATGTTAAGTTTTATTCGTTCATTACCATTTGTTGGAATAGCATTACTTTTTGCCTACGGTGCTCATAGTTTTATTGTAGGTGGTTTAACAAAACAAGTTGAAGAACAACAAATACAAATTAATTTATTGAATACACATAATGTTGCATTACAAGGTGCGGCAGAGATTAATGAGAAAACTATTGCAAGTCTAGAAGAAAGTAACAGTAGACAGATAGCACAAATAGGTGACCTTACTGTTAAGGCTAATGAATGGGAAAGACAAGCCAAAGAAGCACAACAAATTTTTAAAGACCATAACTTCACAAAACTATCCAGATTAAGACCTGGTATGATTGAAGATAGGGCAAACAATAAAACTGCAGAAGTATTTAGAGCAGTAGAACAAGATAGCAAGGAAGTTGCTAATTTAGATGAAGTAGAGAGAAAAGATGATTAAAGATTTTTTAAACTGGCACAGAGATTATGTTGAAGACTTCCAAGACAAATACAACATATCTGATTACACATACTTATGGATTGCGTTCACAAAAGGAGTGGTCCTGACACTATTATTGACATGGATATTTTAAACAGAAGAACATTACAGACATTTTCAATTTTAGCACTGGCATTTATCATGACATCATGTGCTACAACTGGATACCAACCTTTACCTCCTGTTAAAGTAATTACTGAAACTGTTGAAGTAGAAATATACTCACCACCTTTACCACCAGAAATACAATTAAATGATGTTGAATGGAAGGTTATAACTAACACTCCATGCAAACCTGCAACAGGTAAAAAGACATTATCACAAGGCAAATGGTATTACACAACAGAAAGATTTGAATACGAAGAATACTTTGATGAGGAAAAGCAAGAAACGAGACGTAAAGTAAAACGTGATGCAGATAACAATCGTATTGAATTACCACAATTAGAAGATGGCAATGGTGTAATACAAGTATGTGGTAACTTACAACAAAAAATAGCAGAAGTAGAATTAATGTTAGATGGAGAGTTTGTTATATTTGCAATAACTCCAGTAGGATATGAACAAATGTCTGCTAACTTACAAGAGATAAAACGTTACATAGGTCAACAAAAAGATATAATTTACTATTATAGAGAGGCAACTGCACCCAAAGGTAAAGAAGGTTGGCTTAAAGAGAATGAAGAAAGACAAGAACAGCAAGTAGAAAAAGCAGAAGCAGACAACGAACCTGTTGTTGAAACTAAAGATGAATCAGGCTTTAGTTTAAAATCACTTATACCTAGTATAGGTGATAAGGATTAAGTATTATGAGCATACAAGAAAAAGTAATTAACTTAATATCTGAAGAACTTAGAATACCAAAAGAAAAAATTATACCTACAGCAAATGTATTTGACGATTTAAACTTTGATAGTTTAGATAGTGTTCAAGTGGTATTAGAATTAGAACAAAAGTTCGACATTGAAACTACAGATGACGAAATAGACGGCATCAAAACAGTTCAAGATATCATAGATTTAGTAGAGAACTTAGCATAACATTGTCCTTGACTTTCCTTATTATTAGTGTATAATTAAGTCATGGATCATTATCAAACATTAGGTGTATCACCACAAGCAGACGAAAAGGAAATTAAGAAAGCCTATCGTAGACTTGCGGGTAAACATCATCCAGATAAAGGCGGAGATGAAAATGAATTTAAGAAAATACAAAAAGCATACGAAACTCTTAGCAATCCTGAAAAACGCCAGCAATACGATAATCCAAACCCATTCGAAGGCGGCGACCCATTTAGTCAAGGTGGCTTCAACTTTAGGGGAGACTTTGGAGATGTATTCCAAGACATATTTGGGAGAGGATTCCAACAAAGACAGCCAACGAGGAACCCAGACGGAGTAGTTGATTTACATTTAGAACTGCATGAAGTATATCATGGCACAGAAAAAATGATAAACACAGGCTACGGCACATTTAAAATAACAATACCTGCAGGAACTAGACATGGCACTAAATTTAATATGCATGGTAAAGGACCTGTGGAACATCAAGGACTGCCACCTGGAGACCTTATAGTTAGATGCTTTGTACACAGTCCACCTGAATGGGATAGACGTAATGACGATTTATATATCAGAGTACAAGTAGATTACTTAGAAGCAATAGCAGGTACTGAAGTTAGAATCACTCAGTTAGATAATAGACAGTTAGATATAAAGATTCCTAAATTAACAAACCCAGGATCACAACTCAAATTGCAAGGTAAAGGTATGCCTAATCCACAGAATGGTAGGGTAGGAAATCTCATAGTAGTAGTGGAAGTTGTTAGTCCAAACTTAACAGATGAACAGATTTCAAGAATACAAGATATTAAAAACAACAAAGAGTAAATATTAGTATGAGTAATGTAGATAATGTAATAGAATGTGCAATTGAATATGCTGAGGACAGACAGCATGAATATGTCACTGTTGAACACTTAATGTTATGCCTATTAGAGAATGAAGAAATCATAGAAATAGTAGATAATATTACAGGCGACAGGGAAGTTGCTATTAATGATTTGCGAAACTATTTAGACGACAAGGATTATAATGGACTTGTGGGAGAAACTCCTTGGGATGGTAAGCCTAAGAAAACTACAAGTGTAGAACGAGTAATGCAACGAGCATTTGCACAAGTTATCTTTAGTGCTAGAGACCAAATAAATCCAGTTGATATATTTGTGAGTATTTTATCTGAGGATAAATCACATGCACAATACTACTGTGAACTAAATGGTATAAACAGATTAGCAGTTGTTGAGTATATTACTAAGCATGTTTCTACAGTACAAAGTTTAAAAGAAGCAGAAGAGTTTTTAATAAATCTAAATGAAAGAGCGGCACAAAGCGAAATAGATCCTTTAATAGGAAGACAAGATGAGGTTGACGATGTTGTTCACATACTTGCTAGACGTAAAAAGAATAATCCATTACTAATAGGTGAACCTGGTGTAGGTAAAACTGCAATAGCAGAAGGACTTGCATTAAAGATTGTAGAAGGGCAAGTACCTAATGCATTAAAAGAAAAGATTGTGTACAGTTTAGACGTAGGTGGATTACTTGCAGGAACTAGATACAGAGGAGACTTTGAAGAACGTATTAAAGTAGTGCTAGACAGTTTAGAAAAGAATAAAAATGTAATACTGTTCATAGATGAAATACATATGATTATGGGTGCCGGTAGTGCTGGCGGCAGTAGTGTAGACATAGCAAACTTAATGAAACCAATATTGGGTAGAGGTAAGTTATTAACTATGGGTGCAACAACTAGCGATGAATATAGCACACATTTTGAAAAGGATAGAGCATTAATGCGTAGGTTCCAAAGAGTAGAAGTAGAGCCTACTGATGTTGAAACAACAACAGAAATTGTAAAAGGATTACAACCTTACTTCGAAGAATTTCATCAAGTCAGTTACGAGGTTGACTTGTTAGAAAAAAGTGTTGACTTAGCACATAGATATATCAAGAACAAATACTTTCCAGACAAAGCAGTTGACGTGATGGATGCCGCAGGTGCTAAAACAAAACTAAGAGGAGAGCAAACTGTTCTAATGGATGATGTACTTTCTGTTATTAGTAAGATGAGCAACATAGGAAAAGATGTAATTGATATTGATAGCACCGAAGGTTATAAAAGTTTAGATAAAAGAATTAAAACAAAAGTGTTTGGACAAGATGATGCAGTGGATCAAATTGTAGAAGCAATACTTGTTAGCAAGTCTGGTTTAAGAGAGCCTAACAAGCCTATTGGTTCTTTCCTACTATTAGGTCCTACTGGTACAGGTAAAACTGAAACAGCCAAACAGTTAGCAGAACAATTAGAAAGTAAACTGATACGTTTTGATATGAGTGAGTATCAAGAAAGACATAGTGTCAGTAAACTAATTGGAGCACCTCCTGGTTACGTTGGACATGCCGAAGGTAAAATGGGTCAAGGTCAACTACTTACAAGTGTTGAAGACAATCCTAATTGCGTACTTCTATTAGATGAGGTTGAAAAAGCCGCACCAGAAGTACTACAGGTATTATTACAAGTGATGGACGATGGACGATTAACAGGTGCTACAGGTAAAACAACTGATTTTACCAATGTAGTTTTACTCATGACAAGTAACCTAGGAGCCTCTGATGCTGAGAAACTTAAGATTGGTTTTGGTAAAAACATCAAAGAGAATGTAGATGTTAAAGCAGTACAAAGTTTCTTTACTCCAGAGTTTAGAAATAGAATAGATGCAGTTATTAAATTTAACAAGTTAAGCACAGAAGTAATACAAAAAATTGTTAAACGACTTGAAGATGAGATTAACGAGCAACTTAAAGATAAAAACATTGTAATTAAATTAGACAGCGATACTGTAAATTATTTTGTAGAGAATGGCTATGAACCTTCAATGGGTGCTAGACCGTTAAAAAGATTGTTTGAAGGAGACCTTAAGAAACCTTTGAGTAAGAAAATATTGTTTGAAGACTTAAAAAACGTAACAGTAAATGTAAAAATAATAGATGGAACGATTAACATTGAAAGCACTGAACAAAAAGAACAAGTATAAAGGAATAAAACTATCTGGTAGTCCTAAAGTTTTTTATGGCAAGTATCCTTATAGAATAAAAATATTAGGTAATAACATCATTACCTACTTCGAAGAAGATTCACAAAATAGTTCTTACAATGATACTTTCTCCAAAATGTTAGACTTTGTTTGGGAGTATCCTAAAACAGTTAAACTGTTAAATGGTTGGTCTCGATATGCTTATTTTCATAGTAAAGATACATTTGATAAATTTATAGACAACTTCAGTGATTCAATTGAAGAAGTTACAGGCCCTTTAAACAAAACACATGCTTCACACTTAGCAACAGTTAATGCAGAAAACTATTGGGATTTCAAACAACATGTTATTAGAAAAGACAATTACTTTGGTAAATGGGATACCAAACTAATTTTAAGATACCCAGTAAGCACATACCATGGCACGTTTTATGGAAAACTTCATAACTCAAGTGGTTACAAACAAACAATGAATCACTTTAGAAAGGTAGGTGAGACTGTTAGAGATTGTAGCGGTGATGGAGATGTACGTCAACATCAACGTACAATTTATGTCAATAGTACTGATATGGAAGACATAAGCATGTTCTTAAAACTAAAATATGCAGATTGTGTCCAATGTATTGTCAGTGTATTGGTCGTTGAAAATCTCTAAAAGCGATAAATACAAGTATGAGCATCAATCGAAAATCAATTTTAATGCAGAGTTCAACAGGCTCTACTATGTCTTTGACTACAAATAATGTAGAAGGAGATAGTTATTATGGATACTCAGATGGTATTCACACCATAGCAGTATCATACAATTCATTTAAAGGTAGAGTAAGTGTACAAGGAACTTTAGCATTAACACCCACAGACGCAGACTTCTTTGATATACAAATACCAGGTGGATTAACTGCCGCAGGCGGTGGATATAAACAGTTTCCAACCACAGGGACTTCAGGATTTACTGGAGTAGAAGCATATACTATCACAGGCAACTTTACATACTTAAGAATTAAGATAGATAGAAGTCATTTAGGCGATGGTACTACATACGATTCTGCGTATGGTTCTATAAACTACATTAGATTATCAGCATAAATTAAAGATTTATTACATCTGCATCAAAGTCACGAGTTCTAAAGACTGTCAACTTTGCTAAAAACGATAAATACTGTTTATAACATAGGATTTATCGAATGGCAATTAGTTCAAATGAAACAATATCTTTTAACCTAGATGGCGTTACTGACAATCAAATATTAGTATATGATGCTTCAACAGGTTCGTTTAAGAATGAAACGGCGGCTGTAAGTGCCAATGCCAGTGTAACTGGACTAGGAAGAAACGTAGGCTCACAAGGTGTTGGTCTTTACAAACAAAATGATAGTCAATACTTAGAATTTTATAAGTTACAGTCAGGTGCTAACACCACATTGACTTTGACTGACAATGTACTTTTTATTGATGCAGTTGTTGGTGCAGGTTCTACTACTATTGGAAGTGCTAATGCTAATACAGTTTTAGTTGCAGATGCAACTGGTAATGTATTAAATGGATCAGACAGTTTAACATTTGATGGAACTACATTTAGTTTCTTAGGCTCAGGCAACAATGTCACAGTAGCAAATGGTTTAGTTACTGCTAACAATCTAGTAACAACAAACTTAACATTTGGTGGCATAGCAATGCCAACAGCAGACGGTACTGCTAATCAAATACTAATTACAAATGGTTCTAACGTATTAAGTTTTGCCAATCAACAAGATATATCCGTAAAAACAGATAATACAGCCTTTAATGCTCACGTGGCACAGGCAATGGTTACCACGGCTCACAATGCTCCAGCATTGGATAATACATATGACTTAGGTAACAGTTCAAACAAATTCAGTGAAGTGTTCAGTACATACTTTAGAGGTACGGCTGACTTGGCAGTAAATGCCACTAACTTAGGATCACAACCTGCGGCTAACTATAGACTAGCGGCAGACAGTTATACATCAGCACAAGTTGATGCCTTAATAGCCAATGTAGATACTGCTAATACAAGTGGATTACTATCCAATATTACAGTTACAAATGGCACAACATCTTTTGTAGATACAAAAGTAGATTTAAGAGGTGATGGTAATATTACTATTACTCCAGATACTGCAAACAAAAGAGTTACTATTGGATTAGATGCAACTGACATAGCCACTAGAGCATTCAGACAAATAGCAGTATCAGGACAAAACAATGTGGTTGCAGACAGTTCTTCAGACACATTAACATTTGTTGCTGGTACTAACATGTCAATTACAACAAGTGATGCAGGCGATAGCATTACATTTACAAGCACCGGTGGTGGCGGCGGTGGCGGCAATAGTAATATTGCTCTTACAGATTTCAGTGTTTCAAGTCAAACACCAAGTGGTAACGGAAGTTTATCATATAATAATGCAGGTGTATTTACATTTACTCCTGCTAACATTCAAGCAACAACTCAAAGTTTAAGTTGGAATGCAGGATCAAGCGAACTAAGTATTTCAAGTGGTAATACAGTTGATTTAAGTGTATTGGCGGCTCAGGACATATCCATTAGTGGTAATGTTATTAGCCTTACAGGACAATCAGGTAATGTAGATTTAACAAGCACACTGGCAGGCGTGGCAGGCAATTATGGCGACAGTAATGTTGCTACATATTTGACAACAAATAATTATGCACAAGATAGTGATATCACTAGTGCTAATACAAACATGCAGACGTATGTTAATACTGCAAATACAAACATGCAAACATACGTTGATACAGCAAATACGAATATGCAGACCTATGTTAATACTGCAAATACAAATGTTGTAGCATACGTTGACAATCAAGTTACTTTATTAAAAGGCGGAGCCAATGTTAATTTAGACAGTTTGGCAGAAGTTGCCAATGCCTTAAACAACAGTAATACACAATTATCTACAGTAGCATTTACTGGTAATCATACAGATGTACAGAACAGACCTACTATAGCATTAAGTGGTAGTGACCTAACATACGATGGAACTACACTTGACCTTAGTGGCTTAGGTGCTACAGGTCCACAAGGACCACAGGGTAATGCTGGTACAAACGGAACAGACGGAACAAGTATATCAAGTGGTGCAATAAGTGGTAGTACACTAACACTCACAATGAGTGACAGTAGTACAATCAATGTAACAGGTAATGTTGTAGGACCACAAGGTGCAACTGGAGCCGCTGGTAGTAATGGTACAGACGGAACAGATGGTGTTGGTATAACAAGTGTAAGTTTAGTTGGTGGTGCTAATTTAGTACTTAACTATTCAAACAGTTCAACACAAGATGTAGGAAACATTAAAGGACCTACAGGTT